GCTTTTTTCTTGGCTCGCTTGGCACCAGCATCATTGATAGCCTTCCACATCTGCGTATTCACGTCGTTGAGTGCCATATTACCCCATGATTCGAGCATAGACTTCAGAGCATTTTTGATAGCTTCCTGCGCGCTGCTTGCATCGTTACGCATTTCGGCAAACGCCTTACCTACTTCCGCACCGAAAGTTTCAATAGGCTTTACAAGCTGCTGCATCTGAGAGAGGCGGTTCTTCATCGCCGCTGCCATCTGATTGACGTATGCAAGTTCTGCCTCATGACGAGCCTTGTCTGCTTCATCGAGGAGCTGCTTGTTCTTTGAGTTCTTGAATACAAAGGCATAGTAATCTTCTGCCATCTGCATCTTCATCTTCATCAGCTCCACCTCTGGGTCAGCGGTGAGATTACCAAGACCGAGGTTCGACCACATATTGGTTCGCTTGCCGAAGAGCGCGCTTTCCTGCTGCATCTTGCGCAGGGTTTCCTGGTTGGCGAGATTGCGCTTATTCACCTTCCACATCTGCTCGGCAATCTTCTTTGCCTGGTCGTAGGTCTTCTTCTGAGCCTCGGTATATTCATCAGAATACTGGATGAGCTTGTTATAGAATACATGCCAGTCTTCCGCATTATCGCCCAACATATTCTCAATGCGGGCACCCAGCGCATAAGGATCATCACCAAAGAGTACCTGCATCAGCAATCCCCTACCCTCTTTACTGCTGACATCAACAGTATAAAGGTTGGCGATTTGCTTTCTTGCCTGCTCGTACATGGCAATGATGTGTTTCTTGCGTCTTTCTGCAGATTCTTCATCAGCCAACTCAAAATCGGTTGGGTTAGCGAAGCCCATCTGATTGAAATCATCGTACATGCTCTGCTGCACGGCACCCGTATAGTTGTGTTCTCGGGCTATCTTTCGTCGAGCTTCTGCCTGTTGAGCCTCCAGCGTTATATTGTTCTGCTGATTTTTGGTAGCCTTGGCAAAGATTTCAGACGTGATGGAGTTCATCGGTCGGTTCAGACTATTACCCAACTGAGCCATCTTCTCACGCAGGGCATCGACGTTATTCTTCTGGATGGAAGCGAGGAGGTTTTGGGAAAGATTCACTCCAGTCTCATCGGTCTTCTCGACAAGATCATTATCCATCGTCTTCTTGAACTCCTCCCAGGTGTTAGCCTGACCTGCGATAGCAAGGCGTACTTGAGCAAGAGCTTCATTCATGCGCCTCTTTATCGGTTCTATGTAGAATTTCTGCTCTGTCTCATCTCTTCCGAGACTTACTGCCTGGGATAGCTTCTCATTAATCTGACGCTCATAGAAGTTACGAACGTTATCCATGATAGCGCTTGCCTCGTCCTGCTTCTGCTTTAGCTCATCACGCCAGGAACGCTGCTGGTCACGTTCTGCCTGTTTTCGTTCACGTGCCTCCCGCTTCGCAGCAGCGAGGGCATCTTTCCCGGGTGCATTATTATCGAGAGTACCAGGGCTTTCTTCCGGATAATCAGTATATCCTTCTGGAACCCAATTCGCATAAGCCTTCTCAATCTCCTTTTCTTTATTGCCTCTACGATGCGTAGCGTTTGTGTACCAGCGAGACGCAGAAAGCAAATCACGAAGTTTGAATGCCATTTGCGGGTCACTGGAAGATGGGGAAATCTTTCTGCCGTCATAACCCTGGCGGTAAACGAAACCCTTATTATCAACTTTCCAATTTTCACCGCTAATCAAGCCTGACTTATTTTTCGGAAGCTTACTAGCTAAGTACCAGAATACGGAGGTACCGCTTGCGCCTTTACTAACCCATCGGTCTATATCCTGGAAAGATACGCCGAGTTTATCCAAGCCTAAACCACGAACCTTTTCCATCAAAACGTTTGAAGCAGCGTTTCTGTCGGAATCATATTTCGGCAAAGCCTGCTGCTTGGCTTTCTCACGCATACGGTAGTAAGTTGCCCTCTGCGCTTCCTGTGCCAACTCTGAATAATGGTCGCGAAGGTCTTTTACATTCTTTATCTCTATACCGAGATTAGCAATATAAGAGCGGAAATCTCGATTGAATCTGGACACGAGACCTTGGCGTTCCTTTTGTGAAAGGTTCGCCTCATTCATCATTCGCTTATAATTATCGAGTTTCTTGTTAAGGTTACTTGTTTCTACTGCCGCCTCGTTAAGAGTTTTTTTCCATGAATTAGCTTTACGTGTTGCCTCTGCTTCCGCAGCAGCAGCCTCTCTGTTCGCTTCCGCAAAAGACCATACCACTCCTACAGCGGTGAGAATCGCACTTGCAATAGCTACATAAGGATTTACCTTGGCTGCTGAATTAAACAAAGTTTGCGCAGCTGCCGCAGCTTTTAAAGCCTTGCCTAATTCCCGAAGAAACGAAACGGTTTTATAGATACCAAAAGCAGCAAAATAGTTGGCAATAAGAGGAAGAAGAGTTATGAATACCTTGCAAGCAGTAATCACACTCCACAGGGCTGCCTGAAGCGTATTCTTGAACACCGGACTTTGCAGGATCATCTGCGACATATCGTACCAAGCCTGCGCCATAGCCTTTACACTCTCCACGCCATCAGGGTTGACAAATGCCTTCTCCCAAAGGTTGTTGGCTCTATCCAATATGCCTGCGGCAGACTGCTGCTGCATCTTGTACTCATTGGTTACAGCCGTCGCCTCCTCGAATGCCTCCTTAGACTCATAAAGATGATCCTTCAGCACATCCACGTTCTTAGACATAGTTACCATGGCGGTAATGAGTCGCTGACCATCGGAGCCAAGGTCTTTAAAGATACTGCCAAGGGCATTCATATTGCCCTTATCACGCATCTTCTCCAATACAAGAACAATGGCATCCATCGCATGCCCGGCAGCATACATGTTCTTGATGGTACCCTGCTGAATGCCCAAATCCTTCTCGATAAGGTTGTGGTTCTTCTGCAAGGCTACGATGAATTTAGACATCGCCGTAGCACTCACCTCTGGCATCAGGAAGAGAGAGTCGGATGCAGAACCGAGAGCCAACAGCTGGTCAGCAGTGATACCTGCAGTACGGCTCACACCGGTCAATCTCTTGGCAAACTCTACAATATTGGTAGATGTAGAAGTAGATGTAGAAGACAACTTGAACATAGCCGAACCCGTAGCAAGCATCGCTTTTTCGATACCCATCTTCGGGATAAGACCCATCGTTTCCACCATCTTAGAAAGAGCCGGGAGCGCTTCTTCTCCCATTTCCTCACCGATGGCTACATTAATCTTATCAGCGGCTTTAACAAACTGAGCCATACCATCCACGCCATACTTAGCCATACCGAGTTTTGCGCCCTCGTAGGCAAGTTGAGCCAGGCCATCAATAGAAGTACGGGTGTCTATCTTAGCTAACTCCTCAGACAGTTTGTTGACATCCTGCATCGTGAGTCCGGACACCTTACGAATATCCGTCAAAGAAGAAGAATATTCAAAGTTCTTCTTGATAGCAGAAGTAACTGTATCTTTGATAGCATTGAATACTCCGAATAAACCCACGTATGCCGTAAGGTTCTTCACTGCCGTCTGCCAGGAATTGCTTTGCTTGCTTATAGCGCCAGTGGCATTATCGATGTGCTTCTTTAAATTCTTCAGTTCTTTCTGCTTTTCGTTAAACTCCTTGCTTTTGGTGTTTAACTGATTCAGCTCTTCGGAAAGCTGATTGTAAGCCTGTTTCAACTCGTTGATAGAAGCCTTTCCCTTCTTTCCTCTCTCAATAACATCATTAAGCTGACTATGCGAAAGATAGGTACCTTTCAGGGCTTTCTCCAACATAGCATACTGCTGACGGAGCTTTGCCACCTCCTGCGAACCTACAGGCAACTTCTGAATCTGTTTCTGAATAACATCCATTGCTGCCTTAATATCTTCCGCAGGATGACCGTTAGGGTTACTCAGAATTTCGAGGAGCTGAATAGAATCCATAGAAGCCTTCTGAGCCTTACCGGAAACCGCCTCCAGGCGTTTTTCGATGGTAGCGAGGGCATCATTATAGGCTTTTATCTGAGCAGTATCAGATGTATCTACATTATCCCTCGCCTGAGTAATAGAAGTCTTAGCGCGGCGAAGTTCGGAGGCAGTAGATGTTCGGTCTTGCACCACAGTCATAGCCTCCTGTGTAGTCAGCTTGCCATTACGTCTATCCTCCTCTCTCTCCAACTGCTTCAATGTGGCGTGATTCTTGAGATAGCTGGCATCTGTCTTTTCGAGTGAAGCCACAAGGTCTCTCTGCTGCGTTATGGCCTTACTCAGCCATTGATCAGACTGAATGCTTATATTCTTCAGTCCTTTTTCAATCTTCACATATTTGCCTTCCAGCAAGCGCACCTGGTCGCCTACTTCCTTCATCATTGAGCGGATAGCGTTTGCCTGATCCAGCTCTGCCTCCGACAAGCCTTCGAGCTGGCGCTTGCCGTCGCCCAATGCACGGCGCAGATTGCGGAGTGAAGTATTACTGAGCTGGTTTACCACGCTCTGCAAGCGTTCATTGGCAGCTATATCCTTAATCTGGGCAGAAGCCAGCAAATCATACTGCTTCTTCAAATCATTGATGGTTGCATCGAGGGCTTTGTATGGGTCAGTGTTCGGCTTCATGGTTTTCAGCTTTGCCTGAGCCGCATCTATCTGCTCGGATATACCCGCTGCTGTCTCCTGCAACTGCTTCAGTACCTGGAGCGGCTGCTGACCGTTGAGCGTGATGATAGCCTCTGTTTTATTCTTTGCCATTGCTTTTTATTTTTAATGTTTATTTTTGGGGGATATGAGACCGGCGATGGAATCGCCGGGAACGGGAGCGAGAGGGGTTACTCGTCTTTGCCTTCCAGGGCGTTCATTATCTGCAACAAGCCTTGATAGCCGTAGTAATCGGCAAGATGATTTTCGTATCTCGTTTTCAGTCTGCGGACGGTTCGCATGATGGCAGGACGGTGAGATTTACCTGCCCTTCTATCCCACTTGCCGATATATCGGGTTTTGAACTTAGCTTTCTTCGAGCGGTCCACCTTATCGGCAGTGATATGGGCTGCAGGGTCACGAGGATCACCCGTCAAACCTACACCAATATCCACATAGCGGAGATAATCGTTATAGCGGATTCCTACCATCAGATTACCCGTCTTTTCATCAGCCTGATATACCGTACCCTCAAAGGATTTCTTACCTTCACCCGTAGAGTACCACATGCCGTGTTCCTCGCGGTATTTGTTTACCTTCTCGTAGCCACGATATACTTCTACCGGATAAATCTTCTGGGTATTGAAGTTGACTTCTATATCAAGAAGAGCTTGTTTCAGATATACACCTGCCACCTCTTTCAGGGGCGCAAAAGGCGACTTGATAGGTTGGGTTCTGATAGGCATGGCTTATCCCTCCTTTCCGTCTTCTGTCGATGCAGGAATGATATATTTCTGCTCTTTTTCGCATTGGAAATTATAGAGCGGACGGATGGTTTGCCAATAGCAATCGGCAAGAAGCCAGCTCGGTCCACGGAAGAGAGGGTTTACACCATAGGCGAAACTCTCTATATTAATGGATGATAACTCGATGCCCAACTTAGGCTCTTCCGTCTTGAAGTTTCTGCCCGTAATAGGACAGATACCTGTGCGGCGAAGCTGAGTGAGATAGGACGCAAGGTCTTCACAATACTCCATCAGATCATCCGATGCAGCCTGCAATTTGCTGCCATCATATCTGCCCAACGTAGCAGAGGAATCTTTCAGTCGGATAAGGAAGCAGACCTGATAGGTAATCAGGGCTTGCTTATCCGATTTCAGCTCTCCGGAGTTCACTACACGATAGAGCATACAGGGAGAGTGAATGATATTGGCGTTGCGGGAAAAGATATTTTCCTCGTCAATATCACGGATGCGGAAGAAACTCTGTTCTTCCAGCTTCTTGCTTGTCGGGTTATGGGATAAGGGCTTGTAGATGGTTGCCCAGTGTTCCAAAACATTTGATACTGTCATAATTCAAAGGGGTTTTAACACATTATTAACTGATAGCGTACAGAAATTAAGAGATGTTGGCACATTATATATCGTAATCGTCACCAGCCCCTTTCTGCGGAATCCATTCATTATTATCAGATTCTTTGGGCTTGCCTGCATCATCTGCCTTATCCTTATCGCTCTTATCAGATGGAGTTTCTTCTTCCTCATCTTTCATCAAGTCTTTCAGCTTCACATTGAAGTGCCTTTCGGTTTTATCGGCTACAATCTTCTGCATCACTCTTGCCCAGGGTGCCCCATTACAGGTACTCTCGTTTTCGAGAATACTCACGAGCTGCACGCCGCAATAAATAGCAGCAAGATAGTTGGCGAGATGGAGAGGATTCTGGAAATCGAGTATCACGGTATCTACCATCGTGGCCAGGAATATCGCAAGGATGAGGACGGAGAAGTCCTTCACCATCTTTGCCATTTTCTTTGATTTCAGTTTGCCGTCGATTTTACATCGAGGGTCTTTCTTGATAGCCTCCCGATAGCGGGAATAGATGCGGCAGTTGCACCGCCACGCCGTATAGCAATCGCAAATGAGGGCGAAGAAACATACGGCGATGTAGTTAAGAGATGGTTCCAGCGTACACCACACCAAGCCGATGATGGCTGCAAGAAACCTGGTAAGGGTTGGAATTAAACTTTGCATTTCTTTTTTCTTTTTAATGTTATCCTATGTTGTCTTAATACTATTGCAAAGGTATCTGTTTTTTATTGAGAGGTGGGGACAAAAGGATTTTCTTGTCCCTATCGATTAGGGGCATTTTTGTAATTTTGCAATCAAGATGTACGGATGGTAGATAGCCTTCCGGGGGGGCGGGGTTTTTGAACACGAATAAAACGAATAAAACGAATTTCGGTTTTCGATACCCCACCAAGTTAACATTTAACATTCAACATTCAAAAAGAGATGAGCCAATTAACACAGAACACCCTACAGAGGATAGACAAATGGCTATCCAACGGTCTCAGTATGGAGACGATGTTCCCAAAACTGGAACAGCGGTACCGTATGCAGCTCTGTGCCGAGTTCTACAAGCGATGGGTGCAAAACAACGATATAGACCCTCGTACCACCTGCCGCAATATCGCACGACGAGATTATACACTCTTCGTAAGTCAGGCAGGACAGGGCAACAAGGAGGCGCAGGAAATGGTGATGGCGCTGCATATTGATATTGACGAGGAAGGCAATATCAAACCCCGCACGGTTACGGAACTGAATAATGATGTGGCAGTATGCAATCATATCATCCGTTTCTTTCAGACCGACGAAAGCCCCCGCCATAAGGCGATGTATCTGAGCAGCGCTGAATGGCTGATACGTACCGGCAAACAGCAGAACAACGACCGCGCGGTGGATAAGGGTATGCAAGCCCTGGCAAATGTTTACGGCAACTTCGTGGAGGATAAGGATGCTACGGATGAGATGCCGGATATGAGCCGCATTGCCATTACCCAGGATGTGAGCATCGTGAAGCACGACCGCATCAACTATACCGATGAGTATAAACGCAAGATGGCTCGAAAGTATGGTCTTACGGTGAAGGATATGCAGCAGATAGCCGATGAGGAGAGTCTGAATGCTACTCCGGAAAAAGCTCCTGATTACTTCGACTATATGGAAGAGGTGATGGAAGAGAAGGAGGATGGTAAACAGGCTAAAGAGATAAAGGAGGAAATAGCCGATGAGTAAACGATATAGAAATCATTATCCCAACAAGATACCTCCCTTCCGTCCTGACCCAGAACACTGGACGAGGAAAAGCAGTCACGGCTGGAAAACCAAGGTTACCTACGAGAGCGAGGATGAAGCCTACGAGTTTCTGAAACTGCACCCTAAAATCATGGCTGCCGGATATACGGCTTATCAGTGCAAGGTGTGCTCGAAATGGCACGTGGGGAAGTTGAGATAATTAATAATTTATAGTTAATAGTTTGTAAACTTTATGGCAAAAGACTGGATAGGCGGCAATGCTGCCGTATTTAAGACGTTAGGCGCAAGCAACCATAAAAACGGTGAGCGACAGCGTGAAGACTACTATGCCACAGAACCCGCAGCTACCGAATGGCTCTGTAAGATAGAGCGTTTTACGGGGGGGGGGGAAAAATTTTGGAACCTTCCTGCGGCGAAGGGCATATTAGCAAAGTATTAAAGGCTCATGGCTACAATGTAGTCAGCCGTGACTTGATAGATAGAGGTTATGGTGAGGTTGCAGATTTTCTTTCCATCGACAACTTAGAATGGGACGGAGATATTATTACCAACCCACCCTACCGATTTGCATTGGATTTTGTAGAAAAAGCTTTGCAGATTATTCCGGAAGGAAGAAAGGTTGCTATGTTCCTGAAACTTACTTTTCTTGAAGGGAAAGGAAGAAGGCATTTGTTTAGAACACAGCTTCCATGCAGGGTATGGGTAAGCAGTTCACGACTGAAATGTGCTGCCAATGGCGATTTCGATGCAATGGCTGGTAGCGCTCAAGCCTATGCCTGGTTTATCTGGGAAAAAGGATATAAAGGAGAAACTATTCTAAAATGGTTTAATTGATAAAAATAGATTTATAGAGGATGGAATTAAATAAGATTTATAATGAGGATTGCCTGGTAGGAATGAAAAAGATTCCGGACGCAAGCGTGGATTGTGTTATCTGCGATTTGCCTTATGGCGTTCTCAATAAAAAGAGTGAGGGCGGTGGCTGGGATAGTATTATTCCGCTTGAGCCATTATGGAAGGAATATCTGCGCATAACCAAACCCAATGCAGCGATTATTCTTTTCTGCCAGGGCATGTTTACCGCACAACTTATGATGTCACAGCCGAAACTCTGGAAATATAATCTTATTTGGAGCAAGCAGCGGGTAACAGGCTTTTTGAATGCCAACAAGATGCCTCTGCGCTCACATGAGGATATTGCAGTATTTTATCGAAAACAACCTATCTACAATCCTCAGATGGTAAAATGTATGCCACATCAGAGAAATCACCGAGGGGGCAATGGTTCTCATAGTTTGAAACGAGGTTGTTATGGCGATTATAAAGAAGTGCCTACTATCGTATCAGATGAAAAATTCCCAAAGAGCATTATCTGCTTCGACAAAGAACATTCTGCCGATACCTTCCACCCTACGCAAAAGCCAGTAGCTCTTATCCAGTATCTTATATGTACTTATACCAATGTGGGGGGGTGCGTTCTCGACAACTGCATGGGCAGCGGCACTACTGCCATCGCTGCCATCCGTGAAAAACGCAACTTTATCGGCTTTGAGCTGAACAAAGAATATTACGACAAGGCTTGCAAGCGCATCAAGTTAGAAATGGCGCAGCCGAGCCTATTTTAAATCTGCGAAATTATGGCAAAGATTATTTATTTCGGAACCAATGGATGTTCCGGTCACTACCCTATCGGTATCGACATGACGCTGACAGAAGAAGAAAGCAGAAAATGGTGCGAGTGTGATAATAAATATTGGATTGAAAATATCCGGAAAAACCCAGGTCGCCACCTGGTTCAACATCACGGAGAAACCTACACCAACTACGGTGTACCTTTCTCTGTAGATGAAGACAGAGTTGGAGACCATACCGAACTCTTCTGGGAGGGAGTACACTCGGAAAAAGAAATAATAGAACTCATAAAGAGTAACCCGTTTTTGAAACGACAATTTAAAATGTAAGCGACGATGATAGTAATAAAAATAAAAACATGGAAAGACTGGAAACAGGACTTTCTTAAATGGGTGCAAGCACCTCGGCGCAGTACTTGCAAGGAGTACGTAGATTATATGGAGGCTTTACAAAATCAGGTTCTCTACAAAATAATAAACGACACTTGCGATAAATACGGCAATATGCGTGAGGATCAAATTCAAGACATCACCGAGGCAGTCGAGAGATGCGTGGCTGAGTGTGCCCAAGAAATACGCAAGCTAATCGATGATTGCCAGCCCGCAAAATTTCTCTAAGACTGTAAAAAACCTGGCGTTCCTGCGGATTTCAAATCCGCAGGAACGCCTAACGGACGCAAGGACGCGGCTAAATCAACATTCATTCAAGATAACAAAATTTTAAATTATGCAACAACCACATTTGATATACCTAACCAAATTCCAGCAGCAGTCAGTGTACATGGCTGCGAAGGACGAAAGGGTAATTGCTGCAAGACGTGTGGGTAAAACCGACGGTCTTGTGGCTCCCTACGTCTGGATGGCTTCTAACTCCATGCCCGGTATGCTGGGAGCCTGGGTAGCCGTATCACGACAGCAGGGATTCGGCAAGACTATTCCTGGTACCATGGCTGCCATGGAACGAATGTTCGGCTTTACGCAGGGCATTCATTTCGGTTGGGGACGGCCACCGAAGCACGCTCGTGAGGCTATCTTTAAGCCGAAAAGTTATGATAATATCATTTGGTTTGCAAATGGTGCCCAGTGGGTACTTATCTCCCTCTCGCAGACCGCAAGCGCCAACAGTTACACTTTTTCGGCGATGGTAGGTGACGAGGCCAGGTTCTTCCCCTACAAGAAAGTAACAGATGAGTTGATGCCGGCGTTGTCAGGCCAGACTCACCCTTTGGGAAACATCAATTTTACCGATTACAATCCACTCTATAAATCGACAAGATTCCTGTCTGATGCTTCGCTTACTACCAAGGGCAGTTGGCTGGAGCGTGAGGAGGAGAAGCTTGACCTTACGATAGAATCAGGTAAATTCCAGGGCAAGACTTACAGATGGGTACAGGAGCAGTTGGAAGACTATGCCAACAAGATTATCCGCTACAACGACCTTATCTATAATGCCAAAAAGACCGGGCATACTCCCCATGCCGTGCCACCCGATTTGAGATTGATGATACGTGCCATCGCCCTCAAGATGATTAAGCACGAGGGTCAGTTTAAGATACTGCCAAATCACGGCAACAAGCTCACAAAAAACATGGTTGATATGGCGGTAAACTATAAGCTTGTGGATGCAGCGGATGCGGAACTCATCTATGATTACGAATATCTGTTTACGGAAGAAGAATGGTGGGAAATGCAGATGTTCGACAAGGCGGATAAGTTTCGAGACGAATACCTGAGAGAGCTTCGCCGTTCGGCATTCCTCGTTCGCCGTGCCTCTACCCTCGACAATGTGGACTTGTTGAGTGAGGATTACATCCGAACCATGAAGCGAGATTTGCCTAACTACACCTTCATGGTTTCCATCCTGAACGTGAAAATCAAGAAATCGAACGATGGTTTCTATTCTAATCTGGATATAGATCATGTGCATGGCTATATAGTGGATGTTGACCCCCTTTCGCAAGCCAACTGGAGCACCCAGAAGGCTACAGGCATCATCGGCGGAAAAAAGATTACATCAGAGAGTTATCAGCCGGATTTGAAGGAACTGTCCGAGAGAAACGATTGCCGTATGGATGCTGACTGCATAAACGACCTTCCTCTTTATCTCGCATTCGACTACAATGCGAATATCAATACCCTGGTGGTAGGTCAGGTATATCAGCGCGACGGATTGGAGGCAGTGAATGTGATTAAGAGTTTCTATACGAAGAACGAACGGAAGCTGCGTGAACTGGTAGATGATTTCTCGCATTACTATGCTCCGAAGAGGGCCGTGAACAGGGATGTGGTTTACTTCTACGATTCCACAGCAAAACAAGGTGCATCGTATGCGCTGACCGATGAGCGATTCTATCAGGCAGTCATTAAAGAGTTGGAGCGCAATGGCTGGAATGTTACGGCGATAGATATGGGTGTGCCGGAGAAGCATGAGGTGAAACACCGTATCATCAATAATGCCCTTGCCGGTATCGAATATCCTGCTATCCGTATCAATGAGACCCAGAACCCTGATTTGATTATCGCACTGCAGCTCTGTGAGGTGAGCATAGGCTATCAGGGGTTCCGCAAGGATAAGAGTCAGGAGAAGAAAGCAGAGACGGAAGACAGCCTTCCGTTGCAGCAGAGAACTGACTTCACCGATGCCTTCGACTCTCTATATTTGGGATGCAAGTTCTGGCGAGGAAATATCGGCTGGTTTGTACTGCCGGACGGAAGGAACGTTTAAAGGTAAAAAGGTAAAAAGGTAAAAAATGATGGGCGGGTGTCATCACGACAGCCGCCCCTCTAAACATAAACTACTTTACCTAAAAACAATTAAGACTCTTATATTTGTATGAGAACTAATTAATGAAGAAATAAGCCCCTCGTTTCACAACGAAGGGACCAAGAAAACTTTAACAACTCTATAAAAATAAAATAATCATAACTATTACGTTAAGCATATTTTGATAAAACACTAGAAGAATCTATTCTTTCTTTTTCTGTTTGCAAAGGTAATACTTTTCCTTGTAACGGGTGGGACAACATTCAAAGTTCCTTTACCAGCAGCAGACTGCCATTTTCATTCCTTGCCATTACACGATAGCCAAGGCGCTTATACCATTCGAGAACGAAAGGCTTGCCGCCTATATTATCCCACTCCAGCTGCACCGACTTGCAGCCCAGTTTCTTAGCTTCCCGCTCCGAGGTCTCCATCAGGAGGCGAGCCGTTCCCTGCTTGCGGTACTTCTCATCTACCCAGAAGGTTATAAATAGCACAATCGGCATACTGGTAATACTCATCCTTATAAGGTCCAGGCTTTGGTACCTCCACCTGTACGGTGCCGTGATGAGTCTCATCTACGACAATAATTTTTTGGGATGACTCCCAATCTTGAATCTGTATCATTGTAATGTTTAATTTATAATCAAATGATTTTTTTTACTTTTTTTACCTTTACTTGAAGTGAATGGCTATACTGAGGCAGGAAAAATCTATCAGCCTATGACGGCGGTCGAAGATACATTTTCTCGTTACGCTAAAGCCGCACAACCTGCAGAGTACTCGCGTGAAATAGGTGTCCTTATAATAAAACTCTACGAAATCATACTGCCTAAACCAATAATCTTTTTCACCGTTGACTAATCTTTCATCGAGAATTATCGCTTTTCTTAAATCGGAATCATAAGGAACGAACACTACACTTATCTTATGTTCTATAATAGCATTGAACTCGTCTACAGATACACGTACCTGTAAAACCCTTGCCATATCGCTTTGGAGTCGAAATCTATCTATGCTCATACGCTATAATCTTCATTTCGTTTTTTTTCTAAGGTTGTTATAAAATTCCTTTGAGCAAAGGCAATCCAAAAAGTTATCTGCTGGCGCATTGTATCTGTCGCCAAAGAAATCACAGGCACAGTTTACGCTTGTCTGATTGAAAGCGATTGCCTCTATATCATTTATGCTGTGAACCTTAATAAAGGCACTCAGCTTTTCGTATTGTTGTGGATATATACCTCCACACTCATCAGCGACAACCTTTAAGCATTCAAGATAAACTGGTATATCTTCGCCTAGAACCTTTGCAAAATCAAAGGTAGATCTGAATACCATCATTTCCTCATAAGTTAAGCGGAAATCTTTCTGTAGATCTTCGATCTCCTTTTTGGATGAAACACATAACCAGCGGCTTACATATTCACCTTTTGCCTGTTTTTCCTTCACCCATTCCAGTTCCAGCGGTTTTCCATCAGCTCCTACCGGTACGTAAGATGGAAGGTATTTCTTTTCCAGATACATCCAGAGGTGAGGCATTCCACCCCAAACATTGGGAACCTCTATAGCGAGTTTCCAGCACTTCTTTTTCTTCATTTTTACGTATATCTCAAACATGATAAAGCTTAGTTAATGATTAAATGTATCTCATCTTCGTAGTCCTTGATAATCTCTATCGGACGGAAATGCTTATCCAGGTACTTCTCGGGGACTTCATTCATCGGACCCTCAAATAAGGTCTGAATGTTGCGGGTATCGGGAAGAATAACATCAATGCTTACCTGGCAGAACTCGTCAATGATAGTACCTACAAGGTCGCCTATCTTCAATGGCGAAGGGTGTAGCTTCTTCTCCTCTTTCTTGCTGAGAGGAGGAACGAATGGCTTCTGCTTCTCGCAAATCACGTAAGGGGTCACGATACTCTTCTGCTTGGAAGCATCATCTGTAAAATCATTATACTTGATAGTAACAGCGTTAAAATTGCCGAGATAGTTAACAGGGCAAGCCTGGATAACCTCTGCAAGGCTCGGTTTGAACAAAGCCGGTGAGCCGAAAGTATGCACTGCTTCAAAACTAGGCAGTACGCTTTTCACTTCCTTTTGGTGTTCCTTATTATATGAAGGCTCATCCCAGATGCAGGAGTCACCAAACACATCTTTAGGCTTTGGATATTCTAAAAGCACAAACTCTTTTGCTTTAGGGTCATGCCGGAAACAGATGACACTGATACCTTCAGCTATCTTTTCTATCTGTTCCTTTGTAAATTCAATCTTTTCCATAATCTATAAATCTTTTAATCATTAAAATGCGTCTTTAATATCACATCCGGCTACTGCCTTATATTCTGCCTTGAGGAAAGAGATCTCATCCTTCAGGCGCTTAATAGCCTCAGTAGGCTGCTGCCTTTCAAGAGCCAGCTTCCAGTTGCGGTAGGCGTAATAGAACTTGTCGCATAGTTTCAGCTCCTCATTAGTATACTTATTATTATGCAACATCGGAATGCGCTTTACCTCGTTCAGTTTGCCATCCTCGGTAAGGACAACCAGTCCGGCATAATCGGGAAGAAGGGGAAGTACTTTTCCACTAAGGTACCATGGTACGCAATAGCAAAAGTAGTTCGGGCAGCGATGCTTTCTTTTGATTACTTCCCGACACTCGCGGTAGATATTCCAGGCCTTGCCAGTCTTCTTTATATGATAATCAGGGAAAGGCTCAAATTTCGACAAGGCTTTCTCATCCGTTTCTCTACAGACAAAAGTAAGAGAGTGCCACTCCCCCGTCTTCAGCAATTCATGCTTCTGCCACTTATGCTTGAAATCGTTCTTGAAATCGGCGAAAGAGATTTTACATTCCACCTCATACCAATATCCGCTTCGGGTCTTGATGAGCATATCACTCTCCCAGTCGAACACGTATAGGTTTTCTACGATATACGTAGGGTTCGATTTCCAGCCGCGCAAATACTGCTGAATAAGCTGCTCTGACACCTGCTCCTTGGTAAGGAGGGTTTGTTTACGCTTTGTTCCCATTAAGCTTTGTCATATCTCCGTTTTTAAATTCATAGCCTATCTCTCGCAGTTTTTTCTCTAACATCTTAACTTGTGACTGAGATGGCTGAAAGATGTAAAAATCATCAAAATGATTGATGGAGAGATTGGAACCGATAACATTAGCAAAGCCATGAGACGGCTCGCTGTGACATTCATCCACATTAGGGTCGCACACCCTAAGAAGCCTACAAACGCCATCACTTTCCCAAAAGAAATGTAAGAATACATTCTTATTTTCCTGCCACAGATTAAGTTTTACACAAATAAAGCCTTTGCTCGTATTAAAGTGATCCTTACTTTGCAAAAAATAGATTCTATCCTCTTGAAGGGATTCGGGGGAAACAACTACAGAGCCAACATCCTCACCATACACGTTAGATTTGACACGATATACGCAATTCTTGGTGTCTATATCGCAAGTGAATGGATCGAAGTCTTGCCATGAGAGTTTTTCGTCCAGATACATTACCGGTCGCCCCTCTTTGATGGCTTGCAGCACCTCCAGCAAGCCATCAACATCAAACAAATAATTCTTTTCCATAACTATTTTTATTACCTTTTTCATGTCGCCATGAGATAGTTAACTTATACTCACCACCAACCCCACACCAGGTTTCATAACCGAGTTCATTTAGATATAACCTTACGATACTTCTGTCTTCGTCACTCTCGAAGGTCACAGTATCTTCGTACTTTAACTCTTTACAAGCACAATCGATGATTGCGTCTATCAATTCGAGCTGTTCTTGATATTTCTCCTTAATGGCGTTAATGGTTTTTCTTCTTGCCTCTTCTGCTGTTGTCATAAGTTGCTACATTTTGATAACGTGAACATCGTTTATTTCAAATTCGAAATAACTGCAAAAGCCTTTCTCTACATAGTAATCAGGATGAGTCTCACGATTTACGTTATCTACGATGTCGTCGTAGTCGAAGCTCGTATTTTTCGAAAAGCCGACAATAAGAATGGTGCCTACAGAATATCCAGAGAGTGTACCTATCGGACTATAATCATCTACATAGTCTGCACCACGGACATAAACCTTGCGTCCTTTATATAACTGCCAAATCTCTTTGGCCGTCAATCCGGAAATATCTTCAAACTCGGAATCACCAAGCGCAGGCGTATTCTCCTGCTCTGCCGTATTCACTTCAGGCTCTACTCTATCTATAGTAGGATCTACTCCCATAGCAAAACAGATTTTGGCAGCTATTTTTTCTTCCTCACGTTTACATCGATGCTTTATCTTTAAAGCCATAAGCTTTGTTTTTCTCCAGCTATCAGCCCAAGAAAGGAGCCAGAAACCTACAAAGAAACCAGCCAACACAACGATCATTGCCCACAGGCAGCAATCGTATATCTCCTGAGATATAACATAAGGGTTAGTATAAATATTCTTCAGCTTGCCGATACCATAGATAAGGATAACGGCAAGGATAGGTACCAATGCCGCCAACAGGTTAACACCGATAACCTGGGCATAATACTTCAATTTACTTTTCATCATTTTCTTTTTGTTTTGATTCATAAATCTTTTTTATTTCATCAAGTTTTCTGACACACAAATCTCGATAAACACCTTCAAAAGTTTCTGCCTGTTTATACATGCTGTCCTTTACCATGAAACGGCAATCAAGACCGCGTGCCAGAGTTTTAACTGCAATAACGAAACCGACAAACTTGTTAGGATCATATCTGTCTTTTTTGATAGGCGACTGAGCACCGATGCGTATCTCATCCGTAATCTTATATGTTTTCTTGATTACTTCCGATGCAGAATGAATATCTATTATCGGCTCTAGAGATACAAAGGTCTTAATCTTGTATTCATCGTGCAACTTGCGTAAAGCTTCGATGCGCTTCTCTGTAGAAGGAGCATTAGGCTCCAGCTCATCTTTACCGGTGATAGTGAAACCGATGGTGAGGCAGTGGGGTAAATTTTCCACATATTCAGGCCAGACTTTATGAGAACGAGTCAACCCCAGCTCCCAGCCTTCCGTGTATAACCAATCTACATTTTTTGTAAGAATCGTAACAGGAATCTGGCTTGTCACTAACGTATGAAGCATCCATTGGGTTATATTATTATTATTATCTAAATAGCTATCGAACGGATCGCAAGTAAACGAAAAGAATATACCTCCATCCTTGCGAATCTTATCCTCTCCGATTTTTGCAAGATCTGCCAGTATAAGACGTTGTGCAGCTAAGACTGCATGCATAAAAACTACTGATGAATAGATATTTTCACGTGCAGTTATACCTCTATCTTTCATATACTTGTTTAATAGCTTTTCTCGCAACTTGATGATAGGTGCTGCCAGTTCCGGCTTATCGCCGAAGACGTGGCTCAACACTCCTCTGCGGTTATAACAATATGTGCAGCCATTAGAGCAACCATGATATAGATTGATTGCCCACTTAGCATATTCACCAGCCGCACCCTGCGGCTGGTAAATCAATGCTCCCCAAACAGGAGTTTCTTCTTTATCTTGCATAATCTTCTTCTTTTATTTTTTCTGTAATTGCGATATTTCCGTCTGAATCAATATCAACGCTGCATTCTCCCGTTTTATGCCAGCCATTTGGATATTGGAAGGTTAAAACTTTATCTCCCCTTGAATGGCGAAAAGAAAGATTTGCCAACAGACGTTTTTTGCTGATCAGCGGTTCAAATGAGCGGAAACGAATACAATCTCTAGTTTGATCATCCTTCTTGGGAGCTGAAAAATATCTTATCCATGGACCGCCATCGAACCATGCTACGAGATAGATAATAGCATCATCCCTTGCATTTTGAAAGGCAGGGGTAGATAACAACTCTTGCTTTGTCATACGCTATTCTTTTTTATCTTCTGGCTTTTCTATCAAAAATCCGATGCCAGCGTGGATATTACCCAGCTTATACCACTTCTGACTGAGAGTCATCACATAGCTACTGAAGGCATTCTCTTCGATATCCAACTCGAAATTTTCGTCAGTATCAGGCTTACCGTGTCTGATATAACCTTTACCTGGTGTATAAATGAGACGATAGTAAACGCCATCTTTACAGAGGTACAGACCGCTATTTTTACAATCAGAACTCCACCATTCCGGCTTGCTAACGTAGCAAAGCATCACATCACCATCGTAGATAGGGATATTCGATTTCTTACCATCGTTCTTGCCTACATAGTCTTTGGCATCGACGCTATCTACCTGACGGGCAATAGTCATCAATTCATAGCCATTTTTTATCATTTCGGCTATCTCGATATACGTAGCCTGCCATTGCAGGTCAAACTCCTGCTGAAAACACTCTCCATTCTTAAGAAAGATTGCGAGGATATTCTGCTTCCTGTCCCCGTCGTTGGCAGGGGCAGTTTTGATGATGCTGTTCAATGCGTGCAGTTTACGGGCTTCCTTCGCCATGCTTACCATGGTGTAGAAATAACCGTCTGGTTTATCATCGACGCACCAATACTGTCCGCAAGCTATCTTGCGAAGGTAACCGTACATATCCATCGCTTCACGCTCCGGTATATCATGCTGCTGGCATACGAACTTATATTGGTCGGGGTAAATGCTTTCCACCAGGTCGCTGAATGCCTGCATGTTCTTAATGGCGCTTACATATTCTTCTGTTTTCATACGTTACTCCTCTTTTTTTTCTAAATCCTCACTCTGTTCAAAGTTTTTATTCCAACAGATGATGGTACTATCTTCAGGTATTCTACATACGAAACCTGGGCAGCACCAGCATTCAATGGAATCTGTTCTGACAGAGTCATGGTTTATCTCATCCTTTTCTCCGTGAGGACACGGGATGTTTTTAGGGTACTCCGTAGCTACGACTTTTATGTTATTATAAGCTGAACGAAGTCTACGATTCAAAGTATTAATCTCTTCACGCAGCTTGATAATCTCTCTTTCCAAATCGCAGTTGCGTTTATACATCCCATAAGCGGCATTACCCGTCAATCGTTCGTACTGCTTACGGAAGCGATGGTTGGTATACTTACGGAAAAATTTTGACTTACTGCCCGATTCTATAATAAGGTCAAAGATAAAGCCTGCTATCTTCTCCTTCACCTGTTTCATATTTATCTTCATACGATTATCCTTCTTTGCTACTATTAATAAGATCCTCATATTCACCAATCGTGATTTCCGTGAAATCACGATTCTTCTTCTCGGCTCGGATGCTATCATCGAAGAAGGCAAAGTAACGGTCATTGCAGCGGAGAAGCTGAGTGATAGAGAAAGAACGAAAACCTTTAGGACCCCCTATGCCCAGTTCCTCCAATATATCGAAATGGTTTGCAACGGCTTTGTAGGAGGCAAGTGCAGCGGCGATAGCCTTACCCTGCTTGTATCGCTTGTTAGGTGCTACGGCTACATAATAGCCATCCTCCAGCATCTTGCCATCACGTTTCTTCCATACCTTCTTATCCAGCGTTTCATATCGCTCAGATGGTACCCAGATAGCGGTTATCTTATACTCTCGCAGCAGACTGCAGTTAGGCTGATAACCTTGCCACTTTTCAAACTCGAAACCTACGGCTTCATCGACTCTTTTCATGTAAGCCTGATACTCTTTCTCTTCAGCTTCGAGAATACCTTTAATGTATTCGTAAATCTTTGTTCCTTGTTTTGCTTCGTACAACATATCTTCTTCGTTTTTTAGTTCTTACTCTTAATCTGCGACGGAATAGCAGAGGGTGAGGACGAGATGGAGGCGGCGGTGGCGGGATATTCGACGGCTTTATAGGCTTATGCCCACCTTCAAATATTCCGGAAACCAACACCAGGAAGAATATCGCAAATACCCAAAGCATGGTTACGATTACCTTTTCCTCCATCGATAACTCTAACGTCATTTCTTTCTTCTCCTATTACGTTTATTCTGCAAATACTGCCCGAAATCTTTCGGAGTAGGAATCATTATTTCCATTGGCTCCGGACGTTTATAAATACTCTGAGGATAATTAATATCTAACATTTGTTTCTATACACTAATTAAAATTTATGATCTTTACAAACATTAAAACATGATGTTTTGTCATTATGTTTAACACACCATGCAGAGGCACGAGGGTCATCGTCGACACTGTACCAAAAACAGTTGCCACAGAACTGGTCTACTTCATCAGGCATACGGCTATTGCTTCTTTGGTTTATAAATGCTTTCCAGACTATCGTCTGTATCGAACTTATTGCCGACAACCTCGAAAAAAAGGAGGCAGCTATCTATTTCTGAAAGCTCGAACAGGTATATATCCGCGTTCTCTGTCCCGTTTCTGCGAATGAAGAATGCGCCGCGATCAAACATTACCGTAAATCGGGCATGGCTCTGTATATGCTCTAGAATATCTCCTTCAAAAATCAATTTAACATGCTTGTCACCGAAGCCGGTAAACATACAGACGGTCTTTGGGTCAACATCTGTAACAGAATAGCAAATCGGTTCCAAATCGTCATTCATTGCCAGTGGATGAGAAATATAGTACCGATTATTAGTACTACGATTGAAATTACCAAAAACCCAACTTCCTGGAGGAAAAAGCAAATCCCTTTCATCGATGCTTTTTGCTTTAAATCTTATAAGTTCAGCTTCCATAATCTATACCTTTCTTTTTTAGATACTCTTTTGCTGCATCAAAGCTGTCAAACTTCATAGGGCGATTGAAACGATCATTCAGATACCTGTATCTCTGCCACCAATGTTTTTTATACTTAATGAAGTACTTCACTTCATCCGTAAAACTCGGGAGTTTCTCCCCATTAAAGAATTTGGGGAAACGAACCGAAATAATTTTTATCTTCATACTACTATCCTTTTTAAAGTAAAAATACTCAGCTACCTGCTCCATCAACACGATAAGGGATATTGCGAATATCGCAAGAAGTATGAGCTGTAAATCCAAACATTGCACAAGTGTCATACGCTTAACTGAAAATATGATTATCGCAAACTAAATCGCATGATGTTTCTTCTTGATTGTTAATGCACCAGCCCTGGCCATAGGTATCCTCATTGTCGAACCAGTAGCAGTTACCACAACATTTCTTTTCTTTCTTTGCCATAAGCTACTTTTGATTCTGTAAGTAATATTCTCTACCAATTTTCTGATAGTAATCTGACAACAAATCCTTATTCTCTTGGCTTAACTGCTCCCACTCGTGTCTCCAGTTAATGTCGTTCGTCTGTCTAACTTTAATGAAGTTTACAGCTGACACGGGGATCAATGTCAGTTCAGCCGCTTTACGTTTATATACATGTATAACCATAGAAGACTTATCAAACGTTTTGTCCTCCGGAATGTCTATTATATCACCAGTATACTCACAGGATATTACACTTCCAACAACATCATTATCAAAGACTACCTGCCCACCCGTAAAGCCTATACATATTTCTATCAAATTACATGCTTTGCTTTCGTGAAGAGCAAAAAGAGTATCCTTTAAGATAACCTTTATATCTTGCGGTATCGTTTCTTTCTTCATTATAGATTGAAACGTTTCGATATACTGAAGTAAACTTCTTACTTCTTCCTTTTCCATATTAATAAAACCTTTTTATGAATTATTTGAATCTGATTACGAACATATTCTTTTTTAACCACGCATCAGGGCACATGCCCTTCTTCGGTTTATCTACAGTTATCTCGTCGATTTCCTTCTCGATATACGGTTGGTTATCTTTCGGATAGCCGAGGAGAAAATGAACGTGTGTGAAAGGCTCTAATACCTCCTTGCGGTAAGTTCTATCTTTCGGACTGTCCGAAGTGTGCTTGAGCCCTCCGGTGAGATAACCTTGCACGAAAAGGCCTCTATCGGAAGCACGATGATATTTGGCTACACCAGCTATCACGTTTGGCCTATTCGGTATATCCTTTCTTAACAGACGAATCGTCCAGTATACAGAGCATTCCCGATACTCCTCTGTCTTCTCTCCGCTAGCTATCTTCTGGTACCACTCATCAGTAAGATGAATGGTTAATATTTTCTTTTCTGCCATATTACTTACTTTTTACCAGTGATGGACTAGCTGGGAACGGAAGCGTATACTTCGTAAATTACCCAAATTCAGCGCTGTTTCCAGCTTTTCGAACAACCGTTCTTCTTCTGATTTCTTTCGGAAGAAAGAAGAAGAATAGATGTTTTCCATTACTGAATAGAAGAAATTATGAGAGTTCCGGTATAGCTTAGTGTAGCTATCACGCAGTTGGAATGGGGTATGAGGAAGCGTGATAGGCAGCATAGACTTGCTGAATACCGGTAATACCGTTCTCGCCAACATCTGAGCTTCGTAGTGCGCTTCCCCTTCATCTACCAACGTGAGGGGCACAATGAAACTGCGAGGTTTTTTCTCGCTCACTTCCTCCCCTACGATCCAATTACCGAAGTCAGAGACTGTACTGTCATCAACTATAGAAATTTTGTGCCACAGGGAAGGATTATCGAAATCTTCTTTCTTAAAGACGAAGACTTCTTTACCTAAACCAGCATATTCTTCTGTCGGTTCTTTCTTTGATTCTTCTTTCTTTGCCATAAGCTATTTACCTTTATAATCGATACCATTCTTTTTCAGATACTCTTCGGCTGCCTCTTGGCTGTCAAACTTCATGGGGCAGCAAAACATATCTTTCATATATTTATATCTCTGCCACCAATGCTTTTTATACATGATGAAAAACTTCATTTTATCTGCAAAAGCAGAGAGTCTATCCCCGTTAAAGAAACTGGGAAAATATAACGAAACAATTTTTATCTTCATACTACTATTTCTTTTTAACTTACTACCTCTACATACTTCAATTTAGCGAATCGGTATGAGGTGTATACTCCATCGAGCGTTTTATTGACTCTGGCCGTAAATCTCAGGATGCAGCCTGTATAATCGTGAAATCCTAAGATGATATACTTCTCGCCAACATACCCTGCTACGTATGCGCCAATATCCTTTCCCTTATAAAGGGCTGGCTTCCCCCGATACGCATCAAAAAAGGCTTTATTTGTCATACGCTATTTGATACACATAAACTCCATAACTATTCCTCCTCTTTAATACCAAATGGAGTGCCGTCTGCAAAGGTGTTGTCTTGGTAGCTGTTTTTTGATGCCAGCAAGATGGAGCTACCATCCGGATCTGCCAAGCCTGCATAGTCATCATCGACATAAACGATATTAAAATAACCTTTTTTACATTTTATCCACCCAAACGGTTGATGTTTTGACATCTCCTGCCAGCACTCTTTTGCATCCTTGAATGGACGGTACTTTGGTTCTGGCTTAATGCGGTAAAGGTAGGGGCACGATATGAGCATAGAAATATCTATTCCTTCCCCGTCAAAATCTATATCCTTCCAAACGGCTCCTTCATTCATTTGAATAGTCTTGCCTTCAACTATTTTCTGAAGCACAGGAATCGTCCTCAGGATTATTTCTTTGTTTATTGTCATCATATTATCTTCTTTTTATTCTCTCCCTGCTGACCAGCGATAGAATCGCTGGGGGACGGAGGCGAGAGGTGGGTTATTACTTCTTGACTTGGCAGGGGCAGGCGGCTGAATGAATGCAGCAGGTATGACCCTTGTCGGTTTCGAAGATGATGTACTCGTGACCTTTGGAGGTTACGGTGATACTGCTGCCTTTTATCCGGTCGCCTTCTCTGTAATCGGTAATGAGCGCATGAATAAGCAGATAGAGCATGCTAAACATAAAGAGTGTAAATATCACATCTGAGGTCGTTGCTTTCAACTCATGAAAGAGTTTCTTTAACCTTGTTTTATCCATATCGTTTTGTTTTTACTTAATCTTCTAATAAAGACTGAGGGACCTTCAGCTCCTCGCAACCGCAAAGACGGAGAAAATGCTGCAGGTCGTGAATGCTTACTATCTGCATAACTCCTGTGGGTTTGCAAATATAACGTCCAGGAATCTTTGCTACAGGATTCATAGCTGCAATTTGCGCTATCGTAGCCTTTCCTTGCGATTCATTGGGACAGGTAAAATAAGAGACACCTTCACGGCAAAGGCGCTGATATTCCTCTTCGTTCTCATAATACAATTCGTAAACCACGATACGATATTCACAGCTAAAACGCTTGGCAGTGAATTTATACTGATAAGAAAATGAAGGGTTGCCTTCCAACGGCTTCATATCATCGCTAGGAGCAAACAACTGCGGATTCTCCTTTAACCATTCCTCCGTTATCGGCACAAGATAGAGCATTTTGTATTCTCTATAAACCTTGCGGTACGTCTTCACAAAGAATAGGGTGCAACCATCTTTATCCTAATTGCTGATACATGCCAACTGGTTCCCCTTCGATGGGTCGATAAGAGATACCGGAGCATAAACGTAATCACCCAACTGAAAATCATGCGGTCCGTACTTGACAGGTTCACAACCGCTAATCTTTATTTTGTTTGCCATTGTCTTTATCTTTTTTATTTACCATACTTCCGTTTCAAACTCTCAAGACTCTCCTCTACGATTTTCTTTATCAGATCTTCGGGAAAGTCTTCAATATTCATGCCCTGATTGAGTACATATCGTTTAAGCACTCCGGGATAGAAATCCTTAATCTCATCACGCTCGAAATCCTCATACGCAATAAAATCAATATTCTCGACAGCAAACAACTCACCATCCTTAAAGTTACATCTGACGACATTAATGCCTCCAGGATATACCGTTAAGGCATAATTGTCGAAAGGAATCAGCTTGCTTACGTTTACAGCAGCCAGAGCAAGCTCTTGTGCTATCTGCAATTCAGTAAGACGTTTATATCCCCATATCGACGGAAGATAAACGTTCGGAAAGTTGGGGTGGAAACGCATTCTTGAACAATAAAATGACCAGTAGCCGTTTTTTGCCTTAACCAGCATATCAGCCTCTACCCTACCATCAGCATAATGATACACCACGGCATAAAGACTGCCAGCATCATTGCGAATTACGAACTCCACATCAACTTCTGTACGCTCCACCTCTCTAGGCTCTGACATACGCTTAACGGCATTGTTGAATTTTAAATATGCCGTATCATCTGCGTTTCCTCCTCTATAGAAGGTAGGTGCCAAAGTGATAGGGTCTTTATCGTTTCCTTTCGGTAATGGCAGCTGAATATCAATTATTCTATGATCCATACGCCTTTCTACTTATTGTAATCTACCACGATGTTGTACTTTGCGAGGACGGGTACCAGACCGGTCATTACACCTTTGCCTAAGAGAGGAACGGCATCTAATACGCTGTATGGGATAACCTTCTTCTTAGGAAGCTGTTCGCGGTTGGCTTCCTCTTCGAGTATTTTCTTGTAGGTTTCCAACTCCTTGTCGGCATCATCGCGCTCATCGAGAGCCTTCTTGTATTTGGCATTCAGCTCATCATATTGCTTCTGAGCCTCCTTAGCCTCCTGTTTCTGCTTGGCGATATAGTCACTGGCTTTGAGCATGGTGGAATTGGCTTCATCGGCTTCTTTTCGCAGGTCTGTTATTTCCTGCTGATGCTGGGCTTTCTGATCCTCTAACTGATGTTGCAAATCAGAGAGTTTCTGACGAAGGGCTTCTGTATCGGTAGCGGTGTGGATAAAATCGAACAGGCGCTCGATGTTCTGCTTTAACTGGGTGCAGGCTTCAGAAGTGGTACCGATAAGAGTTACGGCTTCCTCGGCGGTGAGGGTATAGCCTGACTTTGAACCAGCGATAAAATCGCTGGGAACGGAGGCGTTTTCGGCAGTGGCGGTGGCGGCTTTCTCGGCGGCGGCTTTTGCGGCTTCCTCTTCCTTGGCTTTCTTTTTCTCGGCTTTCTGCTGCTCTAACACGAAGGAGATAGCTGTGGGCATATCTTCCAGCTTATCGTAGTAATTATCTTCCTGCGCATCGAGAGCAAGACGGCCTTCGTATACCTCCCACAGATTGTTATCTATGAGGTAATAGATGGCGGAGAGCACCGTGCGTTCGCCGTGCTCTTCGATGTAAGTATTGAGAGGAGCAACCCAGGCTTTCTCTACTACGTCCTTGAGCCATTCCTTATAGACTACACCCATCAGGGTCTTCTTATCGTTCTCATCGGCATAACAGGAAGCTATGCGGGGGATAACGTAGAGAGGTTCTGTCTTCTGCAGGAAGTTCTCGTAGTTGATACCGAGAGCCTGGCGAACCATATTGCTCACGCTTTTAAACTTATACTTCTTCAATAAAGCTCGAAGTATATTTTGCTGTTTATTGATCATACAGATTCAGTTTTAGAATCGTTGTTTATTGTTTATTATTACTTTGAAGTATCAGGCGAATCATCGTCCTCACCTTCGATAATCTCGAAACCATGCTTTCGGGCGGTAGCCTCGCTGCGTTCCGAGCGGTTTATCTCGCTATCGTAGGCTAACCACCATGGGTGATCGGGAACAGAGAAGTAATTGAAGCGATGCGTCATCATGTTTTTGAACGATGCAGCCGCGCCTTGCATTGGTCGCTGCGGAATGTTTAACTTCGTCTTGCGCTCCAAGCCATATTCTTCTCGCAAACGTTCCTTCCGAAAGAGTTCCTTGCGAGCTTCTGACCGACGGCGAAGATAAGCCTTATACCGACGAGGATTTTTCTTCTTGAGTTCCTTTAAAGGACAAAAGCCGGATACTCGCAATCGGCGAGCACCTTCCCTGCAAGCTTCACTTGTCGGTTTACCTCGGATGGAATCGTACCAACCGTTCTCCTCACAGGTTTTCTTAACGTCCATTATCTGCTGACGGCGTATAGCTTTCATATCCTTTTTCAGTCCGAATTCGTTTTTAAACCTTTGGAGAGTAGAAAAGGAGATACCGAACCATTCCATCATTCTGCGGTTGGAGTTTTTGGGGAAGAGTTTAATAAACTTCTTTTTCAGCTCACCTTCGAGCACATAGGTTTTCACACCGTTGCTTTCGGGTGTTGCCCTCATCGGTATCTGATACTTCGCCTCGCCAGTTGGCTTGCATGGAGTTTTCGTGTTCCCGAAACTCATCCTTCAGCCTCCGGTTCTGGTTCTTCTGGCCAGCCGTCCTCCTGATAACCAGCCTTATGTTCCTCTGCTGATTTCTCACGGCGATTGTCGTAATATACAGGCTGCTCGCCTGCGGCTACTCGCTCCTTATTATACTCAGCATAGGCAATGGCTAGCTTATCCATAAACTCCTCGTTGGCACGGCGTTTAGCTATCTTGTAATCTTGGGTAGCTTTCTGATATGTGGCATGAGCTTCGGCACGATCAGCATCTTGCTTAACGAAGAAAGATTTCTTTTCCAAGGTTTGCTTGCCGAGAAATTCTTTCAGGCTAGACTTCTGACGTTCTTTGAACTCAACTTCCTTATCCAGGAGTTCCTTCTTGCGTTTCGAAAAGGCCTCTCCGCCATCAGTCTTGATTTTCAAAGCAACTTCGTGCTTCTTGTCTCGCTCCTTACGCAAAGGCGCAAGGACTTCTTTCTGAAATTCTTCTAATGTTCTCATATCTTTATTAATCTTTAATGTATTATAAAACTTTTCTTAGTCGAAGAGGGAAGGCTGGCGTGCCTTCAGTTCCTCTTCTTTTGCTGTCTTCTCCGCTTTCTTTTCCTGAACTGCAGCAGATAGTATCTGTTTCAGTCCCTTGCGGGAGGCGAGAGGTTCCATCGATACGATGGAAATAAACTTATCTCTGCCAAGTTTGCGGTAGAAAGGAAGAAACTCCTTATCCACCAAATCGGCAGGTTCTCTATGGGATAGTCTACCTTGGTAAGGCTGACCTTTTCCATCTACTACCAGGAAATGGCGTTTGCCATTTTCCTCATCTGATATATCAATGCCTCCGGAATATTTGGCTATGCTGAGTTGACTGCATAGCCAAGCCTCCTTGGCTATCACGATTGTTTTCATTTGGCAATTATTCTATAATGGAATAGAGTTGATACTATGGCGAAGTTCTACCAGTTCCATTCTCGATAGCCACAAATCCTTGTCGCCTATATAGACGTGATAGCGATCGCCTTCCTTCAATATCTTGATATTCATATCTTATTTTTCAGTATTTAAATCGTTCTTGATTTCATCCCACATCGCCATTTCCACCTTCTTACCGTCGAAGTGGCCAACAGCAACAAGCTCGCCACCTTCCTGGGTAGCATCAGCAGAAGAGATAGCACTACTGCGGATAATCATTATATCAAACTCATGGATAGCATCGAGGATGCTCTTCATGTCGATGTGCTGCATATTCTCTCTAGCATTCTGACGAATGCGCTGAATATCAGCATCAGTCAGCTTACTGGACGTTTTCTCCTGCGCATCCCTCACTGCCTGCGTCTCGATAGTGATACGCTGCTGTTCATAAGCATCAGCGAGCAGTTCCGAGTTTTGTATCTGGGCAGCGATATTCAGAAACTTCTTGAACAATTTACTTCCACCAGCAAGCAGCATGGTAGCTAAACTCTGCTCAATGAGAAGAGTCTTACCTTTTACCTGCCAGTAGATCAATCCAGCCTTCTCCCACTTCTTGATCGTGGCAATTACGCTGGTCAGACTATCCAATGTTTTGAGAGCTTTCTTTGCTCTATGTCTTTTAAACGGATTCCACATAATCTATATATTGTTTAAGATGAATATTCCAGTTTAAAAAGCGCCCTATGCTCACGCACCGGGGAGGTGTAGGAAAATGTGAATAAACAACCCTACATTGCTTTTGCTTGTAGTTATTGTAAATAAATACAGAACATCCTTTCGCTAAAGGTGTCTGCTATGAAACATTTACACAAATTCAATAATTTAACAATTAGAGCTTTAAAAATCTTCGATAAACTATATTGAATCTTAAAACATGAATTACCATTAATGAGTGATGAACCTTGTGCCATCTACTTCGAGTACCAGTATATCGTTAACCACGCGGATTTCTCCACTGTTTACGAACTGCACTTTTCTCTGATGACGCATAACATCCACCTTCAGGCAGACGCATTCACCTTCATCTACATGCCCAGTCTTGGTGAGGAACTTGATGTAGAACGATTTGCGCTTTACGTTTCTCGCTGTCTGCGGATGAATATAGCCAGTTACCTGCTGTCCGCTACGTGGGTCTATCCACTGCCACTTCTCACAGAACTGACGAAGGTTCTGATAAGACTGATGATATTTTGCCATAACTCTTTTCCATTAGTTTATGAATGCTTACATCATGCTCCCGAAGTCGTGATAATCGTGATGACTCTCCTGCGCTGCATCTTCTGCATAAGGCGGGAAATCGGTGCTCAGAAAACGGTTGAGAATAGCATCTTTTACCTTCAGCTTATCCTTTTTTATCTTCTGGCGATGGCGCAAAGCATCAGGAAAACAGATGTTTCTCAATGGGTTTGACCAGTCGCAAGCATCATCACATGCCGAATAGTTAGGATAGAGCACCATCGAATAATACGAGAGCTTGCCCGTTGGCGTATCGAGCATCGGACCAGCTACAGTAAAAGCCTTTTCCTCGTTATAGAGCACCATGTGAGAAGTCTGTGCGGTTACGTCCTTATGACTCACATATAAGATTCTATCCTTCCACTCCTGCAGGTGAATATCAATCCAGTCTTCCACATTCTTATCTGTAGAGAGCACCAGGTGGGTAACCCAACCTCGCTCAAAACACGTTTGCAGATAGTTGATGATATAGCCAGTGGCAGATGTTCTGCTTACGGTCATCGCCAGCACCATCACGCAGAAATGGTTTTTCTTTGTGCGGTTGGGCGTGGTATCTACCATATAGCCTATGGCGTGGAAGAATTTATCTACCAGCACATCGCCGTGAGTAAAAAAGCTCAATGCCCGCCGTGGTGCTTGCATCACGGCTTTGGGCAGTTTTTTATCCACGCAACAAGGGGGGATAAAGAGCAAAGTATCGTCCATAATCTTATCTCTATCTTATTCGTTCGATGTAAGTTTATTCTTCAATAATCATCGGCATGAGCAGCGTCAATGCTCGTGGTGATGGCTCATTGGCTGTGATGACACCAGCGCGGCTCGGGTCGCCCAGATGCAGACAGATGGTATCGCTAGGGATAGGTGCCAGTGAGTCGAGCAGACTGCTTGCCTTGAAAGCGATGCGATGGTCTTCCGGACAAGTGCTATCCGTGATAATTACCTGGTCGTTTGCTGCCATGTTGAAGTCGAGGTCTCGCGCTGCCACATCGAGGAACATACCTTCCCTATTGAGCACAATCATGTTGCTGCTTTCACTTGCAAACAGAGCCACACGTTTTACAACATTTGCCAACTCACGTTTGTCAACTACCACCTTATAAGGGTTATTCTTTGGGATAACCGAGTTGTAGTTAGGGTACTGACCTGACACCTTCTTGCAGATGAAGGTAATATCGCCCGAAGTAAAGCGCACCATGGTTTCGTTTGCCTCAATATCGATGTCCTCGCAATCCTCGAAAACGGAAAGGGTTCTGAAGTAGGCGTTATGTACGAGAATCTTACCTGGTGTACCATCACGGAAGAAATCGCTGCCACCAGTCTCAGGATTGTTGGTATGAATGAGTTTGATGAGTCGGTGGCCATCCGATGCCACAAAAGTCACATCACTTCGGTCCTCGGCTACATCGATGCAGAGGCACTTCATAATCGGTCGCAACTCAGAATCGGAAACAAACTTTCCGGCATGAGCGAGCACGTTCTTGAAGGTTGCCATCGGAAGGGCGATATGAATATCAGCATTGTTAGGCTGCTGCGCACGAGGAAAATTCTCTGCACTGAAATAAACCAGACTTACGTTACCCTTCTTTACATTCTCGCCGTTCTGAATGCAATACTCGATATTCATATTGCGTTCTTTATCCTGCGAGAGGTCGAGAGTAATCGCACAATCAGGGAGCGTAGAGAGGAGCGAAAGCAGATTACCGATAGGCAGAACTACATCTTCCTTGAAGCTGCCATCTACGATACTGAGAGGCGCAGGTATAATGAGTTCCGAATCAGTGGTTCCGGCTACGAAGAAGAACTTACCATCCTCCTTACGCTGGATAAGGAGCACGTTGCTGAGTGCTACGATGGTTGACTTGCTGTCAATACACTTCGCTGCTTTCTGAAGAGCCTGGCGAAGCAATATAGATGATTGAGCTTGTATTTTCATTTTTGTTTATTCTTTACTTTTGTTATTACGGACCAGCGATGGAATCGCTGGGAACGGAGGTTAGAACGGCAGATCGTCTTCGTTCGGCATATCTGGGTATCCCTGACCGTCAGCTGGCGGTACATAGGCTGTGGCGTTTCCTGCAGAGCCATAGGCTTGCTGCGGATATGGCTGCTGATTAGCAGTTAACTGCGGCTGGAAGAGAGAGGCGATTCGCTTATTCATGCGGGTACGGATAGCCTTAAAGAGGTGGCTATTTTCATCGTTGAAGTCCTGGTTCACAATGTCAGGGTCTTTTTCTTTTCCAGCTTCCTTCACCTGCTCTACGAGCTTTGGGAATCTCTGGGCTACAGCCTTGACGTAATCAACCGAATAAGAAATCTTCATCTCGTGGGTAGGCACACTTTTGTTGGTGTCTCCACGCTCGGCGTTGCTCTGACGTATCTTATTCTTATACGCGTCATTGAAAGGGTCGATGATAACTCTCATCTTAGCCACCTGCTTACTTGCATCATTTTTAGATGCCTCTACTCTAATCTCGTTCACATCTAACGGAATGCAAACGTATGGACGTTGTGCATTCTTCTCGTCGAGACCAATCAGAACCTTCGCTCCGTTCAGGGAGAGAAGGTCAATATTACCGGAAAAACTTGCCATATACTTATTATATTCTATAAAAATTCGATTTCTTTGTTTCTTCTTTCTTTGCCATTTTTGCTTTAACTTAAAGATGACCAGCGATAGAATCGCTGGGAACGGAGACGCAAAGGGGTTAAGGTTCTTTTTACCATTTTACCTTTAAAAAGGCAGGGTATCTTTATCTATTTCCTCTACCGTGGCTTCTGCGGTACTGCCATTCTGAGCATTCTGGGCGGCTACAAATCTGCCCTGCTTACGCTTCTGATAGGCATTCCAGCGTTCTTCTTCTTCGGTTGTGAGCTGTACGATATGACCTTCATCATCACGATATGGTAATGGGTCTGGATTTTCTACAAACTCCTTGGCTATACGCTTCAGTTCCTTGTAGTCGGTCGGTATCGTATCCTTGCCAGGCCGATAGAAGAAGAACACATGCTTAGAGGTTTGAATGTAACGGATGAACTTCGGTTCTATAGTGTTATCATTCTCCCACTCCCTACCTACGAAGTACTCCTGCGTTACCCATGCCTTCATCTTGAAGCAGTTGCGTTGCTTGTCGCTCACGTTCTCGAAGAGATGTTCAGGGTTGCACTTGATATTCGCCGATTCACAATACTTATGAATTTTCTTCTTGAAGGTGGCTCGGCTATACTCCTTGCTTTTGCCCTCACTGGCATCAGCCCAGTCACGGATAAACTCATTGAACATTTCATCGGCACAAATCGGAACACCGTAAACTTCTTCCCTAGAGAAGAAGAACTCGAAGTAGCGCACGCAACTCTCCGTAATCTCCGAAATCATATTACGTCTTCGCAGGTTCAACTGAGGAGCCTTGCTCACTACGTGATAGCGCATCATAAACTGCACGGCTAGAGCGGTGATGTAGATAGCCTGATTTCTTGCTATATCAGGTAATTTTTCGGGGTCTGGATTGAAACCCTTCAGAATGTCACCAGGTGATCTTGCCATCTTGCGCTTCAACGTATTTTCTCGTGCGAAGCGGTTAGAGAAGGCTATCTGCGGAAAACGTCCTGCCGTAGAATCTACTCCACCATCATAAGGAAAGTTGGATGATATGATATGCAGAGGCGAATCCTTTAGACTGAGCGTTTTTATATCCGCTCCCTTACACTCCAACGTAACACCAGTGGTTGCCATCACGTAGAAATAGTCCATCGGAAAAGATTTCGGGCGGTCCTCCCAGTGTATCGCTCGATACATGCCAGGGTTATGCTGTATCTCGCCCAGACTGAAACGGGCATCGGCAGTGGTGATGAATCGCTTCATATCGATGTTCAGTACATTGACTGCCGAACCTACAAACACACGCACCACCATGGATTTACCCGAACCACCCGAAGCCTGCTTCTCGTCTTCAATCTGATCTTCCAGCAGATAAGGGATGCTCTGACTATCGGTACCCGAGAAATCTCTGTAACATACCCTACCTATACCGGAAACCATATTCACGAAATGGGCATTGATGATTGACTTGTCTTCTTCCGATAGCTCATGCTTGCTTCTGTCGGCTTCCATCTCCTCCTGCCAAAGCACATTTGAGCAACCGCGCAGAATACGGAGCATAGGCCACAATTCTCTATCTTTCTTACCTCGCCAGTCAACATCCCACCTGTAAACGGTACCCCACTCTCGCAGGTCGTTTTTCATCTGACTGATTTCAAAGATGCTGAATACTGGCGAACCGTCCTCATTCTTCTGCGCTTCCTTCTGCGCTATCTCGTTTTCCCTACGGGTATATTCATCACTTTGCTTGATGATGAACGGCGGGTCGAAATGACGCATAGTAAAGTCGTATGGCTTTCTGGCAGTGGCAGGGATAAAAAAGTTGCACTGGTCGTAACTGATAGGAGTGATATACTCCGGTGTTATCTTCAATGCCACGTTGCGGAAATAGAAATATTCTACGTTCTCGCTGTAACCTTCCGTAAAATCGATGACGATACTCTGCAATCCTCCGGCAGATTTTTCTGAGAAATTCTTGTCTATCAGATTGGCGCAATCGCTCATCAACTTCTGTTCCTGCTCGTTATGTCTCCAACTCTGTTCGCAAAACTCCAAGAGTTTTTCCTTTGTTGCCTGTATGATGCTCTTTCCGTCGATGTATTCGACAAAGCATCGGTCGAGGTGGATAAACTGACCTACGAGGTCATTGCTTTCCGGGTCGATTTTGCGGTAATATCCGTGACTCGTCATAAAAAGCCACACCTTAGTAGGCGAAATCTTACAGGTGCAAGGTTTTTGCTTGCCACTGCGGGGGTCTCTCGGATATTCTATATCGAAGGGGTCGGTGTTCTTGGCTCCCCGAAGCTTGGAGAATAATGGCAGACGAATATCATGGTCGAACCGGAAATTGTCTTCATCAGACATACGATACGTGAGCATGTAATCTCTTACGCTCCTCGGTGTGCAACCATAGAGCCATTGCCAGCGCTGGTTATAGCGCACACGGAAAGACTCAGGCAGCATGGCATAACAAATATCACTGAATTTGGTGGCGATGGCACCGCAGTTGCGCTGCGATGTAATATCATTTGGATAGATCATAATAACCCTTTCGGCAAATCGCTTCATCTTTTGATATTGCACACCGCTGAAGTCCAGTTTTTCCTGCCTCCACTCACCTCTTTCTATATACCAGAAATAGCCTCTGCCAATAGAAAAGGCTACGTGGTACCAGCTATTCTTTTCAAAGAACTTGTCGCCAGCCTTATCCTTTCGTAAGGATTGCATGGCGTAATAGACGCTCAATGCGTCTTCGGGTGTTCGGCAGAAAACGATGTTCTGAGCCTTAATGTCACCTACTTCTATAGGTTTCTTTTCAGGATGAAAAGTGCCTTTCGGTTCTCCATCCTTGGTTTCGTTCTCTACCCATATTTCTTTTTCCTCTGTATAGACCTCATCAGGCTGATATTTCTTGATAGCAGCATAAACAGCGGTATTCTCAGCCGTTCTGTTTTCGGCTGCATGAACAAACACCGGGTCTCCCATGAGCCATTTGCTCACCTTCCTCACGCTATGCTCCTCACAGGTAGAGAAGACGATCGGGTCTTGCTGCATTGCCGGACGGAAAAAGCAGCCGCAGCTTCCCTGCGGGGCTATCACGTCTGTGGCGAAGCAGACGAACAGCGGATTCCAGGGCGTTCCGTAAATCACTTCACTTACCAGTTGCCCGTTTCTCACCACATTAGGCAGCGTTACCTGGTCCACGGCATAGATGCGGAAATCCTCGTTCAACATCTTGGTATTGAAGTCCTTTCCGAAGCCGTATTGCGGGATTCCCTTAACCGATGTGACTTCGCACCCCAGGGCTGCAAGCTCCTGGGGATTGAAATCTGTTTTTGGCATAAATGAGAAAGTTTCTATCGTTTGTGGAGCGATTGTGCGATAATCCATCTTTGCAAAGAGCATCGGCCATTTGGCTCTCGTCTTCTCGTTGTCGCCATACACCCTCACGATGAGGTCATGGCACAGACGCAGCAGACTGGCTCCGTGCATCGGCAGGTTGCGCATGGCGGCATAAAGCTCTAAGGCTCCATAGCCATACTTGCCGGTCTTGGTACACATCCAGCGCAGGGCACCATGCTCTGCCTTGGAATTGTCTTCCACCCCTACACCGTTATACATACCGCCTCGCTCATTATTGTAGATAATGAGGTGAGGAGTCTGTTTTGCCTTGCCCTGCTCGCCATCGTCTGCCTCTTCCTTCTGGCAGAGCGGACAGAAACAGGCTGTCTGTCCCTCGATGCGCTGCTCATCGGCAGGTTTTACGAGGAATTGCATGTCGAGATTGGCAATCTGGTTCAATATAGGGTGAAATAACATATCTTACAGTAAGAGTATTTATAGAGTTAAAAGAGAAGGGGAAGTCACCACTCTTTTCAGTTGATAGTTTATAGTTGATACTTTATAGGACCGGCCTATTAACTTTTAACTATCACTTATCAACTAAATGCGAAGGGTAGGCAAAACTTCAAGTGTTTACACCTTGCCGGCTTATATTCGGGGCGGGCGGTCGGAGCATTTGAAAATCTGTAGTACCCGTCCACTGAATATTCCTAACGCCAAGACGCGGCATAACGCTAATCACGTCTTTCCATAGCACCGGCAAAGATGCAGTGTACAGCGTAGTCGTGGAACATTGCTGCTTCCACTACCCTTGCATAAGAGCGTTTCCAGAATGCCTCCCCTATTCTCTTTATGTCAACGTTTCAAAGAAAGAAGAACTTTCGGGGCAATACCGCCAAAGTTCGAGGATGCCTTGTTACCGCATCGATAAGTATTCCCAGGCTTTTTAATCAGACTTTTTGCTTATCGTTCCGAGACTGCGGTGGAGGGTATCAACTTATCAGTGAAGCTTTGCAGCGTTCACTTATTACCCGTCCAGTTCTTCCTGTCATTTTAACCGATGGATCGGTTGTCTAACAAAATAAAAATCGGAAACGAAGTGTATATCGTACCAAAGTTTGCATGATGTCATGCAGAATATCTTTTATTTTTTCATATCTTTATGTTTTATAAATTCAGAAATGTTTCCAGGCGATAATGCCTTATCTTGCAGTTACAGATGGTTTCCATGCGGTGTACTATCATCTGCGAGAGACTTTCCATCGTGAGGAATTCGGTATCTAGACCGATAATCTGCACCTCCTGCCTCCAATAGATCTTGCCGTTCTTGCGGCGGCAACTGTGCGAAGGCGTAATAATCATATCTTCCACACTGCCCGTCATCATCCTGCAAAGATACTCACAGGTATCTTTTAGCAAGGCAAAGGGCGCATAGAAGAGGAGAGTCGGAATATCATCCTTCAGTCCGCTCATCGTCTCGGTATAGGCGAAACGATGCAGCATTCTGTATCGTGATAGGTTCCTATGCCTCTTCTGTATGCCATTCCGGTTAGGGATATAGGGCAAATCAAACAGTCTTGGCATAGCCTTCTCTTATCTTTTTCATCATCTGCCAGGTGGAGTAGATACTTCGCTTGCAGTCGAAAATCGGGTCATGCGCCGCACTTTCATCCGTAATGTCCTTATAGTCCGTAGTCAGGGCATTAGCCTTGTCTAGGTCAAAAGGTTCTTCGTTTGGCTCGGCTGAATCCCATACGATTCTCGCAAGTTCAAGATAGAACGTGCGATGATCTCTCAGTTGGGTATGCTTAATCTGGAACTTGATGCACAGCTTGTAGCAGATATATCTCAAGATCGCCACATCGAAGTCAGTACCCTGCGCCCAAAGGCAAAGTTCTTCATCACCGAGCTTCTTTTTAATATAGGCTATCCATCCGAACAGGTCGTTCACGACCACATCTATTGGCTGGCAGGGTGCCTCGTCGCTGTCATTGCCGAGCAAGGCAGCTTTTGCATCATCGCTCTGTTTGCTCCACCAGTCTGCCGTCGATTGATCGAAGGTGAAGCCATTCAGGAACATGCTCCTCAGGTCAATGTGAGCAGAGAATGTAGAGTTTCTTAACACACCATCACCATTCTCAAAGAATGGTGATTCTTTACCGTAGCGCTTCCACGCCACCGCGCCGATACTCATCACGGCAGCGGTGGGCGAAAGCGAACAGGTTTCTAAATCAACAGTTACATCTATCATATATGTAGTTACGATTTCTTGGCTTAACATTCAACATTGAACGCTTCTAAAAGCGTTCTGATTCCTTCCTTCTCCCATGGCTTCCAGTCGTCAGCGGTGAAACGCTTGATGATGGTGGTACGACTCATGCCCCGCTCCTCCATAAAGGCAAAGAACTTCATGCAGAGGCCATTGTTGGCTTTCTTCAGACAGGTGTAGAACACACCAGGCTCATCACTCTTGGCAAGTTCTGCCAGATAGCCTTTCTTACCTATCTCGTTGCCCAGCGCATCGGTTTCAACATACTCAGCCAATAGCTTACCTACTTCCGGTATAGCTAAAAACTGATTTTTGCAGTCGTTTATGCCCTGAATCTCCCAGCCGTCGAAACCTTTCTGGAAGAAACGGAGATAAAATGTAGAAATAGTGAAGCCCTTAACTGATAAAAACTCAGCTAAATTCTTCTTTTCCTCCACCGAAATATCATTTACCTCTAATGGAGTGTTTTTTCTACATATTTTTTCTATAAATTCCTTTGTCATTTCGATTTTATTTCTTAATTTTGGTGCAAATTTAAAGAATAAAATTATAGCTACCAAATGTTACCTATATTTTCTTTCAGAAATTATGGTAATTTAACATAGGCTACATATATTAATTAATTTCGAGATAAACAGATTAGAATTATTCACCTTTAAAATGTATTTGATATATGAAGTACTTTTATAATTACAGCTTCCTCGACAAGTGGATGGAAGCAAATAGGAAAATCACCAATAGAGAAATTATGAAGGCTATGGGTACCACGAGCAATGCGTGCCTGGATAGCTGGATAAGAATGAAGTCTCCACTGCCTACCATCTCCCTGCTGCGCTTCTGCAATGCGTTTCATGTGCCGCTGTCGGCTTTTATTGTAGATGCGGATAAAGACCAACAAGGCAGTGAAGGATGCTGCGGTGCGGGGTATGTATGCCCTGGTATAGATGACCAGTTTGAGCCGGATGGGGGATATATAGATAATGATGAGAAGCGCAAACAGGGGACGAGGGCGCTGCGCAATCCCCTCGATGTGGAGAGGATGGAGTCGGTGGTACCTGGGTGGACCAGCGTTGGAAACGCTGGGAACGGAGGCGCAAAGGGACACAAGACAAGAGAAGAGGATAAGGAGGCTGCTGCTGCACCTATGAATGCTGCTGCGCCTACCCCGATGGCAGAAAAAGCTGCAAACGCAGAACCGGACATCAGCCTAAAGACCCTTAACCGCATGCTCGATATTATTGCTGAACAGCAGAAACAGATAGGCGATCAGCAAAAGCTCATCAGCGAACTCACCCACCGTCTGGAATCTCAGCAGCCTAGCTACAACATGGTAGCAGAAGAGATACATCGTAACGAGGAATAAATGAAAACAGCCAGCTATCCATCACGGACGGCTGGCTGCAAATGTTTCAGCTTTAACTACTTTAAACCAATAACGTTTATAAAAATATAGAAATAAATATATATAAAATATAAAGAACGAAATATGATTAATGCTCGTTTACTGCTGCCATCTTACGGCGAAGGAACTCCCTCTCCGTGATTGTCTGGCAGTCCTCGCTTATGCTCTCGTAAGGCACATCGGTATAGAAAAATCCATGATGCAGGAAGAGGATAGGCGTTGTATTGCCAAAGGAGAACGGAAGCTGCACCTCCTTGCCTTCCTTGCCCTTTGCCATCTTAGGTTTGAACTGCAAGATAGCGATAAGAGCAGTTTCATTTACGATAGGCAGTGCCATCATCTCCTTCTCCAGGTCACTATTTTCATTAGGAACAAAGAGCGAAGTGCTCTGCATTCCGTCCTTGGTAGGAGTCTGAATGTTCGTCCAGCCTTCCTTGCTGATCGTGTTTTTGAACTCTACCATCGCCACACCACCTGCAAAGCCTTCGGGCGATTCGTAGTAGGTATCGGCTCCCTGCTTCTCTGCCCAGGCTCTCGCCTTCTCGCTTGCTTCACTACACTCAGCAAAAAAAGCCTTCAGCTTCTTGCCTGTCTCACTCTCCTCTGCTATCTTCAGATAGTTGTGAGGTCTGTTTTCTTTTTCCATAAATCCGTTTTTTACTTTTTTACCTTTTTGCTTTTTTACCTTTAAACTGCCCTGCAATAGATGACCGGCTCGCCGCTCTCATCATTCTGCATACGGAAGCCCTGATAGCTTAACTCCTGCAGATAAAGAGAAAGCGGGTCGCCCAGCGGACAGACTATCGCCTTGAAATATTCACGAAGTCGGGCATCATTGAATACCTCGCAGCCATCTACCCAATGATCCAACGGCTTATACTGATTACTGAAGGCTTCTATCTTTGCCGGGATAACGAAATCCTGCAGCGTAACTTCTGCCTGTTCATCATTATCCACGATGTCGTAACCGTACTGCACGTGTTTCTTACTTTTTCCATTCCCCATGGTCGGTATATTTATTAATTGCTGTAAGTGCCAGAACTATCACGATAAGCAGAAAAAGGGCAAGGGCGTTCTTTCTGGCTTTCTGAATCCAGTTAGCCTTTTTTATCTCTGCTGTATTCTTTTTCTGCGTATCTGATAAGCTGTCGGTGGCCTCCCAGCGGGTGCCAACATCACTGCGGTTGCTGATAGCGAGGCTATCGATGGTTTTCTGCATCTGATTGATTTCCTGCTGCTGATTTTGCAATCGCTCATCATAAGATGACTGCTTATCATAACTGCCCTTGCGCTGGGTGGTGCGGTCGATAGTCTTCTGCTTGTTTCCGGAAAAATCGGTGGTCTCGGTGATATGCTCCTGGATAGTCTCTTCATATTCGCCCGTTTCCGTCGATGTAGAAGTAGTATGCTTATCCTCGCTCACCTTCACGGCTGCGCTATCGCCCACCGTTACCTGCTTACGTACGCTGTCCTGCTGAATAACCGATACGCTATCCTTCACTTCCTGGTGGTTATTGCTAACCGCCCGTCGAGAGGTAGCACATGCCGTAAACATCATCGTCACTACTGCAATCAAGAGTAGTTGAATAATCTCTTTCCTTTTCATACGTTTTCATTTCTTTTAATGTTTCTGACGCAAAGGTAAGAAAAAAAAGGGTTTATGGTTGGGACAAACAAATAAAGGTAAAAAAGTAAAAAGGTAAAAAAGTAAAAAAGCCTAGCGGGATAATGGCTTGCTTTTTACCTTTTTACCTTTAACTTCTGTAGAACACAGGAGCAAAAGAGCCTTTGCAATCGAAAAACTCCTTTGCCTTCTCCTCGATACCCAACTTTCGGATCATTTCAAAATCATCATCGCTACACTCCACGCAGAACCTTCCGTTCTTCATGCCAATGAAGGAAATGCGGGAAAGCAGTAATTTCTCAGCATCGCCTATAATGAGCTTGCAGAATGCCTTCCACTTGTCAGCGCCTTGCCCGCTCTCGGTTACAATCTTACTTTCCGTAAGCTGATGCACATGGGCGAATATATCACCCTCTACCGGTTTTCCAGTTTGCTGTGTGCTGTTCTGCTTATACCGCTCATTCAGAGTGGCAGCAATATCAGTGTTCTTATCCTTAGATAGATGATTCTCGCCAACCACCGTGCGCCGTACATGAAACCTGATAAACTCCGGATCACCTTTTCGCTTGCCCGATTTATAGATGATGTCTTCATCTTTCAGCTCATCAAATACGATGTCCGTCTGGGATAACTTCTCCATCCTCTGCAAATCCTTACATACCACATCGAGGACCTGCTTTCTGAACTGCGAGAACTTGGGGTATTTGTTCATAACCGGTTCGCCCAGCTCATTCAATAGAATCTCCTTCTTGTTGTTATCTAGTTCTACCAAACCGAGATAAGACTTCAGTTCCAGGAAAGGCACCGATATATCCATGCTGCGGTTCAAACCTATCTGACGCAAGAGATAGATATATACGCGTGGAGTGTTCACGTTCTTGGCAAACTTTGCTATCATGGATATATGGTGAATATACCCCTGCCCCATATCGAATACACGCTTAGAAAGTTTCGGGTCAATCTCAAGCAGGATATATCCCAGTATGCGGTCCACCTTCTTTCCGTCCTTAGTCGTATATCCGTTCTTCGACAATGGTATACGCATTCGGCTGAATATATGCGTAAATTCCTCGCTACCATCGGGCAGTGTACTCTTCACCGCCATATCAAGAATACTTGTCTTCAGCTCCGCTCTCAACTTCTGATAGCTCATATTCTCGTAAGTAATGAAATCGTGAATATCTATCTTGATAGGCGGGATATTCATAACAGCATGGTCCACGCCTTGCTCAAACAGAAAATCAGAACGAGCGTCGCCCAACTGTCTTTTCTCCAGGAAGTACTCATCCACAAATTTTTGGAGGTGGGTACTCGTTAGCATCAACACGTTCTGCTGGAACAAAGTGTATTGCTTATCCAGTTTCGTGAGCGAAAAAGGAGTATTTATCCAGGCTAAACCCTTGTTTTCATTATCTTCATTCATATAAAATCTGACTTTTCGTTTACCTAAATCTGACTTTTCGTTTACCTAAATCTGACCTTTCGTTTACCTAAATCTGACCTTTCGTTTACCTAGAACTTTGTAAGTACTTAAATATCAGCACGTTAAGATTTTCCTAATATATATAATATAGATAATCTTATAATTTTCTATTTAAAGACTCCGTTTTTAGGTAAACGAAAAGTCAGATTTAGATAGGTAAATTGATACCAAGAACTATACCCCCTCGGTACTATTTCGGTACCTCGTCGAGGTAAAAGACTTTAGTAAGATTTTACCTAAATCTGACTTTTCGTTTACCTAGATTATCCGTTCTTATGTCTATCCAGATACTCGATAACTGCCTGCAGAGCGATGTCCTTGATAGGCGTACCCGTCTCCATCTTCATCTGAAGAATCTGCATGTAATATTTCATCGGCACATAGATGGTGATACCGTTTTGCGTCTTCTTGCCAGCCTTTCTCATAGGTGCAGAGTCGGGAGCAGAAAAAGGAGCGGCTGATGCAGGAGGAACCGGAGACTGCGAAGGTGCTTCAGCCTGGGGTGCAGGTTCCGGCTCTGCGGTACCCTGCCCGTTCTGCTGTTTCTCCAATGCCTCGGCAGCCCGCTTCTGGCGAGCTTCCTCATTCGCCTCATAAATTTTCTCTATACCTTGGATAGCTGGAGAGTCTTCCAGTCCTTTAAACTTGTTTACACTATTATTCTTTGCTTGTCTTGCCATAATCACTAAACATTAATCATTAATCACTAAAACACTAATCACTACTTCGGCATACTTGCCAATATCTCCTTCGTAAAGTTCTCATAGTCTTGCCCTACTCTACTGTAAGGCGAATAAGAAAATATATCCTGATTGATAGCCTGCGCTTCCACCATCTTCGTATCACGACGAGTATACGAGTCGAACATGTAGTCATCAAACTTATTGCCCAGATACTCCTTAAACTGCTTTGTGGCTCTCGTCTGATCATTACTCATTACCATAAACAGACCACGAATATCAATATCAGGGTTCAAGTCTTCTCGCGTTTCCTGTACCGCATTCAGAATTTCGGCAATACCTTTTGTTGCCAACATTTCAAGCTGGATAGGTATCACTACACCCGATGCAACCGATAGGGCATTATGCGTGAGAAGTGACAAAGCTGGTGGGCAGTCAATCAATACATAGTCGAAAGCCTCCAGGATAGAAGATACTCCCTCATTTATCAGTTCATCACCCCGAACTTCGGTCAAAGGCTTGCCGAATAACTTAAACAAAGCCTTGCGTGGTACCGGCATCTGATTGAGGAATGGTTCGATATTGATAAGGCGATAAGATGCTGGAGCAAGATAGATACCTTCCCTTACCTGGTAAACAGGCAAGCGGGATTGCTGTATCATCGCATCGTACATGGTAGGCTGCCCCATATTCTCTGCCTCACTCCATCCAAAGAGGAAGGAAAGGCTCGACTGCGGATCGAGGTCGATGAGCAAGATACGAGGCTTGCGCTCCTTGCCGTTTTCACCCTTGCCAAAGTAACCCTTGCCATAACGACGAAGACCAGTTGCTAAACTCTGTACGGTTGTTGTCTTACCAACTCCTCCCTTGTGATTTACGAAGGCGAGGATTTCTTTTAATCTTGTTTCTGCCATAATCTTAAAAGTATTAATTCTTTTATATATATTAATGTATTCATTTCTTTGTTGAAAGAAAGAAAGCTATATTTTTTTCTTTCAATAAACACACTAACGCATCCACACATAAATACACATTTGTGCTTTTCTGCTTTTGTGGAAACATGCTTTTGTGTTTTAATGCCGCAAAGTTAAGATTTTAATTTTAAACCGCCAAATGTTTTTAATATTTTTAATGCTTTTATGTATGGATTGATGTATTGAAAGGAATAAACTAACAAATCAATCAAGAAATAAACCAATGAACGAACAAAGAAACAAACAAATGAAGAAACAAAGAAAGAAATTAATCAATAAATACACAAACACATAAATACATAAACACATAAACGTGTGTTTATGTATGCTTTTATGTATTTGCGTTTTTATGCTTTTCTGTTTTTTACCTTCTCATTTATCTTCTCAAAAGGAAAGGAAAAAGAAAACGTACCAAAGTATCGAAGTACGATAGTACTAAAGTGCTTTGGTACGTTTTCTTTTTCAGTGTTGAATGTTGAGTGTTAAATGTTGAATTTGGCTAGCGCCCTTGAGCCTGGTGGGGGACCAGCGATAGAATCGCTGGGGACGGGGGCGATAGGAAGAAACGCAACCCCGATAGACTAATTCAACATTCAACACTCAACATTGAAATCAAAACTCCACCACGCTCTGTTCTTCCTCCCACGCATCATTGAGTGATACCGAAATGGTGGAATGGTGATTATAGTAAGAGCCGCTTACTACCGTAACATGGTTGCGCTGCAAACTGATGTTCGATAGCTTAAACGAGGTGTAAGGCTCGGTGCTGCCCTTGCGGTTCATGGTGAAGGTGATGTCCGTAGTATAGCCATCCTTCGGCACCAGGAAATAGTAGAAGAGGGAAGAGGAGGTTTTGCCGGCATATCTCGTAACGTCAGCGATACGCAGGTTTGATACCTTGCCGGTGGCGGCAAAGGTCTGCCAGTCCCATTGTTTATATTCATCGAGCTGTAACTGCAGGGTACTGCAATCTTCCGGATATGTTCCGGTGTTCTTTACCGTCAGTTTCGCTACGATACGTTCCAGTTGGATATTGATACTCTGGTTCTGACCGACGCTTATACTCACGTCCTGCACTGCGCCGAAGCTGTCAGAGTTCTTCGTGCTCGTAAGCACAGCAGGAAGGACACCATCGGCAGACACCGAAAAGGCAGTATTATCTGCCAGACTCCATAACGAGCCATCAGCAGAGAGTAGGGTAGGGGTTTCGCTTCTCGTAGCTATCACCTTCAGCGTATGATTGCCGTAATCGAGACTCAGGGATGGCTCTGCAAAATCCTCGGCATCGGCAGTCTGGTGCAACACCTGGAGCAGTTTGCCGCTTGCCTTGTCGTAATCGAAGATGTAGAGGTCGGTCATCGCCTTGCCGTTGGCAGCAAGCTCGGCACGCGTGATAGGGTAGGCGATCCGTCGGCACTGGCTCACGCTCACGTCACCGCCTTCTGGCGAAGTAAACCGCAGTCTTACCATAGTCTTGCCCGTCATAGGCCGGCTGCCTCCGTTCTCTACTGCATCTTCCACATACTCGGTGCATGAGGTATTCATCATCATGCACGCTGCCATCATCGCAAAGGTGGTGGCAAACAAAAACTTCTTAGTTCTCATAAGCCAAAAATTTTAAAAGTTGTTATAGATATATTTTAAAGCTCTATTCCCTTTTGCATCGGCGAAACTCAGTGATATTTCGCCGATGCAATAACGTAGGGAAAACTATTCCGTCAGGTTCGGGTACATATCGTATTTGCTGGCGGCTTCCTGCTGCCACTCGTAAGACTTACTTTTGTATGCTTCCTCCTGATACTCTTTATCCAGGAACTCGTTCCACTGCTTGTTAAATTCATCCTGCACGAATATCCTTATCATTCCGAGATACTTCTTTTCTTTATCATAGATGATACGGTTTTCCTTTTTGCGGTCGTCAGCATTCGGAGAAGTTGATTTCCTGAAGAAAACTCCAAATTCAACCTTAGAACGAAACAGCTTGCGGTATTCTATCAGGAAAGGAACTAGGCGGTCTCTCAGCTTTTCTAATATCTCCTCTTCCTCATCCTCTAAACCACTAGCCGAAGAACGTAGAATCTCATCTAAAGACATTACTACCACATTCCTGTCTGTCTCTACCGTCAGTTCACAATACCAACATTCATCTTCAGAATATCCGTCCTTATAAAAACAGTGGTTTACGAACACTTTTAAGGAACCAGTCATATTCGATTTATCTATATGAACATCATAATTTTCCAGATTAGGAATAAGTGATGAAATATATTTAGTATATCCAAAGATATAGCATAGATTTTCAAAAGGTATCGTTTCGCCACGATGGGCGATGACTGGGTTATCATCAAAGTCGTCCTTTGCACCTGCAGGGATATGCCAGTAGTCATCATCGCCGATATAATACGGCTCGTCTAATCTATCTGGAATATCTTTATCTTTCTTCCATGCTATACCAACACGCTCACTCAATATGCCATACTCATCAACGAAAATGGCATGATCATTATAAGGAATGGCTACTATTTCTTCATTATCTTTCATGTTTCTTAGTTTTAAAATTGTTCTTTATATATATCTAAGTAACGCAAGGGTTTCCGGAATTATTATATACCCTCACGTATTTTTTATTAAAATCTGCTCAAGCAGCACGCCCTGAAAAGGCAGCAGCTCCTAGCCCAGGGCAGCGCCCTGGGTAATCATAAGCGCGCCCCTTTCGCCCTGTAAGGGCAAAAGCTTTTTCTCGTTTCCAGGTGGTGGCATAGGCTGCGCAGCCACACCCACCAGATGGTGGATTTTTCTTGCGTCTATGCCCTTATCTCGCCCAGAAGGTGTAGTTGTAGGCGACGATACAAGATAGCCGCATACAGACTTAAAATCTCTGGTGTACGATGGTGATGCAAGCAACTCGGCAATATTCATCTTTACGATAGCCGCAGGAACGGAAGCATAAGGGTGTTTTATTTCTTTCTCTTCTTCCTCCTTATCCTGTGCCAAATCTGCATGCTCCTTCGCCTTCAATGCATCCTTGAACATTTTATCCAGCTTCACGCCCTTGTAGGCGAAGAAAGCGCAGCCACGATAACTGTTAGCCTTATTCCGTCTATCATCAGGCATGAACTCCTTGCAGAAACCGGAAAGGGTGTAAACCTTGCCCTGATATACCACCTTGTTATTGTCTATCGTGATAACCCTCTGCCCACCATGGATAAAAGTAATGATGTCGCCAGGCTCGATACCGATTTTATCAAAAGCAAACTTGCGGCTATCATCTACAGACTTCTTTTTCTTCTCTGAAGATAATGCAGCTTTCTCTTCTGCCGCAGGAGCAGTGATTTCGCAGGTCTTCTGTAATAGCTTAACACCTTTGCCTGGTTCCCCCGCATCATATACGCCATCAGCCACCTTTTCGCCGATATATGAATCACCATCCTTGCGAGGGCAGAGCAGATAAACGTTTCCGTTCTCACTCTCAGCCATCTTCAGAGTCTTCTCATTGATACCCAGATAGAGAATATCCAACTGAGGGATAGAGAGAAGATGCTCTGTGCCGAAACTAAGGGCAAAGCTATGTTTCAATACTTCATCGGTGGCAAAGGTGGCTACGTTCTCGCCCATCTTTACCGTGATAACCTTCTCGCCCTTCTTTCCGGAAAGAGAAACATATTCCTCTCCAGATACAGAATAGATCATCTTGCGGATAGCATCCCAGCTGCCGCCGATACGGACGCAATATCCGTCGAAGATGTTGCCGAAGCAGGATGCCCAGTCTACGAACCGACAAGGAGAAGGTTCATAAGAAGTCATGCCATCAAACTCTATTACGGTAGTCTCTTCACGATTATCCAGTTTCACGGCCGCCAGTTCGTACACTTCACCCGGCTTCATCTTTGCGCACATCTTCTTCCAGGTCTTCGCATTGATGAGCATTTCGCGGGTATCCCCCGATTTCTGGGTGATGGTAACAGGCATAGCCAGCAGCTTATGGCTATCAGTAGCCACCAGGCGGTTTCTCTCTGCATCTATAAATATACTGATTATTGCCTCCATATCATGCTTTTTATAGACGAAATCGCAAAGTTCTGCCATCTCCTTGGTAGCCTGAAAACATACGCAGCCACGTTCCTTCTCGTTCTCTTCCTGATAAGTAAACATGCGCGCATTCTTGCCAATGCCGGCAAGACCCTCGAACTTAGTAACAAGACGGAAGATATACGCAGCAGCAAACTCGCAGCGGAAGCTGCCTACCTCTATCTGGAATGACTGATCTTTATCTGCATCACCCCAATAAAAAATCTTACCCATGTTCTTTGCTATCTCGCTGGCACGGAAACAACCGTGGTCGTTTCTTACCATCTTCTGCCAAATCATTTCGGCTATCTCATACAGTTTGTTGAGGATAGCCATATTCAGTTCCTTATTTGTCATAGTCTTATAATCTTTAAAAACGAAAGTATTAAAATTGATATATTTTATTTGAATGCTCCAGCCAGAAGTGGCAGGAAGAACACAGCTACGCCGATGGTAGAGAATAGCAGCACGGCTACACCTACCAGGGCGATGGCTGCAACGGAATATGTAATTACTTTTTTCATAATGCTATAATCTTTTTAAAGTATTAAAATTGATGTTTATAATTTTATCTCAGCATCGGTAAAGTTTTGCCGATGCTATAATGAAGGGTTTTCCTGCGCCTTTAAGGTCGCAGCCTCGATAGCGCGTACAATATCCGTGATATATCTGCTGCCTCCATGTTTTCTTATCCAGTTGTGAACGTCATTGGGTACTACGTATTTATGCACGCTGCCCTCGGCTGCGCGTCTGCCTCTCTTATTCGTTGTTTTAATATTCTCCATAAAAATCCGCTTATCCGTGATGCAGTAGGGCTGTAAATTTATTAAAATTCTATAATAATTCGGGTGAAATGATACAATGTATCGTTTTATTCCTTAAATTTGCACTCGTCTTCGGAAGGCTTTTAATCGTACCTTTATGGATATTGATTTAATCGTACCTTTATGGAATGGAAAGAGCAATAAAAACTTCCGTTGACGGTCAGACTTTCAAAAGTCTGTGGATTTAAACGCTCTTAATGAGCCAAATTTCTACTATAGTAGATTCGAGACGCCAGACTCGCAGTGCCCCGGCTTAGGTCGGGGCTTTTTCGTTTCGTGCATAAACGCCAATTTTATGAAACTCCAACGTCGTGTGGTTATCAGGATAACTACAGTCCTCAAACATAACCCAATAACCTTGCTTGTCCAGGAATATCTGACCGATTGAGCTTGCAAAGTCCTTTGGTTCGCCTGCCAATCTATTGCATATTATCCTAGTCAAGTCTTTATAAGGCTGTCTTTGTTCGTCTATGATACGGAAAGAGTATATATTCTTATCTCTTCCGGTAATCGTCAGCGTGGTTATTAACCCTTCGATCGTTCCAACTCTTTTGTATGTATCACCCTTACACTCCAAAGACTCACCATTATCAAACAATCGTCTTGCAAGAAACGTTGTCGTATTGCTACAAATAATCTCAGACATAATTATTCCGCTTAACCGTGATGCGCCTAGGGCTGAAATGATTATTCCTTAAAATTTACACCTTTGAGCGGATCATTATCACCGCTGTTCTCAATCCTGATGCCTTCCGGCTTTTCCAGAAGGAGTTTTCTCGTAGCCTCCAGCATCATAATGGTGTGGATGGTGGCCTGTCTTGCGTGATAATCTGAGCCGGCATCATCCACATACTGCTTATTCATGCGGACCAACGTGTTCAGGAAGTCAGCGCACTCCTCGCGGCTCGGATTCTTCACGTGAACCTCGCAGGTAACAGCCTTCATGAAGTACTCCATACCCTTCTTCAATAAGGTTCTTATTCTGCCCGTATCAGGGTGCTGTCCTATCATCTGGTGAATCTTGATTCTCAGGCTGCACCCATGGCGAGGGAAACCGATGCGGTAATCATCGCCTACCTCCTCCTTTTCCTCGTCGATGTAATCTACCTTTGCGATAAAACCGCAATCCTTATCAGTGCAGACAAGGAAGTCGCACTCACCACGCTTGTGATTTCGCAGCGTGTCTATAATAAACAGGGGAATTTCTCTTTTTGCCATATCTCCAAGTATTTTATGATTCTTTGTACAGCTGACAGTACAGCTCTGATCTCATGCGCTTGATATAGAAGACCACTTCGCCGGGTGCTGGCTGATAGTCTGATTTTACAAACATTGCATTTTCGCCATCTGTGGCTACATACTTTTCCATCCCGTAAGTATTCTTAGGGATGCTACCCTCATAGTAGCTTTTAGCTACAGAGGATAGCTGCAAAGGTGATAATATCATTTTTTCCATATTCTTATAAATCTATATTAGTACCAGGAAGACCGAACCATTCTGGATAAAGCTTTTCTATCGGATCTCCCTCGCCCCAATTATTCAACATATTAATATCATTGTCGCAGTAAATATCCCAACCTTTTTCACGAAGGTAAGTTTTTACATGTTTCTTAGATGTTGCTGTAATGTGCATATACGCACGGCTTGCGTGATTATATACAGAGTAAGTTCTAATTCTTGCCATAATCTATAAATCTTTAAACGTTAAAAAATAAGCGAAAAACGCTGCTTAACATCGAGTTCAAACTTTTCCTTGCTCACAGGATCGATGTCAGCATGCTCGTCGCACCAAAATTCCCAAGCCTCGAAAGCTTCATCTTCATCGTCAAAACCATCAAAACTGAATGATGTAACACTCTTAGATGTTGATACTTCGATGTTGGCAGGGTAGAACTTAATTCCGTGAATGCGGGTAAGACCTTTCTTGTTGACTGCATAGTCTTTGATGTCCTCGGAATTGTCGATGTATGAAGGAATCTTGTCATACACATAAGCCTGATAAAGCGCCTCAATCTCCTCCTCGTTGCAGTCTTCGAGTTCCTTTACTCGCCAGGTACCGTAATCGTTGTCGTAATCAATCTGGCCAGTCTCATCCTCGATATTGTCGCGACCTTCCAAAAGAACATTACCAGCACGATCAAGAAGCTGCCACTGCTCATTAGGAAGCGGATTGCCGTCGATGTCGGTATCATTGATGATGTCATCCTCTCTGATAACGTCAGCCAATGATTGTACGCTAGGTACGAAAATAATTTTTCTACCGTTGAGGTTCTTGATGTTAAAAGCTACGATAATCTTATCTGTTGTCATATTTCTCTGCTCATGCCCTTGAGACTTATTTGGCTATCTGGCACAGCCTGTTATTATTATTGTTGTTATTATCTTCTTGTTTTATCTGATGCAAAGGTACTAATAATTTTTGAAACTACCAAATAAAATGCACTTTAATTGCATATTTAGGTGCGTTTTTAACGTTTTATTACGTTTCTAATGCTCAATACCCCGTTTATCAGTCATTTGTTCGCCGTGAAGTGTCGATCCTCACATCTTCTATAGATGTTGCCAGCCGTGGCAGCGATAAGCAAAGGCAAGGTGGTTAAGGCTTTTTTACCTTTTTACCCTTTTACCTTTAAAAATCTGCTGCTATCCTCACGGACCGCAGACAGCTGAGTTAAACTAAAACAAATGCGAACGCCTTCGCACATAAACATTTAATTTTTAAAGTTATTTAAAAGAATAATTGCACCCCGCCGTGGTGTCGCTCCACCTTTTGCCGGTCTGCCGGACGGGGTAGGGGAAGGCTCTCAGGCTTCCCCTGATATGATTGATTTTGCATGATGGATAAACATCCTATGCCGCATCACCTTGCGCATAGCGCTTATTGTGGCAGGCCTTATATTCCTCCTCGGTCATACCTTTCTCAGTAAGATAATTCTCCCATTGACCTTCACGGATGTACTCCTCTTTCTTTTCCTCGAAGGTATGAGGAGCGAAGCTCTCAGCAACGTAATAAGCCTCACATCGCAGTTCGATGCCATCGCCTATCCACTGTCCTGATAATAGACGGTTCTCCTCGTCCGGGTCTTCCTCATCCTCCTCCATCTGCTCATCGAAATGCTCGATAGCGTATTTAATTATCGTGCGGATGTCCTTCGCCCATGAGCTGGTATCGTCAGGGCTGATATTGCATTCCTGCAGTACCATATTCACCAGCTCGTCGATACCCTTGCGACTCTTGATGTATGCGTTGTGATAGAAGTCGAAAGGGATGATGTGATCCAACTTCCAGTCCTTCTCCTCATTGACCGATGGTCGGCCGTATGCCTTGCGGCTCTCTTCTGTTACCTGCACTTCTTCTACATTCTCAATAACGTTCATACCGTTCTCTTTATTATTCTTTGCTTCCATAATTTCTAAATTTTTCATGTTGTTATAAATATTGTGATTGATATATTGCCCTATAATTTGGGAGATTTAGAAATCTCCCTCCATATAGACTTCGCCCTCCTGGGAGTAATCGCGATATAATTTCTTCGTGATAGTCATTCCAGATGTTTCTATCTTCCTAGGGATGATTAATCGGGAATCAATATCGCAATCATCGCAGAACACCCACAGGTCGGAATCTTTTTCCTTTTCGTACACCAGTATGCCCGCCGTTTTTCTGAAGGCTCTGGCAGCCGTGCCCATGCCACACCTGATTACTACCATATCTTCCTCGGTTGACCACCAGCCTACAGCCACCGGCTTCACTACCTTGTTGCCGATAGTCAATATATAAGTATATTCTTTTCTCATAACTTCTAATTTTTTACACGTTCTATAATATTCGTATAATACCACACTACTGCCTGCGCCATCGCATCTTTCAATGCCTCCAGATACTTGTCGATAGCTGCCGGCGTATCGGTATTGATATGCTTATCTGGATATTTGTCGCCCTGGTCGCCACTGCCCAGATGGATGATGCAGAAGGAGCGGTCCGTGTCGTGGGTAGCTACCATACCACGGCGCTTGCAAAGTGACACTACCTTGTCGAAATATTGTGGCTCGAAGGTGATTACCTGGAGCACACTCCAGGGATATTCCTGGGCAGTCAGCAGGATTTTGCCCTGCTGCTGCGAAATAGCGAAATTATATATAACCGATGATTTCTTCATTTTCTATCTGTTCTATAATGAGTGATTTCTAATTTTTCCGATGGGCAATAATAGGGCAGCGCTCAGGCTGCCTTATTATTGCCAGGGTATGTGATAAACTCGGAGATGCTCATCTGCTCGAAGATGTTGTAATAAGCCATTATTTCCAGGCGATCATCGCCGTTCTTAGCCCCGATTTCAGCCTTCACTATATAATACAGCATGTAGGCAAGATAGGCTTCCTGACAGTCGCTCGTATGGTTAAATAAGGCTGCACGGTTCCAGTCTTTAATATCATTACTCAGAAAGGACCAGAACCCATCGCTGGAAGAGTGATTTTCCTTGATCCAGACGGCTATCTCTTCACGGTGATTTCTTACCTTTGCTATAATTGCCTTCTTTGCCTCGCTAGATAACCCGATTTTAACCTGGATGGTATCGGTGCTGAAATTATAAGCCAGTGGGTGCTGAACACCTACGAAGGATAATTTAATATCTTTGCAAACATACTGCTGGAGCCAGCGTTCCCACTGCTTGGTGTATGCCTCGCAAACTGCCTTCTGGTAACTGTCTTCATTGAAGGTGAAATCCTCATCCTCTACAACTTCGTTCCGGTACTCGTAATCTGATACCTCAAAAGAAGAATCCCAGATAGTCTGATACAAGCCTTCGAAGCTTACCAGGTCGATGTTTGATACATCTAATTTCTTTTTCTTTTCCATAACCTTAAAATTTTAAATGTTCTATAATATGTTATTTTTCTTTATTCCCAGGGAATCCTACTTTTGAGGATTCCCTGATACGATACGCACGCTATAATAAGGCGTACTGAAAGGGTATCTTACTTCGTTAACGAAGTACTCGACAGACGGTGTACTCATTGCCAGGGTATCCTGGCAAATTACCCGTCCATTCATACCATGCACCATCATGTTAAGTGCACACATTTTACATACCAGCGGATCTGAGTCTTGAGCAATATACTGGAATGGTCGCCCAGCTGAATTGTCCAGTTTACTAGCCTCGATAAAATGAGCCAAGAGGAGTCTGCCACTGCCAGCTGCACAATCATACACCGTGATGCCTTCTATTTTCGTGCTAGTGGCTTCGTTTTTGCCAGAGCCTATAATGGAGCTCATCAGGGTAGAAGCACTCTGAGGAGTGAAAAATTGCCCCGTTTTCGATGCCTTGCCAGCGGTTAAATACATATCCTCATACAGCATACCGAAAACGTCGAGCCACTGGCCGCGGTCCATAGTCTGGCTAACATCATTCAACCAAGCCACAGCCAAAACGCCAAACTTTGGTTTAGCCTGAAGGCGCTTCTGCTGCCAGTTTTTAAAACCGTCCAGAGTACCGTCAAAAGCCTTCACGCTGAACAGGTCAAGCAGATAGTCACAAAAATCACTGAGCGCCGTTTCGTATGGTCGCCCGTCTGCCTTCGTCTGCTGGCTCAGATAATCAATATAAAATTTCTTGTTTATCATAAATCCTCAAAAATTTAAACGTTCTATAATAAGTAATATTTCACTCGTTCTATAAACAGATGCCCTGGATAGTCTCCAGGGCTAGCTGCTAGCATTCCCAGACGTGACTAACAAGCGGGTATTTTTCCAGGTCGTGTTCACGTGCCCAGCTTTTTATTGTACCGTCGGTTTTTATCAATTCATGAAATGCAGCCTCAATTTTGCGTACCTGTTCCACGTACTTTGCATAATGTTTGATACTTTCTTTATATTTGGCTATATCCTGTCTTTTATCCAAGATATACCCGTCGATCACCCCCAGGGCTTTTTCTGCCTCCATACGGTCGCCCGTGGTCCATTCCCACGCCTCATATATCTTAGAGCATGCAGTAGGATAGAGTGTAATACCTGGAGCATACTCCCCGTATGAATTAATCGCAAACATAAACAGGCAGTCTTCACAAAAGCTACAATTAAAGCCCGTCGCCTTCGTTGCAGCGTCCAGGAAGCGCTTATTTATCACTTTGCCGTCGAAGGTACTGCAAACGTCCTTAAGCGCCTTCAGGGCTATAATTTCTTTATTTGTGCGGTCCACGAGTTTATCGACGTGTTCGCGGTACTTTCTTACTTCCTCGTTTTTCTTGCGCCGCTGCCAGGCCTTCACGGCGTTCTGGTAATCTTTTTTCGTGCCTATAATATAATTTTTTGGCTTATCTCGTTCAATAAAGCCACGGCGCATGCAAAACTCATTTCTCAGGATTCCATACTCTTTCGCGTTTTCTTCACTGCTGAAGGTTTTTGATGTTGGGACAGAAAGAGTATCATAAAACCACAGGAAAACATCTCCTGAGTCTTCAGACAAAACGCCCAGGCGGTCCGCGATATTCACGATATTTTCTTTCTCTAAATTATTTAAATCTATCTTTGTTTCCATAATTCCTCAAAATTTAAATTGTTCTATAATATAGTGATATTTTACACGTTTTATAATTTAAAGCCTTCCTTCTCGAAATCTGAAACGAACTCTTCACGAATCGAAGTCCACACCTGAATATTACGCCTTTTATAGGTGCAATCAAATTCAACCTCAGTGCGCGCCTTAAAAACAAGGCCTATTTGTTCCGCTCCTTCGTCGGTATCTCGATACATACCTGTAGCGGTTTTAATGCCGTTTTTGGTCAAATCGACACACCATTCACGGCTTAAAATCTCGCTGAATGCCTGGCACGCCTCCTTCAGGTTTTCTGCCTGGATCTCGCTGTGCTGATTTCTTATATCGATCCAAAAATCAGCTCTCTTAATATTACCTTCTTTGTCATATGATTCTGAAGGTGTCACTGTGTAGCAAAAATGAAAAGTCTTCATAACCTTAAAAATTTAAATGTTCTATAATATATATTTATTAATTCCTAGTGATATTTTACACCCACTATAAAAGCGGATTTTATCACCTTATTAGAAGGTGCCGGAAGTCCGCGAACCGCCTGGAGATCTCAAAATCTTTGCACCTTAATGTAAAAGCTTAGAAAAGAATATCATTATAAAGAAATTGATAACAACACACACACCGCCGCGGTAATTAGATTAATACCTATAATTTGAAGCCCGGTAACTGTCACGCCTTCACCGTCGCTTGCAAAGTAAGTTTCAGGCTTAAAAAGCCACTGCCAGGCGGCTTTTATAGCCGCAAAGGTACTTTTGTTCAGGCGTGCAAAAAGAAGGGCACACACCGCGAATAAAATGCTTACTAGTTCGGCCGTACCTGGACGGCGTGAAAAAATGATATTATAATTATTCATGATCCTAATATTTTAAATGTTCTATAATAGAGGGTGCCGGCGGGAACGATCCACCGTTTAAGGCCTCAAACCTTAGCACCCCGAAATCTTTAAATTATATTATAGCGCTGCCATCATAGCAACGGCCGCGTTAACGGTTTTAGCCTGGTTCATGTTTGTGATTTCTGGAGTGTGATCTTGAACGAATTTCTTTTGTTCAGTACTCAACGCCGCAAAATTAGCCGCGAACGCCTGGACAAACGCCTCCACCTTCTCGTGTTCGTTTTGTGCTACTGCCTGGATCTCCAGGCATAAAGGTTCACGCATACTTTTAGGGAATTTATCTACAGCGTGCAAAAGCGCCGTTTCGTACTGGAAAGATTCCCAGGTTCTATTTAAATAAGACACGCGGGAATGTTCGTAATATTTACCGCCTCCACTTGCAAAAACATGGTGACAGAAGCCGTTTTTTGTGTTGGTCGTGTCACAAGTAAAATAAACGTGTTCGCCGTTTACTACAAAATTAAATGTTTTAGTATTATATCTTTTTGTTGCCATAATTTTTTAATTTTAAAATGTTCTATAATAAGGGCCGCCGGAACGGCCCCCGTTAACTATATATTACAGACGGATCTCCTCTAATTTTCCAAGGTCGAAAATTGCAATTTGTTCATTTGCACGACCCGCCTCGATAGCTTCAGCGCGATTCTCAAAAATCACTGTTGCATCATAATAATAAAAACCGCTTTCGGAATCATACCACCCGCCGAATGCTAAGGTACGGCCGTTTAAATCATCTAAAGCCTGTAGTTTCTCAATGACATTTGCCACCTTTGCCAGACCTTCAGCCCCGAAACTGTTTTGGGTCTTCTTTAATGCTACGGCATAGCCTGTAGTTACAGGCTGCAGAGTTGCAGCGTTAACGGTAAAACCTTCTGGGTTTAAAGCTGCAATTGCAGCAACACTTGAGATAATTAAATTCTTTTTCATAACTTTAATTTTTTAAATGTTTGTACTATGTTTTATTTTTATGCTGCAAAAGTAATAATAAAATATTGAACCGCCAAATATTTTGCAAAGAAAATACTTAAAAGATAGTATTTTTAACCTTTATTTGCAATAACATGATAGTATCTTTACAAAATAAATACTATTATATGGTTACAAACAAATAATAGCTATTATATTATATTATTATATATACCTTATTATATATAGAGAAAGAACAAAAGCAAGAAGAAGGGAAGGAAGAGAGAGAACCAGGGCGAAGGATGCCGCCGCCATCTTCGCCCGTTCCTCGCCTCTCTTCCTGTTCTGTCTGCTGCCCCACCGTCCACACCATCGCCAGCGCTCACCCTCTCGCCACGTCGCACAAGCAGCCAGGGCGAGAGGAAGGGCGAGCACCTCGTCCGGTTCTGGGCGATACCATCGCCACACCTCGCCACACCTCGCCACCGATTGACCAGCAGCCACAGGGCAGCGCCTCGACGGTCTGCCATCCTGCCCGCCTCGTCCCCGCCTCTCTTCCAATCCGTCAGATGGTGAGGGTAGGGCAGCGAGCCAGCCAGGGCGGCGATCCTCTCCAGCTCACCCCGTCGACCCTCTCGCCCGTCCTCGGCAATGTGGAGGGCATATTACAGGGACGACAAAAAGAGGTTAGAGGGGGAAGCTAACCAGTGTGGCGGCGCAGTCTTCCTTGCGAATCAAAGTTCTCAGGATAGACCGCACAAATGTATCGCTCTAAATATCAATTATTTAATTTCTCCGCTAGGCTATGCCGTGCAAAGCCGGTGTAGCGGGGAAATGGTAATTGTACTTAAAGTGTAAAAGATAACTAATTAAAACACAAATAGTTATAGGGGTGAATAAATAATTCGTTTTAGTAGTTTAGGTAAGACTTTTGCCATTACAGGGCGAATCGAAACCGCACGCCTATACCCAGGGCGATGCCCTGGGCTAGGAGCTTCTGCCACTTCAGGGCGTGCAGCTTGAAATAGCCAATGCTTCCATGGCGTGCGGCTTATATTCTTCCTATTCTGCCGATTAATAATCATACAGCGAAAAGGCAGTGGGACCTTCCAGTTTGAAAGCGGTCTCTACATATACCAGCTGACTTATGTAGTTTCGATAAGCTTTATATTCGGTACGGCAAGCATTAGCGGCATAAGTCAAGGAGCCATGCTCATTTACGCCGCCATCCTCTATGCCGGCATTGGTTAACGCGCCTCTTACTATATCAAAGCGGTCTTCTATCATCGCATTATAGCGAGCCAAAGGTGCAAGAGTCTCCTCTAGGCTCATAGGTACCGACTGAAATACCTGGTTGCCGAGACTGATGCCGCCACCTGCTACCTTATGAAATACCTGACGATATACCTCGAATACCGGACGAACCCTGCGGGCGATAAAAAACTCAAGGCATGGAACACTAAGCATGTAAGCATTCTGCGGGCGGCCCATCACGCTTTTACCGTCAGTTTGCGTGTCATCAGACTTTTCCCCATTTTGGGGGAAAACTCCCGACTTTTTGCCATTTTGGGCAAAAACTCCAGACTTTTGAGCATTCTGGGAGAAAACTCCAGACTTTTGAGCATTTGTGCTCAAAACCTGATAATCAATGTCTTTCACGAATAAATTACTCTTTGCTAATGCTCTTACAGCATCGGAGCGGAACTTAAATACCAATGGCCACACCTCATCCAAATTCACTGGAAATTCCTCTTTGCTTCTTGAAAGGTTCAACACTTGGATAAAGTAAGCCTTTACCTCACTATCACTACTCTGTTTTGTTAGCTGAATCATAATCTTAATCTTTTTAAAAGGTGAAACTTCATGCTTGCACAAAAGTGGAGCGCAAACACGCAAAAAGAATACTCAAGCCCATATTATAGGATATGGACTGTTCTTGACTCATGCTCCCAGTATCGGGTGGTGCAGTGGCAAGCTGCTCGATTACTGCCGTGGCTGCCTCCTGGAGGTCAGCTTTACCCATTGGTAGGGTAATGGTTGTTTCTTTCATTCTACATTACTAATTTTAATCAGACATTGGTACACATATTTATATATAAAAAGAGGCAGTGTGCCCTTAACCCCTTGTCTAATGACATAAAACGCTCGAATGTAGGAAAGAGCTTGCCACGATAGCGACATTACATCGCAATCAGGGGAGTTCACACTGCCATATATGTATACGCAGCCTCTGTATCAGAGACACATCACGTGCTTCGATACTTCCCACATTTCCGAATTTTTATTTTTTTAGACGGTGCAAAGATAAGGAGATTTATCGAAACTACCAAACTTTTTCCAAGAAAATTCCATTTTATAAGTAATTTTTCGCCAAAAAACTTGCGTAAATCAATATTTTGTTATACTTTTGCATCCGAACAATAATATATCAGATAAAGATTATGAAGAAACTGGATATAAAAAGAGCCTTGCGTGAACATCACATGACGCAGGTTGAACTTTGCAAGAGAACCGGATTGCTTACTCAGAACATGAGTCCGATCATAAACGGCAATCCTACCATCTCTAAACTCTTCCAAGTAGCCGAAGGCATCGGCTGCGACATCACCGACCTCTTCTATCCCGACCCTGCGGAAGAAGCAGAGGAGAGAGACAAGGCACTCGAAAACGCAAAGAATAGCAAGATGCCGCTGGAACTTATTCTGCGTGACCTGACAAGAAGAGCCTATCCTAGCATCACGAAAGAGGAAATGGAGGAATGGATGGATGTCATCAGAAATAAGAATATGGTTCCTTGGTTTGATATAAATCCAAGCCAAATGGGTCTGCAGAATGCGATGGATAAGCTAAGACAATTCGAAGAGGCTAGAAAGAAGCATGAGGGCGAAACTCTGAACGAAACGCTGCGGGGCGATTTGCCGGAAGGTATCATCAGCAGAGATGTGAAGTTTGTGCAGCAGGGAGCAGGGAGCGAGCCATCCTATCAGGTTCACGAAAACGGACTGGAATCAGAAAACCAGCAGCAAATAATTCAGACTTCCACCTTCTGCCCTCACTGCGGCAAGAAAGTAAGGGTAGGAGTGGTATTATTAAATGTTGAATGTTGAGTGTTGAATGTTGAATGATTTAAACAAAAATTAGAAGAATATGAAAAAGAATTTTTTATCTATGATGAAACGTTCCATGATGGCTATCTGCACAGTGGTGGCCATGGGAATAATTACGGCTTCGCTGGCGGCTTGCAGCAGCAGCGAGGACGAGAGCGAGAGCGAGAAGAATGCGGCTAAGGTGAAGGAATATCTTGCCGGAAATGAGTGGACCATCAACAGCACCAGCGGTACTTATTCTTACTACAAGAACCACATGGTTTACTATGAGGGCGAAGGAAGCTGGTCATCGGGCGGTCTCTTCGGAGAGCCTAACACAGCCTTCGGCTACTGGCAGATGGATGGCGACAGGCTTACTACCCGCTTCGAGGTAGGTACTCCCGAAAGCTTCAATATCAAGAATCTGCTGAACGAGACGATTTCGGGCGTGCATCTGCAGGAGAGCAACAAGCTTACGGGAAGCAGGGTATCGGTAAGCATCGATATGAGACCGCTGATTGTGGGTACCTTCGCCAACGGCAATGAATGCCAGATGAGATGCGGCAATACGCTGAATGATATTTCGGATGAGACGAGCCATGATGCGGCGCTGCGGGGTACCTGGTATTGCATCGTAACGATTACAAAGGACGGAAAGAAGAGGGGTTGCATGGGGTCCATGACGTTTAATGAGGATGGCACCATGCACATGGTGATAGAGGGTGAGAAGGACTTCACTACCACCTATTCTACGAAGAACGGAAAGGTTACTATCAATGGTTATCTGGTAAAGGATCATGTAGCTACCTTCTATTATACGAACCTTAACGGTATAGAGATTAAGCTGTATAGCTGCGAGAACGGCTATCTTTCGTCTATATGGTTTAAAAATAGGGAAGACGCGAAGCGATAAAGGTAAAAAAGTAAAAAGGTAAAAAGGTAAAAAGAGCCTAGCGGGAGATAGGGACTCCTGCTAGGCTCTTTTCTTTTAGGACCAGCGATAGAATCGCTGGGGACGGAGGCAAGGGGGTAAGGTTCTTTTTACCTTTTTACTTTTTTACCTTTTTACCTTTAATAGGGTTAAGCATCGCCGCCGTCACCATCGGTGGTGCCGCTGCCTTGAGTGCCGCTGCCGCTTGCACCGGGTTTAACACCTGCGCCGCCACCTGCAGAAGGAGCAGATACATCGCCCGTTATGTCGAGGTCGCCCAGCTTCACCTTCAGATCTTCGGTTACGAGAGAGCACAGATAGCTGTAAGGATTGCCTATCTTGTGCTGACCCTTGTAGGCCTTCATCACAAGCAGGTAATGCTCGCTGCCCTTAGGCTTCTCTGTAGATGGCTTGTTAGCCTTCCACCATGCGGCGGCAAACTTGCCTTTCGATACGAAAGTCTTGCGAACGGCCTGCTGTGCCTCGGTGTTAGCGTCGGTGAACTCGTGACGCTCCAATCGGTGAGTAATGCCCGTCTGCTTGTTGACAGCGTAGATAACTCCGCTTCTTGAGCAGAGTTTGCCTGAAATGCTCTCCACATCAGGCGCAAATTTTACTTTTGCCATAACTTTTTAAGAGTTTAAAAGTACAATAAAATAGTTTTTGAGACAGAGACGGGGTTGTTGTGGGCGAGATTTCAACAGGGCGTGAAACATTCTGCTTTCCTGCTCTATGAAAAGCCGGAAAAGAACCGGTAAGATGAGGGATGAGTTTTCTAGAAAAAGGCTCCTATCTATCTTTCGGTATTGTTTCGGGAATGTTTCGGGATTGTTTCGGGATTGGTGTTCCTTCTACAAGCCAAACTTTCGTCCGGAAATCTCTCGGAATCATGCTCCGGGTTTTCTCATAAGCAAAGATACGAAAAAGCTGCGTGAAACATCGGACAACATCTGTTTGATTCCCAACGGAAGCTGCCATTATCTGTATGATTTTTATCAAATATTTCCAGATAATTCTTACGGATATGCCCAGAAATTTACAGATAATTCTCTGATTTTCTCTGATTTTCTCTGATTTTCTCTGAATTTCTCTACATATCTCGGTTTTTCTTCGTATCTTTGCACCCGAAATTCCGCTGCCCGTAAAAAAGGTGGCGGTGTTATAATCTTTATAAAAGTATTAAAAAACGATGCAGCCCTGCCGTCCGCGATGGATAGCAGGGCTTTTATCGTTTTTTGGTAACAGAAACATTGCGCTTTCAGATCATTTTCGTATCTTTGCGGCAGAAAATAAAATATTAAGATTATGAAAAAATTAGAACCATACGAAAATCAAATGATGTACCTGGTAGGTGGCAGTAGGTTGCCATCAACTCCTGGAGAGCGAGAGTTGGAGCACAAGTGTAATCCGCACCCTAACGACTGGATAGATGGTATCTATGATTTCAACAAACTTCCTTTCGCTGTTATAATGCAGAAAGGTCTTGTAACGCAAGCAGAGGATGAACGAAGGAAAGGTAGATATGGCTATCTTAGTGATTTAATTCCATCTTTCGGCGGCTCTGATGCTCCATATTTCTCTGACATGATATTAGAACCTATAGAGAAGTTCAATGCAACACACTTCCCTGACGGACGAGAAAAGAATAAGGCGGTCACCATGTAGTGAACCGCCTTATCTGTTCCTATCCTTCTAGTAAATCAACTATCTGACCATAACCACCTACAGCCATCACAGGACAGAGTATCTTCTTGATAAGAATAATGTCCTCGGCTTCGATGTCTACGTTCTCAGCATCCTTGCCTATCTTGCAAGCTACCCGATAAGCACGTAGCTTTTCTTCGCCCGATAGCTGAATACTCTGATTGTCTATCACCTCGAAGAGCACCTTTCCTACAATATCGCCCATAATCTGTGGCTTGTAGGTTTCCTCTCCGTTCTCGTTCTTTACTGGTGATACTATCACCTCACCCTTCCAATTCTTGAAAGGTACATTGAAATTCTTTTTCATATTTCTTACTTTTTAATAATTATATTGCTATTTCCCAATAAACCAATTTACGTTCCAATTATTACCATCATATATTAATTCTGTTCTCTGGTTGTATGCACCCGAAGTGAAGCTATTTCTAGAAACTCCGTACCAAGACATATTATTAAGTGATGATTTAATAACAAAGTTGTCACCAGCTTGTATAAACTTATAATATTGACCTCTCTGAGGTTTATCGGGGAGTGTTAGCGTTACGCCTCTTGTTACTATAATGAAGCAATCCATCTCAGATAATGTAATACTCTTATTGACTTTTCTTGTCACAGGACGTAATCCAGCATACATTCCTCTAGATGCGCATATTGCAAAGTTGCCTGATGGTTCATCGGAATAGCTACTTTGTTCCCTTGTTCCACCTTCGGCATGCAATACTAAACATGCCTTAGAATCGTCTGGTCGGTACTCTCGGTCGTCTATCCTTATATCAGATATTAGATTACTAATACCATAAATTGGGGAGACACGCTTTGTAGTACCAATCCAGATAATTCTATCATTAGTTGTATGGTCAGTTGTGTGTGTGAAGAATAAACTATTCTCTGATAATTGCATTGGTTTGTGCGTGGTGTTATAACCATCGTCATATTCTAAGATTCCATTGTCTGTCAATGTGAATCTACCTATTCTTCCCATTAACGCATAGATTGCTCCATCTTGCGTCACATGGAATGGAGCATTTTTAGCATTATCCGCACCAACAAAGAGAGGAGCATAGGTAGTATCATCTACCTTGCAAGCTTCCATATTCTCGGTATTTCCGAAATATCCCACATTGGCAGTTCCGTCCTCGGACTTCGCCCAAAGATGCTTAACCTCGATTTTATCTGCATCAATCAGGTTAGCATTGAGCTTACCATTACTGAACATGGCAATGGTGTTATTGTTCTCATCAATAACGCTCGTCTGCTTCGCCTTGATAGCAACACTATCCGAACCGATTACAATACCAGCCGCCGTCATGTCCTTAACCAACTGAGTAAAGTTCCCGATAGGCGTACTCTCATTCGTTGCAGTAATGAGACGAACAATCTCCGTCTCACTCGCTGTTTTGGGCTTTCTGCCTACCTTTACAACACCTTGCGCACTATGTCCAGCCATAGTATACCTCCTTTCTTTTTATACGTTAGCGTTAATTATCTCAACTGCCTTTCTAGCAATTTCCTTTGCGTGGATGCGCCACTCTTGCATCGCCTTATACTCTGCAATATACTCCTCACGCTTGCTATCATCCAAGGAAATTGATGCCACAGCACTATTCTGAGCCAACTCGAAGTTAAGACGAATGGCATCCATCTTGTCTGAAGGGTACTTGTCTTCGATGATTGCAGACGCGATTGCATCATAGCTACGGATGCCGCCACGAAGCTCGATGTATTCGGCACTATACGCATTATCACCAACAACTACATTACCTTCACTATCATTCTTAGGCTCGGACTTCACGTAGTCGAAAGTAACACGCATCCAATCACTACTAACCTTTACTGAGACGTTCTCCTTTGGAGCTTCGCCAACCAAATCAAAATATGTTTTCATATCTGTCTTTATTTTTAATGTTTAACAATCCTGTTTAATCCAAGTCGTAAGTAAAGTTACCACCACGAAGGAAGACTATAGATGCGAAAGTTTCCAATGGGTAGATGTTTTGTTGCCTTCCCAAATTAAGTTTTTCAATGATGCGCTTGCTTGTAGTACAGAACTTATATTTCTCACTATTAGCATCATCCTTGAAAGAAAACATCACCCAACAGCGACCACTTTTATTTGCTATCGTCACATTATCCTCGAAATCGTGAATGATTATCGGTACATGTGTCTGTGCCAACTCTGCAAGTTTCTTCTCCAGTACGTCAAAGACACGCTTACCATCCTTATCCACATTTACTTGACTTGTAGTAATTCCATGTTCTTTAAAACTCATGTTATTTTCCTTTAATATCGTATTCCATAAATTATTACATTTTCCCCATTTAGCTATTCCCCAATAGGAAGCATACAACTCTTTCCTTCTTTTGCGGCTCTTTACTCCATGAAAGCTTTTCACCATGTTGAGTTTGGTACGCTTACGCATTCTCATGTTTTTACGGGAAAATACATATCCCACAAAGTCGATGCTGCGACCATCTATCAGCTTACTCTCATCCATCAATGGTGCAACATAGCTACTACATTTCACTACCATTCCAATACGACTAAGAATATCATCAAAGCACCTCAATAACTCATTGGCTTCTTCCTTGGTTCTAACCATCGCAACTATATCATCGCAATGCCTATGATAAAACTCTATGTGCAATTTCTGCTTGGCATATCTGTCAACTTCCGAAAGTACGAGATTGCCGATTATCTGCTTGATGCAGTTACCTAGTGTTATACCTCGTTCTTCACCTACATAAGCAAGTGGAGTATTCGAAGTCCAAGGACACGTTGCACGTTTCTTGGCATCTTCTTCCAGCAACAAAGGCTCAATATCCGATTCATAGTCTAAAACCGTCTTCTCTATTAGTTCTAAGAATAGGTCATCATCAATGTACCTTCTCAACGCATTCATTACAACCTTGTGAGGCAAAGACGGATAGAACTTCCTTATATCTAGCTTTACTACGTAATGAAGATTAGGATGCTTACGCAATAGCTGTTGGGTTCTCAAAGCTGCGAATACTTGACCCTTACCCTTTCTTCCTGCCGAAGAATCGTATATCAGAATCTTCTCAACTATAGGCTCGAACACTACCTTAATGGCATGATAGAGGATATTCCAAGGCATGAAGTGTTGTGGATATATCACTCTGTCCTTATCCTTTGCGTGAAGAACCCTGGGACGATAAGGCTTCGTAGGATATTCTCGCAAAATTATCATACTTTGAATCTTTTCGAGATTTGCAGTCTCATTTTTAAGAAACTGCTTCACGTACCAAGCTTCCTTATCTTTTACCACACTTGTTGCATCATTCGCACCTTCCAATAAGGTTTCCATCTTTATCACCTTGTCAATAAGATGCCTTGCTTTCTTTGTCATTATTTCAAAGAGTCGCTTATTTTTCCTCGCCCTAGGCTTTTCTCCATACTGGCTGCATGGCTACATCACCTAGCTTGTCTGTAATTTAATACTGACCTTTCTGCGTATATGTTTTGGCAGTCCACTAAAGACCGCCAAGGTTCACGAAACTCAATCGAAAATGGTTTCTCTCTATAGGAGAGACTACTTTTCTGCCTTGATTGATTTTATAAGTTAGACGAGCCCCGTAATTCGTCCTGCGGTTATCGAAAGCGTTATTCGAATTGACGCAACCGAGACCGCTGTGCGACTGGTTGTTGGAATTGCCACCCCAGATACAGAGCTTATGTTTCGTTCCACCTTTTATGCGAGTTGTTTGCGAATTTATGTGAATGTTAATAATTTAATTATTTAACTCTTATGCTCGCTCGCTACGGCTCGCTCGGTTTTTAATTGCCTTGCTTGCCATAGCTTGCTTGCGTTTTTTGGTGCTGCTGACCCTAAAGGTCAGCTCCGTTTACGATTTTCGGTAATGCGCCATAATAAGCGAGACGAGCCCCGCAATCCGCCCTGCGGATATCGAAAGCGTTACTCGAATGGACGCAACCGAGACCGCCGCGCGACCGGGCGCCGGAATAGCCACCCCAGATACAGAGCTGCCCAACAGGCTTATTATTGCCGTCATAGCACCAATACTTATCTCCCCAACGGCTACCAGAGCCACCTCCACCTTGTGAAGGAATGAGGTCGAAATGTTCACCAATCGCCATCTTTGCTATCCACATTTCTTGACTTCCCAATCGTTGAATAGTACGATATGTTCCTGTAGGATGGCTAATAAGTTCCGCATCGGTCGGCAGTCGATTACCTTCGTATATAAACGCCTCTAGTCCAGTCTGTCCTTCATTGTTTACATTACCGAAATAGATACCTTGTCTCATTTCCCATTGCCAGTTGTACCAGTCCTCGACACCAAAGAGAGATACACGACAAGCATTCGGTGCATTAGTTAACGTGATAGGTATCTTACCGCAACTATCTCCAAGTGATATTGTTGCACCCGTCTTCAACTGAGAAACTCCACCCCAGTTGTCTGCCCATTCACCTTCACCGCCAACACCATTTCCGATATTAGCTTGTACGTTAGGATTGCCATACTCGGATAGGTTTGTCATCATTCCCCATTGACCATGCTCGTAGCAAGTGATACCATAATCCTTACCATTGTTTCTAGCGAGATTCCAGAAATCACGGATAAATCTGCTTCCTGATACATCAATGTTCTTACCGCTACGAGAATGAAGAGCATTACCAGCAACACTACCCATGTATGCACCAATCATCGGATGCTCGATATAATAGCCACCAATAGGATATTGTGACTGCCATACAACATTGCATCCCATTGATGCATCATACTTAACGACAAAATAAAGGCGTGGAGCTACCACGAATACATCACCTTTCGATTCATCAACGGTCGTACCATCCGCAAAAATCGAACTATTGATAGATGATAGTTTTGCCATCTTCTCACCTCCAGTCTTCACAAGGTAGCGACCGATAGCTCTCTTGTACTCTTCCCATAAGGAGAGATTACCTATTCTTCCCCAATTTTGACTATCTTCGTCTTGTTTGATAGGTGTACCCCACGCTATCAGAGCCAAATCAAGTTGATTAGTCTGAATAGAGTTAGCCAAATCAGACAGCTTGATACGTCTGAGCGAGCCACCAACCTCTATCAATAAAGTATCACCCTTAACCATTGATGATACCAATGCTACTGTTGCAAGATTTTTCATATTTTGCTATTTTTATGTTACTAAATCAGTTACCAATTAAGTATTCTCCGTTCTCATCAACGAGGGGTTCAGAACCATCAGAGAAGAAGTCGAAGCTCGGCTTGTATTCAGCATCACATCTTATCTCCAACTCATCATCAGCAGTTTCGCCTAAACCAGTATCAGAGATATTGAAGATTGCCGTATCGCCCTCTTGCCATTGCCTTGTAGTTGTAGCACCGCCATTTTCGGCAATAGTGCTCCAATTGAGTTTGAGGACATTAGCAGGGCAGTCCACGATGTTACCCTCTGAATTGACTAGAGCAATCTGTTGTCGGTTGTCAACTCCAGGAGATATGTCTACGTTCTGTCCTGCCGATACGCTATACTTCGGATAGGTTCGGGAGACAGATATTTGCTTGTTGCATACTTCCGTATCGCCCACAAATGCCCTAATTACGTATAATGCCGAATTAATCAGTCTTAAATCAAGTGCGATGTAACTTGTGTTGATTGCTGCCACCTCATTCATTCCTACGCTTATCTGTGTCATCGAAGAACCGCTCATCTTGTAGAGCTTGATAGTGTAGCCAGAAGTAATACTCTTTGCGCCCTTGTAGATGTGGAGAGGAATATTTCTCAGATAAGCCTTCTCATCAATGCAAGCGTTCCTAACAGCATCGGATGCAGCTATCATTCCATGAGCTACCTTGTAGTCGTACAGAAGCAATCTATCTAACATCGGATTGTAGATGATAGTCTCATCATCATCAATAGCCATTGAATAGGCATCATCGCTCTTTGCAACCGTGTTCAGAACTACCTCATCTGTAAGGATAGGAACATTGATTTTGGTTCGATAGTCAACGATGTCAGCCTTGAACCTCAGAGCAAATCGTTCTGTTACTGCTACATTACGGAATATGGTAAGGTCTCCACGTGTAGCACCATCCTGATTAATTGAGTAATCCGATGCAGCCCATACATTGCTTATATCCTCGCCGTTGACAAGCCACACCATGTTGGCAAGTACCGCATTTGCTTGCTGATACTTCCACGTTCCATCGCTTGCATAAGCTGTGATGTCTGGGTGTAACACACAAGGTGTGTTGGCTCGGTTCGGCTCGAAGCTACTATTAACCACGTTCCACACTTGCGTTGTAGGAGAGCCGCCCGACACACATACGATTGATTTTGCCGTATTGAGAGGTGCAAAAGACCTTCTTATTCTTACTGCGTTGTTTGTTGCCATAATTGTTTCCTCCTATTTTACCAGGTTGCCGTAAACATAACATAAGCATCATGCTCTGTACCGCCATAGTCGCTCTCAGATTTTGCGATTGTGATAACGTTAGAATTTACTTCCTTGATAAGCTCATTATTGTCCTTGTAGGCTTTAGCGTTCCACGAAACATTTGTTGGCGTTACAATAGCATTTGTTCTTGTATTCTTGATACTTCCTGTTATCGTTGCAGCCTTATCGCCTATAAGGTTTGAAACTTCACCGACAATTACGTATTCGTCCGCGTTATCAGTCATTACCTTACCAGCTCTGAAACAAGCATTCTGAGCATCCTTGTGGTAGAACTCGCAAGTAATGAGGGTAGAACCGTTCACCATATCACGAGTAACCGTGAGGGTCTTATCACTTCCAAGTACTTTACCTGCCGAGTTCTTCCACTTAACTGAGAAGTCGGTAAGTTCCGTTGTGGATAACCACAATCTTGCCGAGAGTGTAGCCGTATTCTCATTCTGAGCATCTGTCAGTATCGAGCGGTTGGCGGTTATCCATCCCATGTATGAGTTATTGCCCATAGGTTGTATGAGAATCGTAACGAATCCACTAACGTCCTGAGTGCTGCTGTCACCTATTGTGGCAGTACCGCTATATGTAAGCGTATCTGAGCTTGTAGAACTGCTTGATGCAAGGTTTTTGAATATCTTCAATCTTCCGTATTCATCCATACCGAACTTTCCATCACTAGTGAGCCAAAACGTTCCACTTTTACTATCGGTAAACACAAGCAACGTATCACCATACTTCCAATGATGGTTGCTGAGAGATACGATATTACCTTTCGCACTCTTAACCACAGGAGTAAGGATAGGTCGAGCCGCATCGTCAGTCTCCCAGTTAGGGAATGGTGTAGCGTTGTCATTGTTGGCATCCACGCCTTGAAATAGAGGCTGCGAACTCTCGATTGAAATTGACAAAGAATCGTTGTTACGAACTCTTCGTACAGGTATACAACCTTGTGCTGAGTAATTAGTATTTGCCATCTTTATTCCTCCGTATTTTTAAATTGTTCCAACTCTTGCTCGGTCATAGCTTTGCCACCGATATTCTTAACACGCTCATCCAAGGTATTACCTTGAATATTGTTGCTCATCAACACTTCCTTCTCGTTGAGAATCATCTTGCCGTGAGCAGTGATGTGGGTGTGCAGGTTGAATCCGAGACCCAAAGCCTGCACCTTGTCTAATATTACATACATCATACGCTTATTGTTCCTTTTGCTAGTTCAACTTTATTACCCCAAAAAGCAGTGATGGTGAAGATACAGCTATTGGAATCACCGATGTCATCTTCATCATCCGTCCACGCAATATCTATCGTTCCATCAAAGTTCTTGACCTTATCCTTATTCTGCCAAGCCGCATCATTGACAGCATCACCACTATCACGCACGATGTTCCACGATGTAACTTGGGCTGTTATATCCTCAAAACCACGTATCACGGAACATACTACATGGTTTGTCTCTCCCTTGTCTATCCATTCTCCTGTGCTCTGCGTGATATTGAGTGTAGCATCAAGGATGGCATTCTGCGCCTTCCAGAAATCATTACCCCTTGCAGGTTCACTCGTTACATTTGTTCCTTCTGGTGCAACACATAACCAAGTTGTTCCGTTGTGTGTCACTTGGTCGTAGTACGTGTAGGTATCTCCTTGTTTCCAATCGCCACGATAGTTTATGGTCTTAACAATACTTCCGTCTACGTTAACTTGCTCGTAGTACTTAGTATAGAACCGCACCTTCTTCGGGCTTATCTCATATACAAGATTATCATTGCCGAGCGTGTAGCTATGAACGTTGGTATATCCTACCTCTCTAGGAGCGTTGTCACCATAGGTTTCTTTAACCACGAAGCTCATTCGGTTAGTGTTCGTGCGATTACCCATGAGAACGATTGTGTCTCCAGCAGCAGGGTTATCACTACCTTCTGCCTTATCACTTGCAGAGATAACTATCCATGAAAATTTCTTTCCATCATAGAGGATATTGTTGTTAGAATCCCTTATCTCCTCATTATCAGTAGACACATCAGTAATCCTGCGCCAATAGAACTTGTTCGATACATTCTCATATACGCCAGCCTTGATGTTAAAGGTCTCACATCGAACTTGGTCATCAACCTCAAACATATTTGTTGTTGCGGTTGTACCATCATCTGCTAACAGGTAGCACTTCCAACCAGTCAGTTCATTTGTGGTCTCGTTATTAATCTCTCTCACCTCGAATATTTTACCTGCCGAAGGAGAGAAAACAAGATTGCCGCCTACATAGGTCAGTTCTCGGATAGTGAGGTTATTGAAGTACGCCTTACCCCATACTGAGAGGTCAGTAACATTCAGTCCGTACTTTCCATCCTTTCGCTTATAGAAGCCGAAACCCGACTGCATGGCATCATCGTAATCGGCAGAGTTTAGAAGGTTGATGGTTACGTTTCCGTCGGCATCTATGTAGTATTTGGTCGATTTACCTAAACGCAAGCCTTTCAGGAAGGTGATTAATCCTGCAGCCGTATCATCCTTATCCTTAGCAAGGAAATGCTTTACACCGAACTGACCGAGATAATGAGGGGTAACTACGGTATCATCGCTTGTTTCCAGAGTGCCGTTACTGTCAGCAATGCCCTTCAGTTCATGCCCACCTAAGAAAAGACTGGTTACACGGGCTACCTTTGCCGACAATTCACTGAAAGTTGCCTTCAGAATTTCCTTCAGAAAGGTGATGGTATCTGATACGGAATTATACCGCCACCATGCGCCTTCACCACCGCTGGCTATTGCCTCGTCGGTAGCCAGTTTGCCGCATTCAAAATGCTGTTCCCATTCTCGCTTTCTGGTATTGTCGGCATCGGTCTTTACAGCAGATATGATACCGCCTGTAAAGATATAGTAATAAGCCTCATTACCTATCTGTTCACCCCCAGTTCTTGAAGCTGTTATAGCCTTTCCGTAAATATCTATCTTCTGACCAGGGAACACGACGGTAGCCTGGTTATTATCGGTGGTAGACTGTCGTGGAATGGCGATATACACATACTTCCGTTCGCTATCAGGAAAGATAGAAGGGTAGGCAGCAAGCGTCCAGCGCTGATAGTTGTGACCGGCATCATAGCCCAAGCCGGGCACATCGCTCATATAGCAGAGAACGGAAGCACCCGATACTACACTACACTGGATGTAGTCAGGCTCTCCCATCGCATTGAGCTGGATATATAGAGCAGTGCTCGAGATCCAATAGTTTGTACTTTTTGCTTCTGTTGCCATTTTTATTGTTTGGATTTTTATTTATTTATAAGGCAAAGATAAAGGGTTTCGATTTTTTAGTTGGGACAAAAAACCCAGCGATGGAATCGCTGGGAACGGAGGCGAGAGGGAGACACGCAGCTCGCGCTGGGCTAGATGGAGGCGAAGGGGTTGCCGTTGATACCTAGAGTGGCGGTAAAGGAAACGGAATACATATTCTTGTTGGTTTCGTCCTTGATGGTTATCTCATCTTCAAGATTGATGATACAAGGAAACCAGGCATCATTTGCTTTCAGCCATACGTGCCCAGACATCAGGAACTCATGGAGATACCACTGCTGCCATGCCTTGGTGAGCGGGTCACTCTGATAGAGCCAACTTTCACGATCATTCTGCTTATGAATAGCCGAACGGGAGAACTCATTGAAGGTTTCCTGAATAGCTTTCGTATATTGCGTGCTCTCGACACTCATATTCTGAGAATAGGATTTCGGAACACTGATGCTCTCCATACAACCGAAGCGGTTAATGAAACGGAAGGTGGTACGGTCTTCAGCTTCAGAGGATGGCAGGGCATAGATAGGGTGTCCATGAATGCTCTGCGCACCCTCCTTCGTGATTTCCTGCTCCCTAGATACAGGGGCGGTCAGTGAGCTGCTGGTAGCTAAGTTCTGCCCTTCGCTATAGGAGACAGGATAAACAAAGCTCTCGCCTACAACGGCTATTTCGTGGGTATCAGTCGGTTTGCAGGAGAGAAGGGTGACAGCCTTCGTTACGCCCGATTTCAGGCGCTCTATATCGCTGAAGGCACCAGCTATGCAGCGAAGGTTGGTGCTTCCTCCATTCTTTGAGCCATCAGCTGGATAATAGACTTCGCCTACACCGGTATGCACCTCGCCGTTGTTATCCATATACTCATCGTAGGCTTTGATGTACCAGCTTACTACCGGATAGGTAGATGGAGTAGCAGTATACTTATAGCTATCCAGCGTAATGCGGAGAGCAGAGGATATATCGAGCGATACATCTCTTTCCTCGGTGGTAACAGGAATGGTGAGCTTATTGGTTTCGTAACTTCCCGTACCATCATCGAAATGCACCTCTACAATGACCCGATGGAAAGATGGCTTCGTAGCCAAGGAAGGGGTGATGGTAAAGGTTATCGGGTTTCCGGCAAAGACCGAACCCGATGTGAGATTGATTTTCAGTGCCATAGTTATTCTTTTTTTTGAAGGGTAAAAAGGTAAAAGAGTAAAAAGGTAAAAAGAACCTTAACCGCTCTTTTGCCTTTTACTATTTTTTACCTTTTTACCTTTTTACTTTTTTACTTTTAAAATCACAAGATTGACTACATCAGAAACGAGTTTGCAATCTTTCGCCTCTTCCGGAGTAATCTTGATGTGGAACATCATTTCCACCTGCTGGATCATATCGAGAAAATCAATAGACTCAAGTTCTACCTCGTCACGAAGATTAGAGTGCTCTGTTACCTCGTGTTTTACCCATTCAGTTTTCACGCTGTTCACGATGGTAATAATGCGAGATGTTATTTCTTCTTTTTTCATAACTATACTTTTGAAATAATAAATGAGGAGTTTGTACCGCCAAAGCCGAAGGCATTACAGAGAATATGGTGAGGGGAGTACCACTTAGGGCGCATTACCAGGTTAAGATGAGGGAAAGCATTCTCATCGGTGGTGGCTGCATGGAACAGACGGCCATAAGCGAACATCGCTACGGCTTGCACGGCTTGAGATACGCCCGCCATCCAACACTCGTGACCCGTCATCCCTTTTGTAGCTACTACGTTCGGACAGATAGGGAAAATTCTCTCTATTGCCTTTGCCTCGGCTTCATCGCCCATCGGTGTACCCGTAGCATGAGCAAGTACTACGTCTATCATACCTTCGTCCAATCCTGCGTCCTCGATAGCATTCAGCATCGACACTTCTTCCTGATAGCTATCAGGGGTAGTGATGGCCTTGCCGTTTGAAGAGAAACCATAACCGGAAAGGGAAGCGAAGGAAGGCACCTTCTCTTCTTTCAATCGAAGACTATCCGATGGTTCGAGGATGATGCAGGCTGCACCACCAGATGGGGCGAGTCCGTTTCTATTCTTGCCAAACGGCTGCACCTTATCGGGTGAGAAGACACGCAGCGCATCGAATGCCTCCATGCTATAAAGTGATGTCGTTTCCTGCGTACCAACAACGATAACCATCTCGGTCTGTTTGCTATCAAGAAGCATCTTGGCAAGACCGATTGCATGGCCACCTCCTGCACAGGCCGCACTTACGGTAAGTGATAGGCCATGAATACCGAGGATAGTAGCCAGGTTCATACTGATAGCGGAATTAAGTGTTTTGAACAGAGTTCCTGTCTCCAGGTATCTATTATTGAGATCATAATCTACATGATGAACTACCTCTCTTGTTTCGTAACACTCAGAGTCGTTACTAACGATGACAGAAACATTATGGTTCTGAAGGAAATCATCGCTTATCTTTGCTTTCCTCAAAGCTTCAAAAACGGCATCAAGTGCATAAAAACCATGTAAGGGCATACTATTGAGTTGTGTCCGAGTTAACTTTTTCGAGTAATCTCCTTTCCAACCAGTCACACGACCGCACAACTCCGAAAGATAATGCTCTCTGATTTTGTCGTGATATAGTCCGCATTTGCCCTTGTAGAGGTTCATGGCTACTTCTCTTGTATTTCTACCCATGGCAGAAATAATACCGGTTCCGGTAATCAATATCTTTTTATCCATTTTTATTTTCTTTTTATGTTATAAAACATATTTTCTATTTAAAAGCTTTTGCCCTTACAGGGCGTACACTGTTAACTCAACCTCGCCCATTCCCGTCTTGGCATCGATGGTGGTGTTTACCTTGTCTATGAGGCATTTCATACCGCCTATATTCCACCATTCCTGCCAGTGGTTCGGTATATCGGCCACTTGCGCTACGGTGGTGGTACATCTCACCATAAACTTCTTTCTGTTTAAGAGGAAGTAAGCGTAGGGGAGGACGAAGGTATCAAAGAGGCCACGGGAGCGAACCTTCTTAACCACCTTACCATTTTTATCTACCTCATCTTTATCACAAAGTACTACATTTTGATACTTCGGATCACTCAACCACGATGGTTCCTTGAAAGCACGTATCTTGAGTGAGAATTTTTCACCTTCGCCCGTTCCTTCCTGAATACCATTATAGTCAAATTCATTACCCATCATATCCAATGAATCGCATGCCAGGGCATACTTACCAGATACGGTACGCCATTTGGACGTTCCGAAGTGGTCGTAATTATAATCGTAAGACTGGCGGGTAGCATCGCTACCACCGCCTCGCATCAAAGCAACCGCATATCCCCAGCGTGAATCATCCTGCAACGGAGAGTTGCCATCATCGGTGCTCGAAGGGTCGTAGCTTTCTACGAGTGATAGTGTCTGCTGCATGTAGAAATCACAGAAAGCAGTAGAGATAGTCTGATTGATAATCTGCTCCACAAACTCATGCTCCATATCCTCATCTACATAAGCACAGAGGATAGGCTGACCGTCAGCGATAGTTACACCATATTTCTTGCCGTTGTAGGAGTCGATTGCCTCGTGAGAGCCATAGGCAGCTTCTATCTCTTTGAAATAGTTCACGTCATTAAACGGAACAGGAGTAAAATCTACCGAAATATCGTGAACGAAATCTTTGTTCTCATCACTGCAATCTCCATATTCTACACCCTTGAACTGACCTACTTCAAAGAGTACCGGTTTCAAGTCGGCTGTCGTGGTTGCATCACTATTCACTTTTACGCGATAAGCGTTGCCAGTCTTGCGGTCGATATAGCAGTGCTTATCTCCACTACTCAGATTATGGAAGAAATCGATGTAGTCGAGATTGTAGACCGTGGAATTATCGCCACTATCGGGCGCAGGGTAATCGATGTAGTCGTAATCGGTAGAGTAACCCATATTCTTGTTTCTACGGCTATCGAGTACATTCTGACGCTGATCTTTTGCATCACTCTCTGCAGAATAGCGCATACGCACACCTGTAATTTTCTCTGTCACCGGAATCATTGAATGAATATTGGCATGAAATGTTCTTGCCTTATCGCCACTCTTGCGCAGCACATCACGGGTGAGATAGGCTGTTACCTTCTTTTGTTCGTAATCATACGAAAACTTGATACCAAAGGCGCTTTCCAGCGAAGAGATAATGGTGCTTACACTCTCGTCGGGGAAATTCCCGCTGTTGGCTACCATATTGAGCACGTTCGCCTGAACATTGAACTTGCTGATTTTAGCCTCGATGCTGATACCGGTTACCTTGCCGCCATCATCGCGTACCTCACCTACCTGCACATGCTCGGTCGTACCCTCTGGTGTACGGAGGGTCAACTCCTGCACATCCTTATCCTCGGCTTTCACGATATTAATCTTTCCACCGCAACCGCGGCTTTCGAGCCATGAATTGATATGCTCCTGACTTTGAAAATAACCTGTCTTTATTTCACCAGCTTTCTTCTTCTTGGCGATGACTTCGGCATCAGTTTCGCTGTAATAAGTACCATGATGAGGATGTTGAATGGTATCGTAGCTGCATACGGTCGTGAAGAAGCAGAGGTGTTTCAAATCCTCTATCTCCATTAATGCCTTCTTGTCGAATGTAACACCAAGATAGTCAAAGAGGCAATCGAGGAAATAAAGCACATAGAAGCAGATACCAGACTGCGGGCGTTTTGCATCCAATACCCAATAAGGATAAAGGTCTTCATTCGTCCAGGTACAATCCTTCATGCTGATAATGCCGCTATCAGTTTTTTTTCCTTCTTCGTCCAAACCATGATGTTTATAACAGATACGTGCGTTGCAATAAGAAGCGGCTCTACCCGCGCCGTCGGTTTCACCATAGGCTGCGGCGGTATTGATGTAGTTTCCGTTACTAGCGATGGCAGGCTCATTTACAATGTGGTTCTGGGGATAGGAGCGCTCTGACATAATCTTAGCATCTCCTTTTTTGTGATGGGTGCCTGTAGTAGTCCATTCCACGCAATTAGCAGGATAAGAGAAACCGAGTGCCTGCGGTTCGAGAACCTTGCTTACGCTTACGTGGGCGGCTCTGATTTCGTGGATTTCCGTCTTATCATCCTTATGCTTACCTCCGGTAACAAAAACATTTACCTTTACCACAGGGTCGCTCTCTATATCCACCCTCACATTACCTATCTTCTCGCCGATGATAATCTGGTCCTTGACCGGAATATCACGACATTGCAGGTCGCTGATAAGCTCGCTGAAACTCTGGGTGCTGGCATCGATGTTCATACTGAGGGAATCGGTTATCTCCTCATCGTCCTGCATGACCAAGGTACCGCTGCGGAATGGCAGTCCGTCGGCATGAATGCGGGTAGGCAGGTGCTCCATGTTTACGGCTTTTACCGCTGCATGCACGTCTTCTATGTTCTTTACCAGCCAGCGGTTGCCATCTAGCGGAATAGAGAAAGGATAGGAGAACATTTCCGTATCGTTGAACACAGGGTTCTGGTCCTCTATATCTATAGAGAAATCATCGGGCAAAGCTACCGGCTTGTCATTGATTAATATCGTAAGATGCGAGTTCATATTCTGATTTTTTACCTTTTTACCTTTTTACTTTTTTACCTTTAAATAGCCTTTTTACCCTCTTAACATTATCTGTGCACTATCGTACAAATCTATGAGTCGATCGGTAAAAGTTTCGATGGTTGCCGTGCCAAAGGCATTGATTTTCTGATGCCCATGGTCGTGAAGGGTGCCATCGGTAATGAAGACTACACTCTGGTCGTAGCTCTCTGCCTCGCTGCCCGTCACCAGGTGGGCATAGTTTCGGGCGATACCGTAACCTGCCTTGATGGTTGCCTTGCTGCCATCCAATAACTCTATCTTGCAGCCTTCATTCATTACGAGGGCGGTAGCGGCATTATGAAGGATGACGTGCGCCTTGCCGAGGACGTATATCTTTCGGGAGGAGTAGAGATGTATCACCTCGTCTGTATCGCCCACAAGGACGGTTCCGGTAGGCGAATCTTCGTTGTAGAAGATGCCACCCTGATTTATATCTGCCTTGAACTCCGGATATACGGCTTTGAAGGCATCGATTACCTGCTGCGGTACCTCGGTGATTAAGCCATGCCAGTACTTGCGCCACGCCTCGCACATATCCGGAATGCTCTGCGTGCTTTTGAAGGCATGCTGGGATTCCTGGCAGTTCCCGCTCTGGGCGAGGATATTGACGCAAAGGGTTTTAAAACGCTGCGTGCGCTGTTCTTGGGTTTCTTTATTCTTTGCCATTGCTTTTTTCTTTTTATTTATATGGCAAAGATAGGGGGTTTTTTCTTATTAGGGGGGACATAAAAAAAGAACCCAGCGATTGAATCGCTGGGAACGGGGGCGAGATGGAATTATGCTTCGGGATCCTCTTTGGCTTCTTCTATAGTCTTTGTGAGAATAGCTTCATAGCCGGAAAGCTCCTCTTCGGTCACGATGTCAGAGTAATCCTGGCGAAGTTGGTCTATGCGCTCCTTGATGCCTTTCACTCTCGTCTGGGTAGATGGCTTATCCTTGCGAAGGATATACTTGATGCGGGCATCGGCTTCTGCCTTGTGCTTGGCGGCTGCATCACGGGCTGCCTTTACTTCCGGACGATCGTTGGCTATCTTCTCGGCTACCTGCTCGGCAAAATGAGGGTCACGAGACTGCGCCTTCTCATAGAACGGCTTGAACTGGGTGCGGAGGGTCTGAGGGTCGATAGTAAAGGCTTTCTTTGCATAGGCGATATACTCAGGGTCTCCGGTCTTCTCGCTCAGTCGCAGGTAACACTCACCCATCTCTCTATCTACTGCCTTAAATATCTCCGGAAGAATATCGCTTTCGATTTCTACGGCTCTTGTGGCGAGAGCGGCAATCTCATCCTCGGTATAGATGGCGCTTTTGCCTTGTGAGATGGCTTTCTCGTTGGCTTCTGCCACCGTCTTAGCCTGCTCTGCTTTACTTGCCATCTCGTTGCGGAGTTCACACACGGTGTTCACCTGCTCCTGAAGGGCTGTAGAGAGGAACGGGCGCAACTGCATCAGGTTTGGCATTGTGGCAGCGATACTTTCGCCATTAGGGTTGGCTACGATACCGTTGTAAGTGAGTGGCTGCAGGGTGGTGTCCGGTTTCAGGCTAGGGAAGAGAGACTGCTTCGCCTCTTCCAGGGCTTTCTGCTTCTGAAGTTCTGCATAGGCAGCCTGTTCCTGCTTGGTAGGTCGGCCAACACGCCGCTTGTCGGTAGCAGATGATGCAGCGTTGACTTGAGAGTTGCTGTAGCTGTTGAGATAGGCTATCATCTGTCGGGTACGGCGATGATAATCTTTAAACTTGCGAGAGTTCTCAATAAACGAACGTGCGTTACTTGCACCTTCCAGTAGAGACAATCCCTGCTCATAGGCATCTTTCTGTTCCTGAGTAAGCATTCTTGCGCCGATAGCTGGCTTCAAGATACTGATGATTTCCTGTAAAGATAAATTTTCCATAAATCCTTGTTGTTGTTATTTATTTGAAAATTAAGAATATTTTTTGCCTGTTTTAGGCTTGATTCCAGATTAAACGTCAAATTAAGCGGTTTTTGAAACGCTTGATATGACATTAATGCGGAAATAAGTCTTAGCACAGGATAGGAGTAACGAAGATACGAGAACCTTTTTGGTTGTTGTCGTAACCTTCGCTGCCACCTTTGTTATCCGATGATGAAACAATGGAGGCGTTACTCATCGATGATGAAGAGGTACTGCCTTCTACGGCACTCTCAGCTTTGACTGCATCGAGTTTGGCTTGCTTCTCGGCTTCCTCTTTCTTCAGCAACCGATGAATGCTTTCCCTTACGGTGATGACATCATTGTGCGCTGTGGAGCGGGTCAATTTATCAAAATTGATAACTGATGTACGCTCCTTGAGATAGGCGGCTACAAGCTGGCGTGCCTTCTTCAGCATCTTGTCGTTCTCATCGGCTTGCAGGAGACGAGGAATGAAGTCTTCGCCAAAAGCTTCTTCCAGATACTCGCTCTGAATGAAAAGCATATCTGGGATGAGACGGACGAACTTATCTCTGTTGCCGTAAATATCAAGATATGGCTGCAAAGACTCGCAGGTAGGGAAAAGCAGATTCCGATGATAGTAATAGTACTTGCTCTCCTGCCAAAGGGTTACGATTTTCTCTATCGCTTCATGCTGCTTTGCCTCGGTTTCAGCTGCATTATCTTTGCCGCTATCGGTTCCTTCATCTGTTCCTTCAGATGAGGAACCCTGGTTACTGCCATCTGAAGGGGTGCTGCCTTCTACACCATCGCCCGCTGTATCGATAGGCATAGGGGTATTCACTTCCTTTGCCCATCCCTCCAAGAGGGAAAGCAGGTTATTGAGCGAGGTCATTGCTGACTGGCGATAGCTTTCCTTGCCTTGAGCAATCTGCTTGTCGGTGGCTACGGCATAGTCGTTGCTGGAGGCTACGTTGATACCGGAGCCATTCACAGAAAGGGCTTGCTTCTCGATGTTCTGCGCCATCGCATCATTCACAATCATGCGCTGGGCTAAAAGCAGAAGCTCATTCCATGGGTCGTTGACGTAGGTACCATCAGCAACCGCATCGCAGAAGACTGAGGGTTCTATGCTCGCATACTGCTTGCAGAGACGGTCGTATAGGGATGCTCCCAAGCGAGGCTTCAAAAAGTCCTTTTCGCTGTTGTCGAGCATACCCTGCAGGTTGGCTACATCGTCCACGGCATTGCTGGGGAGATGGAGCCTAAGTTCTTGATTCGTAAAGAGTATCATATCCTTATTTTTTTACCTTTTTACTTTTTTACTTTTTTACCTTTAAGAGACCTCTTGTTTCGCCACTCCGGTCTTCGAGTTATCGAGGGTAGTCAATACCTCCCGGTCAACCTGCCATACCAGGTGCTCGTCCCAATCGTTGAAGCGGCTCAAGACTTCCAGCGGGCGTATCATCAACTGCTGCAATGGGGCAAACTGAATCTGCTTGACCAGGAAACGCTCTCTCAGGTCGGTACCGCCAGAGGACGCTGTATCACCAGGGGTGTTGCCGATGAGCTTTGCATCGAGACCCATGGCAAAGAAGATGATGCTGCTTATTTCCTGTAACTCGGTCTTGTCGGCATTCGCCTGATCATTTGCCTTGGTTTCGATTTCCACGATTTCCCAAGCCTTGTGCTCCTTTCCGTCGCTTCCCGTAAAGGCAGAAGAGATGAGTGCCTGACCTGCATTATCAGGGTTGGCGAGCCATGTATTGATGGAAGTGAAGATTTCATTCTGAATCTCACCCTGGGTTTTCTTTTTCTTCTCACCCTGCTGCTGATAGAGCCTGCTGATATAGTCCTGGTGGATATAGATGACACGACCGATGATGTTGCTGTTGCGCTTTCGGGTGAGGCGGTCATCTACGATGGTGAAGGCATATTCAAAGATGCTGCCGGCAAAGATGGAGTGCCAAAGGGCATCGGCATAATACGGACCACCGAAATCACGTGGCGACATGATGAAGCGGGTAGGGCGTTTCTTGCGGCTTACCTGCTTCTGACGTGCCTCACGTATCTTGCGCTGCAAATCCTTTACGGCTGATGTGGTAGGGAGATAAGGGATAGCCGCTATCTTGCGGTCTTCCTCCTTCTGCACACCGACGTATTGGGTTGGGTCGAGCCACTGGTTGCTGACGTAGGCATAGTTGATGCGGTAGTTCTCGTCCATTCGTTCCAGTCGGGTGGTGAAAATACTGCGATGCTTCAGACCGATTACCTTCGGGGTCCATTGAGCGGTAGGAACAGCCTTGCCGTTTTCGTCGAGGGAACGCTGATTAAGCTGAAGTTCTACAAAGCATTGTGACATCAGAGCCATATCTCCTGCCAGGTCGAGGAAGGTCTGCATCAGGTCGTTATTCTCTATGAAATCACGAAGCTGGGTATTGGTTTCTTCCCATTTGTGGAGGGCTTCTTTCAGAGATTTCATCTCCTCGCTTTCCTCTTCATCGGAGGATAAGACCTGCGATGAAATCGCAGGGAACGGAGTCTCCTCTTGCTGAGACTGCCCGTTCTGGCTCTGCTGCTCGCTCTGGCGCTTGGCTTCGGCGGCTGCCTCTTCCTTGGCTTTGAGGTCGGCTATCTGACCACGGAGCAGAACTCCTGCACTCTCGTAGGGGATATATTTCTCTGTGATGTTTCCGCCTACATACTGGGTATAGTGATACTTTGGGGCGGGACCGCGACCTACCAGTATCTTCTTGATGTAATCAACTCCTGCTGCCGTAAAGGGCGACATACGGGAGAGCATCCAGATAAGGTTTGGCAGTCGGTTGGACATACCCCATTCCATAAAGCCTAAGCCTTCGGTACCTACGTCTTTCGGTTTACCCATGTTCTCGCCGCCACTTGATGCAAAGATTGTGGAGACTTGCTGACGTGCTGCAGAACCGCTTGCGTCGCCACCGCTTGCCGACATACCGGCTGTGGTCAGGAGCATGCTGTGAACGTAGTCGTTCCAGGAGAAGACTTTACCGCCACCATTCTTAAGCGGCGTAAAGGCATCCGGGCGAACGGCTACATAGCCTGCATCTTTCAGTTCCTCACTACGCTGTTGGAGCTGCTGCAGGTTGGTTACTCTGTTTCTGTTTTTGCTTGCCATTTTTTTTGCGTTTCTTTTTTTTATGTTATCCTGAATATGATTGAAAGAGAGAAGGGTGGCGATATACGCACACCCGCTTTATCTCCTTGTTTCTGAGTGTAAAGTTAGGGCTTTTTATGGTTTTGGTGGGGACAAAGAGGGGAGGGGACCAGCGATAGAATCGCTGGGAACGGAGGCTCCTCTTCTTATTCATAATTAATAATGATCATAAAATCTTTGGCGATGGAGGAGATGGCGTTACTGATACCCCCCCCGATTTCTAACCTTTGGGAGTGAGGGTTGGAGTACCAATCACCATCGGCTCTGCCTCTGCTTGCGCAGGTTCTTATTCGTATTGTTGCCATAAAAGATTATCTTTCGTTACGGTGGAAATGCAGTTACTCCAGGGGTAGGAGCTTGGGCGATGATACTTATCCTGATAGCGGCAACCGCCTCTGTCGCCGTGTATCTTGCGATATGCCTTCGCTTCCTCGGTGCGATAGTGGGTAATGATGGCTTGCTTAATCATACTCCACAAATATTTTGGGATGAAGTCCACCTCCCCCACATGTATTACAAGCAGGGGCTATGCCTTTTACCGAATACACTCGTTTTGCCAGTTGAAAGCGCTTATCAAAAGGAGGCGTATTCAGCAAGCCTACTACTATCGTATGTATTTCGTTCATAACTTTTCTTTATTCATATCTGAAGGCAAGGAGATTATCCTTCGTGTGGAAGGTACCGATGCACTGCATCAGGAAGCTGTCACGGAAGAAGATGGCTTTATCACGATAATCGTTGGTGCCAGTCTGCTTGCGTACTTCCTTGGCGTGCTCTGTTCTTGCCTCGTGAATGGCTAATATCTTAATCATATTCTATTAATACAAGGGGTGGCATATCATTAGGGTCATTCTCTTTCTCTTCGGAAGGAGGAATACTGCCTTTATCTATTATAACCTTATTCATACTCTAATAATATTTTCGGTTTATCAACATCATGCCCTTTGCCCCCCCCACAAAGGCATAGGGCAATACCTTTCGGATGCACGATAATGCCATTTTGGGATGGACTATAAGAACCGAGGATAATAGGACGATTACAAATCATTTCTTCTCCAAAAACTGATGATACAAATTATCTAACTTTGGATTTTGGAACTTGCCGTTCTCTTTCCAGTCATTGAACAGCGGCATGATGATGTCCTCGTGAGCAGAAGAAATCTCCTCCTGCAGTTCTTTTAGAGTGCAATTCCAAAGATGCGCCTCTTCTATATAAAGAGTGAGGATGGCTTTCAATGCCATTGCATTCTCGTGGCTCGGCTCTATCTCGAACTGATGGAAGACGCAGGTGTCTTTATCGTTTGCCTGGAGGAATTTGCTGACGGCTTCATCTTTCAGGAAGAACCTTGTATCTACTTCTTCCTGCAACACATCTTCCAGCTTTCTCTTCAGCGGAATAGGGTCGGGGAACTGGTAATCGAAGGCTACATCTTTTCTCATCGAGAGGCAGAATACTCGGTCGCGGTTCTGCGGAACACCATAGTCTTTGGCATTGAGTCTTGCCCATCGGCTTACGTAACCGAGAGATGAGAGCTTATCAAGCCACTTCTGAAAATCGGGCATAAACTTCTCACTTACCAGGGCTGCCACATTCTCCTGGAGTAGATACTTCGGTCGCAATACTTCCACGGCATCGGCTACTCGCCACAATAATGCCGAGCGGGTATCGGAACCTTCCTTCAAACCCATCTGCTTGCCGGCTTGCGATATATCCTGACAAGGTGAGGAATAGGTAAAGAGGTCGATTTCTTGCCCCCCCACATTACGCTTTACCTGTTGCCAGTCGATTTTGGTTATATCGCCCAAGGCTTTGTCGGCAAACTGCGGAAAGATGAGATTGTGCATCTGACAGGCATACTTATCTATATCGCTCCAGCCTACACACGTCCAGCGGAAATCAGGGTGCTGCTGGGCGAGGACATCGGCTGCCATCAACTGCGAGTCGTAACCGGAGAAGGTGGTGAGGATAAGTTTCTCGCCATGGTTCTTATCTACCGGATAGGTAGGGAGTTGGTCTTCTGGGAAGAAATCGGCAAAAAATGAAGTCTGCGCCTCATGCTTCGGTTCTTTCGGGTACCAGAGTTGCTGATAGATGGCTGCGAGCACATCTACCACGATGGAGTTACCTGCCTGCTTGTATTGCTGACTGGCTGATACTGCCATATCTTCTGCCTTTCCCTTGCTCTTATAGCCGGCTACTCGCTCGGCTGCCTGGGCGTTGGTACTTTGCATCGTGCGGATCACATCATCACGCACACCCATCAGTCGAAAACACTCGAAGGGTGTCAGCTTTCGGATGGCATAAGACTTAATGGTCTTATCCTTGAAATTGAACTTTGTTATCATCTTGTTTTGCTCTATAAATCTTTTCTTTGTTTATAATTCTACGAATACAAACGGATTGCTGCTGGCTGCCGTGAGTGTATTCACCATTTTACCCCCCCCAACTGTGCGGCTGCGTCTTAGGGCAGAGGTAGGGTAGTTCAAATCGGCTACACCGGGTGCAGGGCAATCGGTATAGCCTTGCTCTGTAGCCTGACGGATGCGCAGGAATGTTTCTCCTTCTATATCCACGATTTCAAGAAACGGACGGTCGGAGGTGGAGTATATCCGATAGAGAGAACCATCTGGATAAAAGCCATATCTCTTTCCGTTCAAGATAATCGTTCCTCGCTTGTATTGAGGTTGGTTATTGCTACTCATACTCTATCATTATGCAGTGTGGGCATTTATAATCGGTGGCTCTGAGCGCAGAAGAAAGCTCCCCCCCATTTCTTCCATTCCTGTTTACGGCTCAAAGGGTGTACAGATGCCTTTACATCTATCATTTGTTCCTCCTCATCTTTTCCATTTCCTCATTCTCTTTCGACAACCTTTCGAGATGTTCGAGAACGAGGGAATAAGACTGAGTATTGACCTGATCTTCCGTTAGGCCGACATACTTCTGCATCGTAGCGGTGGTGACGGTGTAGATCTCCATCGGGGTTTGCGGCTTGGTGTTGTTTGCCTTCTGTACCTTGAACACGTGAGGGTAGCGATGAGCTAGGGTGTGCATGATGCCCGTCCACCAGAAGAGGATGACCTGCCAGTTTGCCTCTGGGAAATTGACGAAATACTTTGCGTTCTCGGTGAACTGCTTTGACTCGTAATGAAAATCGTATTTCGTGATGCCTGTTGTCGGATCGACGTACTGGGTGGTGGTGTTGAAGATGGTGGCAAGGAACATGTTTCTGGCGCTAGCTACGCTCTGAGCTTGCGTCTGAAGTTGCTCCTCGATGAACTTATCCATCTGCTTCATCTTTACCAGGTTATTGCTTAACTTGGTGTAGGTCTGCATCATATCGCTAGCAAAACGGTATTGCTGCCAGGAAAAGCCATCGAGGTCTGTACTCGGACCGCGGAAGGCTTTGGCACGACGATACCACTTGGCTTTCTGTCCGATGAGCGGATAGGGGAAGAGGGTGAGGAAATTGCCGCTGTCTGCATCCAGCCAGTCGAGAAGACCTGCGCCCTGAGCGATATACTCAGGGGAGGTTTTATCCTTGGTCTTGGCTTTCGGAGAGAGCCAATAGTTGAGCTGCCAAAGATAGAGGGGAAAGTGGCTGCCGGACTGCGGACCAGCGATAGAATCGCTGGGAACGGGGGCGCAGAGGGAGAGGAGCTTCTTCAGAAGGCTCTTCTTCTGCGGCTCTATGCTTACCAGGTAGTGCTGCTCATTGATAGGCATGCGAGGGTCGGGATAGGCATTGATGCCTATTCCGGCAAAAAGGAAGAAAACGGCTATCTTCACCTTCTGCATATCGAAGGGGTGATAGCGGTCTGCCTTGGCTATCTGCTCCAGCATGATGAGGGCAATCTGCTCCAGCTGGGTAGGGGTGCATTGGTTCCAGCCGCGGGGGATGGTGAGGTTTATCTGTTCTTGCATAATCATTTTTTTTAGTGTTGATTGTTGAGTGTTGAATGTTGAATTGCCTCACGGACTCGATGGCGTATTCCTAATTCAACATTCAACACTCAACATTCAACACTCAATTTACCTTTAAAATATGATTTTCTTGCCGCCATTGGCGATGAGGGAGCCGTATTTGATGGCTTCTAATCTGCGGAGCCAGCCTTTCTCAAATACCTTCTGACTAGGGTGCTTGGCGATGATGCCGGAGATGTATTGCTTGCGGCGTACCTTGATGCGGGCGAAGAACTGACTAGGGTTCTGGGCGTTGAGGGCAGCGAGGGTCTGCTTGCCTACGATGCCATCGGCTGTTACGCCCAGCATGGCTTGCACGAGGGTGATGCCTGGAGTACCGCTAGACCATACCCAATCTACCAGAATGTTGGCAATGCTCTGGTCTTTGATGCCATCGGCTTTCCATCGGTTCCAATAACAGCGGCGAAGGATGGCAGTGAAATCGGCTTTGGTGATAAGCTTTACATCCTTTGCATCGATGCGGCCATCATGGTTCTTGTCATAACCTTGGGTTTGCCAGGTTTTCAGCGTTACGCCCATGTTGGTAGGGCCGCCCTTGTCGTTGGGGTGGTTTACGTAACCTCCTTCAAAGGAGAGAATGAAATCTGCAAGAGGTTGAATCTTTGCCATATATTTTCTGTTTTATCGTTTTTATTTCTTCTGAGGGCAAAGATAGGGGTTTCTATTTTATTCGAGGGGACAAAGAAAGCCTCCCTACGACTTTCACAGTCGCAAAGAGGCTTCAAAAAATGTTATCCCAATCTTTTTACTTTAAAAACTTGCACTCGCTAGTGCGAAATCCATATCACCTATATCAAAACAAACTACATCGTAGCGTGAGCGAACATATAGTCCCATATCTTGGTACAATCGTCTTCTTCGGGTTGCCAGTCTGCATCCTGGAAATAGAAGAGATAAGCTGCCTTGATGATTTCATCTTCTGTCATATCGCTGCACAGGTCAGCATACATGGCATTGAAGGCAACATACTTATCCCAATCGTTCACCTTATTATGGAACTTCATGCCCTTGGTAACATTCGCTATCTGCGATTTGGTCCAGTGTGCGCCGCTTCCTACAAATTCGCCATTCTCACCTTTCTTGTTATACACAAGATGGCAGACATCATGGTTGGCCATTTTCTCGCTGTAATGACGGTCATAGAACACTGCGTGCTGATGACGGAGAATGCACCAGTACAATTCCGGATTTGTTTCCTCTAAGGAGGCGAGGTCGCAGCTCAACTGTTCCATCGCCTCCATCATCTTCTTCTCGGTAGCCACGCCGTGAGCGCGGGCTTGATCTATCAACTGAATATACTTCATCGTTTCTTACCTTTCCTTTTGTTGGTGGATAGTCATGCGATGGCGAATGTTAAAGGAGCATCGCACACGAAAGTCTTGCTACAGGAGCAGCAGGCTACCTTGACAAGACGGTTTTTCACGCTGTCAAGAGATGTGGTAACGTTCGTGAAAAGTGAAGCTACCTGCGATTTAAGCACGTCGATGTTGGCGTTGGCAGCGGCATTGTATGCCATCTGCTCTGCGTTGACCGCCTGTTGCGCATCCTTGTTGGCATCCACTTTGTTTTCGAGCTGGCGAATCTTACCGTCGAGATACTGAGTTACCTCTACCAACTTCTTGTCGGCATAGTTCTCGCTCTTTGGGATAGCAAGTTCCGTCTTCAATGTAGCGTTCTCCTGCATAAGGTTGGTCTCACCCTTGGTTGCAAAGCGTGAATCCGAGTCACCTGGGGTGGCTGCCATGCCATTGTTGCCTCTACCGAGGTTGAACAAGGAAGCACCGCCACCCAGTAAACTGGTAGCCAAACCTGCGATACCAATTCCAAGGGCGGTATTACCCAATCCCTTGCTGGCAACATCATAGTTGCCATCATTCGTTTTTACCTGCATAGTTTTTTGTGTTTAAATTCTTCCAATATCGGAATCGTATGCAAAGGTAATAGGAATGAAGTAAACAGAAAAGCCCCGGTATCTTGCCTTATCTTACTAAGGCGCAATACCGAGGCTTTGATTTATAGAGTAAATTGCCAATGGAACTCATTGGATAGGGGAGCGATTATTCATCGTTTTCGCCGGGCGTAGAGGTTTCATCATTGACAGATGCTACCTGCTTACTCCGCTTAGATGACTGCCGTGAAGCGGAATTGGTATCGCTCTTTTCAGTTCCGCTTACGCTCCCCCCGGTGTGCCTGCACCGTTAAGGAGAGAATCCCAGCCATCTTCTGGTGCGGCAATCTCATAGCGGCCATACATGGTCGGACTGAGAGAACCGCTCAGTGCCACTGTACGGTCATCCTCAGGTTTTTTGCCCGTGTCTCCCTTAATATTACCGGAGTCGTACTTGAAGTCGTGCTGCTTGTCATAAACGATGATAGATTTATCACCATCCTCAATGATGTAACCACACTTGAGGTTATTGAGACCACGAGCCACAAAAGCAGTGGGGGCGTTTACGCTCTCAAGAACGTAGTCCAAGGTCTGCTTGAAACCCTTCTTGAAACCGAGGTTCTCCCAGGTGTGACCCTGACCGCCATCCTGGCACTCAAACTTGTAGAGACCCTTACCTGGCTTGAAGGACGCACGAGTCAGCGCTGCATAGGTGTTCTTACCTGCCTCTGGTGAGAGAGGGGCAGCAAGATCACTCTTGATAAAGACATATACGTTTACGCCAAGACCGCCGAAGTTTTCCAAGCAATCGTTCTCGGAAAGCAGATCCTTGATCTCTGGGCATGTTACTGTTTCTGCCATAATTGTATCTTTTTTGATGATTAAACGAAATGGCGGCGGAAGCCATATTCCGCCAGGTCAGGCGACCGCCGCCGAGGATTTATAGAGGGAATACCTTTTCTGCCTGTTGGACCAGTGATGGAATCGCTGGGGACGGGGGCAGGAGAGGGCTAACCCTGCTTCTTGAAGAAGGCGGTGAAGCCCTGGCTCATGCCCGTTGCAGCGAACTGGATCTTCTTCACCTTGCTGCCGGTGCTCCAGTGGTCGAAGATGTAGCTGGTACCATCTACTGCCTCAAGAGTAACAATAGCGTTAGGAGTTGTCTCCACTGGCTTAGTGTAATCAGCATCGTTCACCTTCACATGACCATCAATCTCTCCCTCTGCGCTAGCTACGGTCTTGGCAAGAGTAACGGTAATGTTAGACTCGGTGTAGTCGCCTGAAACGAACTCTGCGCTTTCGAGGGCACCGTCTGTCATTGCGAAGGCCCAAGAGAATGGATTCTCTACATAACAGCCCTGAATACTTTGTGCCTGAATAGTGATGTCTCTCAGGTCGTCTGGACTGCCTTCACCAATCATAACCCTAGTGTCGTTACCCTCAGAATCTACTGCGTAAACAAGGTTGTTTTCGATAGAGAAGAGGATGCGATCACCGACACCCAAGCCCTCAACTGGAACGATGGTACACTTAGGAAGCTCTGGGATAACGTAATTACCGCCATCTACCACATTGAGCTTATGAGTGCCGTATGACTGGAGTGCGTAAGCATCAGAGATAGCGATGGCTGTCTCAGGAGTCATGTAAGCGAGAACCTTCTGACGACGCATGCGTGGGTCCAGTTTCATGTAAACATCACGGAAGATCTTGTATGCAGAGCTGTCTGTTGCATCAGCTGGTGCAGAGATAGCTTCGCAGTGAATGAGGTTGTGGTTAGCCTCGCTGATAAGACCGTCCTCAATATCGTGCTTAATACCGGTAAGGAAGCCATCATAGAGAGCCATAGACTTCTCCAGATTTGAAGCGCCAGGAACGTCTCTATCAATGTCACCCCACCAGAGGTTGTTGTAAAGGTCGTCGGCGTAAGTCTTCAATACCGCTTCGATAGCTACGGTAGAAAGAGGATAAGCGCCATGTGAGTCTGTACCAAGGTTTGTCTCACAATAGCGGTCTATGTTATCGGTACCGTGGAACCAAGCGAGCTTGGCTGTCAACTTACGTTCCTTGAGGAAACCGATTTCACTGTTCAACTTAGGATTTACATCCTTACGGCGAGTAGTACCACCCTTACGGATAAATACATTAATAGTGCGCTGATACTGGATGCCGCTGATAGTCTTGATGCCAAGACGCTTCATCTCCTCAGGGTTAGCGTAAGATGGACCCTGAACAACGCTCTTGAATACCTGGTTAGCGACCTCTCTAAGGGCGCTGATACCAATAAAGTTGTTTGGTATTGCCATAATTAAAATTCAAATTTTGCTTATTTATGTATGTGATTTAAATTTCAAAAACTAGAGGAGACCATTTTCTCTCTTGTACTCCTCGATAGCTTTCTTTGAACCTACTGGGTCGGCTGGATTCCAGGTTGGGTAGCCTGTCTTTGCGGTTTCTACCTTTGCGCCCTCACCGTTGTTCTGAGGTGCGGCACCCTGCGCTGGCTCCTCACCTGGGTTCTCGTTCAGCTCGGCAATCTGAGCGTCCTTGTCGGCGATGGTCTGCTGGGCAGTCGCGAGTGAAGCCTGGGCAGTCTTCAACTCCTCATCTGCCTTTGCCTTCTCCTCATCGGCCTTAGCCTTTGCCTCTTTCAGGTTCTTGATTTCCTCGTCCTTCTGGGCGATGGTTTCAGCGAGTGCGTCGTGCTTTGCCTGAAGGTCAGCAAGATTCTGCTCTGCTGTGGTGGCTTTCTGCTTGGCATCAGCCACAGCCTGCTCCTGCGATGCGAGATGAGCTTCGAGGGTATCGAGCAACGGGGCATTCATGAATGCGCCTTCCTCCTTTACCTCAATCTGCTGACCATCCTGCATACCGCAAGCGGCATTGATCTTTGAATAATTTGCCATATTGATTGATTTTTGTGAAATAGTATGTTGATGATTTTCTTGTACAATAGATGCAGATGCCTGCTCCGGCTCGTTCTCTTCCGGTTCAGGCTTTTGGATAGAAGCCTCTCGATTGATAGGCTCGGCTGTGCCGTTGTAGAGAGCGAAGCAACGCTGAACGCACCCCATAAAGGTAGACTGGTCGTCCATAAGGATTCCCTTTACGTCTTCAGCATTGAATACCTTACCTTTCAGGTGAACATCCTCGATAGCGTTAGGACAGGCTTTCTTCACATCGGCTCTGAACTCCACGCCCAACTCGGAAAGCTCTTTGATAAGCTCCTTGTTGTCATTCTTGTTGGCGATGTCACGGTAAGCCTTATTCTTGTCGAAAGACTCTGGATCGTACTCCTCGTGATAAGTCTCATCGGTATATTTATCCTTTGAGCCATTAGCCAAAGTATAGAAGGCAGCCATCACGCCGATGCAACCAACCTGGTCTTTCGGATTCAAGTAATATCGCTCATCGCAAAGAGAAGCGAGATACATACCTGCACTGGCACACATTCCATCTACCAGGGCGATGACCTTCTGACCCTTGGAGTGGGCATAGTCGATAGCAAGTGCATAATCGTTTTTAGCCCAAGCCGAACCGCCAGGAGTATTAATGATAAAAAGATGACCTCGGCAAAGCGGATGGTCAGCTGCACGCATCATCATATCGCGATGGTCGATAGAACCATAAGAGCAATATCCACCATTTCGAGTGATAGGACCATCTACGGTGAGAACCGAAACAAACGGGAAGTTCTGTGCCCGCTCATCCTCCTCCGGATAGTCGAGCTGATAGTTAGCTCTCACCTGCTTGCCATCCTCGGAAATCTGATATTCCTCCGGATAGTAGGTGTTGCCTTCAGCATCCTCCGCAGTGACGAATCCACAAGTCCTTTCCGGTTTGGTAAACTCTGTGTGAGTATTTAGGTTCTGCTCAATCGATTTACGAATGCCATGCACGAAATCGGGGTTCACCATCCACTTCTTCTCGGTCAGAATTTCATAAAGACCTTTCATGTGGGTAATAAATTTTTAAAAATAAATGTATGTTATCGTTATCCTGAATACAAATCTCCTTACCTTATTTAGCAAAAGAAGACCTTTCAATATTTCTGACGGCAAAGGTAAAGGAAATACATGGGCATATAGGGACAAAATAAAGGTAAAAAGGTAAAAAAACAAAAAGCCCTGCGATCCTCACGGACAGCAGGGCTAAAATTAATATAAAATTTCGATACTTATGAATTATATGTTTTCAAAAACTAGAAGATAATTAAGTACTATAAATTTATGATTGATTAAGCAATCGTTATCGGAATAAACTCTGACATCGCCTGACAGGTAGCCGTGATGCTGCGGGTCTCAGCATCCATCTGGATAGTTACCGATGGAGCGATACTGAAGGTACCAGGTATCGTATGGCACAGATAAAGTGAATCATCCTGCTTACGCAAGACTATATAATAGTCCTTTCCGTGCATATTCTTGATGATTTCGGGCATATTCGCCTTGCCATCACTGATATTGGCGGTAATCTCGAACTTGAAGACGGTACCATTGCCTCCCTCTGAAGAGGTCTCTTTGGCAGTAATGCTGTCAGATATTACATAATTGTCGCCTTCGCTGGTGGCAAGATGGAGTGCTTCGCCGGCAAACTTGCAGCCATTCATATTCAATATCAGCGGTATGCTGAAGGGGATAGGAACGGAACTTTCCCTTACGGCATAAAAATAAGCATCGGTTACTCCATCCAGAAATAACTCTCTGCAACTATCAGGTAACTTCATATCTTTTCCTTGATTTAGCTATTATTTAGCTTTTGTTTATATATAAATTAACACCTATTATACAAGATGTAAAATCATAGCCACTGCACTTCGTCGATGCGGTTAGGCTTGTCACGACTATCTTTATATTGCATATCCACACAGGAATAGCTCTTGAAGAAGCAATGCTCCGTGCGGAACCATCTGCCGATGATTCGGCGCAATACGTCTTTCTCTTCCTCGCTGACTTCTATACCGTAGCGCATTAAATAACGCTCCAGCATGGCGTTATGGGAACGGGCGATAACCCTTCCTTTGGAGGTACAGAAGTCGAAGGTGGAGAGTGCCCATTCTACCAGACTGCGCTTGAAATCATTGTTCAATGAGACCGCCAGGGCCCGCATGCCGTTCGTATCGAGTGTAAAGGTAGGCTTTACCGGATAAACAGTATCGACAACTTCTACCTCGCTCGGCAAGCGGATGCAGAGATAATCATCGTGTGAACCCTTGCCATCGGTAAGGCGGCCATTGAGCTGCTGAACTTCCTGGAAGGTGAGCCAGCTTCCGACATCACGGCGCATCATTACCTTGCCTCCGGCAGGATGCCTACCCGTGAGCATATTGCACCATTGCTGCTGCGAGAAACAGCCGAGGTCAATACGGTTGCTTTTCGCAGGGGCGCTAATAAGCGAATTGCGCATGATGAACTGCTCGTGTGAGTAGTTGCTGAACACCACCGGCTCATCCTTTGCCAGGGTGAACTTAGGGTCGCGGTGCCGGAAAAACTGGCAGCGGGATGTGGGGAGACGGAGATAGATATTTGGCACCTTTTCTAATTTATAATTTATAGTTGATAGGGCAGGCTTGCTAAAAGAACCTAGCAATGGAATTGCTGGGAACGGGGGCTAGATAGCGCTAGCCTTCTATCAACTATTAATTGTTAACTGTTAACTATTTCATTGCGATGCCTTTCTCCATGGCGTAATGGAGCATGATGGCATCGGTGATGTAGAGAAAATATTTCTGCATGCTGTTGCCTTCCTTCGGGCGTGGTACCAGCTTATCAAGCTTGGCAGTCTGGTCCTCGCTGAGATTAGCGATGAGTTTCATGCCGTCGATATAGCAGCCGCCGGATTCCGTCTTGGCGATGAAACTTTCGTTGAACTTCTTGTCTTCTCCGAAGAAGAGGTTGATGGCTTCCACCATCTGATCCTGTGTGAAACCGGGAAGGGTAGGATGCAGCTTGCGGTACTTCTGCGAATAGGTCTTCATACGCTTATCCATATAGATATTGATGCTGTCGGCATACTCATAGTAGAGGGCGTAATCTTTCGATTTCTCGTCTTTCTTACGGGCAAAATCGAAGAAACCGCTCAACTGACGGAGGCTTGCCATCACGCCGTCAAACTGCTGAAACTCACTGGCACCTTTGAAGATTTCCAGCATATCGCCCTTCACCTGGGTAAGCAGGTTTTCGAGCATTTCAGAGAGGAACGTTATCTTATCGAGATTGGTATTCAGCTGGTCTACCTTCGCCTGTATGCCCGGACGGCTGTAGTCTACGTAGTAACGTATCAGATGGCCGAAGTTAAGGAAGTCGTAAGTTACCTCACTATGCAGATTTACCTGTACTAGCAGGTCATAGATGGAATTTGCCAGTTTGCTATCCTTATCCTGGATAGCCTTAATGAGTGATAACATCTGAGGCGAACCCTGCGGTATGCGGTTGGCAGCACGTACCAGTTCGTTTCGGTTGCGCACGGCATCGGCAAACTTCGGATCTGCGAAGAGCGTCTCCAGGGTTTTAACGTATACATCAGCAGGCACATCCTTGAAGTTGAAGGTGTAGATGGTAGGGAGGTTTCTTATTTGCGCCTCACGCTTGGCCATCGCCTGCTGCTGGTGTTTCTTGTTTTTTGTTCCCATTGCTTTTTACTTTTTTTGCTTACGGACCAGCGATAGAATCGCTGGGAACGGAAGCTCTATTTATCATAATGAGCGTTAGAGATATTGAGGAGAGGGGAGCGGTTATCGCTCATCGCCTTCACCGGCTATCACATGACGCTCCTTGCGGGAGGCAAGCTTTGCCAGGTTCTCCTCGGCTACTTCTTCGAGGCTTACACCCATCACATGGGCGAGTCCTGCGGTCTGCCAGAGAATATCTCCGATTTCGGAAAGCATCAGCTTGCGCTCTTCCTCGGTTACATTCCAGATTTGGGTGTGGCAGATTTTGCCATCCTCGTCACGCTCGGTGGTGGTGATATGAAGCTTGCCTTTGCGCATGTGCTTGCCAGCCTTGCTTGCAAATTCTCCTACTTCGCCACAAAGGTTGGCGAGCATATAGAAGAGGTTATCACTCTCTGAAAGGCAGGTTGTCATTGCCTTCTCCTGATATTCGTTTAATGTCATTTTTGCCATTTTATTTCTCCTTTAGATTTCAAAATCTTTATCATATTCCATCATTCTCTCGGTAATGATGCGATGAATCAGATAGCCTATTTCCTTGGCGTTAGGATGCGCCTTGCCGGTACTTTCATGGAAGCGGAGGTCCAGGATATGTTTCCACTCCTTGAGGGTATAGGTATAGGCTACCACCGTATAGGTATCGAGAGGAAGAATGCCGCGGGCATCCTGCGGCTTCATGCCCGATTTCAGCAAACGGCGATAGAGCCAGTCGGCTATCTTGCATCCAGCAAGATATAGGAACTTCTGCCATCGGGTGCCCTCATGCAGCCAATGCGGACGAGCAATCTGCACACCACCTTTCTTCTCCAGGTTCACATAGCGTGTGCTCTGCTCGCTGATACAGTTAGGCGATGTGCGGTTCAGCTCACGGCTGGTGCTGATCTGCGTGGTAACAACCATGGTCATGCGGAGGAGATAGAGCGCCTTTTTGCAATCATACTTCAGCGCCTTCTCGATAAACTCATCTTCCTTCACCTGGTAGGGCGTGAGGAGGTTGAGAGTATCGGGATGCTCGGCCAGAAACTGCATGTTGCTGCTGATCCATACCTTTTTTTCCTGCACTGCATAGTTGATGTAGGGTGAAGCTACGAGGAGCGACCAAAGTGACCTCGGCAGTCTGTTATCATTCTTGACGAAGAAATAGATGGTGCCGTGACGGAGCATAGAGCGATGACCGCTCTCCCAGAAACGGTTAACCATCTTTACTGCCTGTTCTTCCCGAAACTCCTCTTTCTTACCTTCAGGAAGATTCTCGTCAGGCTGTTTTGCCTTACTCTTGTAGCAGATTCTGCCTACTCGGGCAATCTGTTGGGCGGCGGTCTTCTGAGGCCACCACTCAACACCAGGAATTATCATTTTCATATCTAAACTATCAATTATTAATTATCTTTCAATGCTGCCTTTATATATTCGGAAAGTTTTGAGCTTTCCTGCTTTTCCAGACTATAGTTCGTTATCTGCAGAGACGTTGCGATTACTGACTGCATCAGAGCGTAGAGCGAAGAATTGTTGGTAATGACGTTATCAAAACTGTTTATATCCATTGTTACCCGATATTCGTCACGCTTCATTCTTTCTGGAGCGATGCCACGAGCTTTCAGAGTTTCGGGCTTGGCAGCTACGTAGATATTCACCAGTTCAATATCAGGGAATCGCTCGCAAATATCCATGATACCTTTTTCGTCGATTACATAGATGGCGGTATCTTTTATCTGAGAAAGTTCCGTCCAATACTTATAACCTCCATACTCGGTATAGGCAAGCATTTTTTCTCTTGGGATATTGCATTCTTTCACGAAGATGTGCTCTCTGCCGTTTACCTCGCCTTCACGCATAGGTCGGGTGGTATAGGAGCAAAGGATGGGCACATGAAGTGTCATCCGCATCAGCTGGGCAACCGTATCTTTTCCGGAGCCAGCCTGACCTACTATTGCAATAATCTTCTGTTTCATATCCTTTGTTTTGTAAAGTTTTTTATATATAAATAGAGGGATAAACGAACAACACCGAAACAATCGCAAAACATTCCCAAAACATTCATAAGACTCTCGTGAGACTCTCGCAAAATTTTTACAAAAGCGTAAAACCTTTATTATCAGTTACTTACGAAAAATATAAATTTTAACTTTCAGGATTCTGCCGAACCGATTTGTAAATTTATTTCATCCTCTCAAAACCTTATTTCCTGTAGGTAAAAACGTGAGGTTTCTCAGTCGTTCCAGCGAAGGATATTGCTGATTTACTCTGTCTCTGAAATCGTCCATATCGCCCATGTATACCATATATTTTCCCAATGCCATATCAAAGTTCACCGGGAACGTCATCGTGATTTGACGGAGGAATTTACCCCCCCCAATCATTACATCGAATACAACTTTCTCCCATCGCTGACCTTTCTTGTCGAGCCATGACCCCTTCGGGATTTCTACTTTTCTCTTTGCCATAATCTTATATCTTTAATGTATTAAAAAGCTTTTTGTCAATGTTGAGTGTTGAGTGTTGAATGTTGAATTAGGCTAGCGCCCTTGAGTCCGTCAGACAATTCAACATTCAACATTTAACATTAAACATTCCGCTCGCGGTAAACCTGCTGCAGAATAGAGTGATATTCTCCTTCGCCCAAATTCACCTTGGCGGCGTGGATAAGGTAATTGTAACTCACAGTGGTACTTCTGCCTAACTGCCGCCACTTCTGTGAAGCCTGGGCAGCGTTGTACTTCCGGCTGCAGGCTGAAAGCTCGTGAAACAGACGTTCGCCATAAGGGTGCGCCTTCAATGACCAACCTGCCTTCGTCCACTCATCGTAGCTTTCCGTAATGTTGATGTTTCGGCTCACTAGGGCTTTTACGATGAGTTCGATGATGCGGTCTTGCGTGCGAGGATCATTCCAGAAGGCTGAGTTATCGCTGCCGCCGTAAGCGCTGGAGGCGTTACTCTGCGGTTGCCGGTACATCGGTCGTGCCTGCGGTATCACCTGCGGTTCGTCCATCTGCAAGCCTTGGTAAGGCTGCACATGAGTATTAATATATATATGGTCGGCATCATCCCATGAAGCGAAACGCACACGTCCGATATTGCCGCATTGCTTATCGAGCACGATGCCCAAGGCTGCATATTCCTTGAGGATAGCCTTGAACTGCTCCTTATGCCTGTCGGGATAAGCCAGCCGAACCAGTCCGAAATATCCGGTACCCGAACAGGAACGCATCAGCAAGCCTATCTCTGGACGGAAACGAGCCACCATGCGGATATTCTCAAAGCTGGTAAGCTGCTGGTTGTCCTGAAGGTCGATGTCGATAGCGAGCCATCCGGTATGCTGCCAAAGATGGGTTTCTCTTCTTGATACCATCACGCGCTGACCGGGATGGGTAAGGCTATCGTCTTCGTAGAGACGGAAGAGACCGCTCAATGTGGCACCGGGAAGCATCTTCTTTGTTTCGATATATTCCGGCATCTTCTTCGCCTTGCTGCCATACTGTTGCCTCATGGCTCTCAGCTTCTCAACATACGGCTTCCATCTGTCCGTCAGACAAAACTCACGGATAGACATCTGCGTGATGCACTCGCCAGTCTCCATATCGATAAAGTCACCGTGGGCATCCGTAGCAGACTTGTAGATGGAGCATATCTCTTCAAACATACCTTACATATATTATTTATTCATTTTTCGCTGCAAAGATACAAAAATAAATCGAAAATAGTATAGGTAAGCTATATAATATTTGAAATAAGTTATATTTTTAACATTTAATATATAAAAAGTAAAAAAGTAAAAGGGTAAAAAAAGCATTAGCCACCTTCTGCCTTTTCTTCTCGGACCAGCGATGGAATCACTGGGAACGGAGGCGAGAATGGAGCCACGCAACCCCCGCCAGGCTCTTTTTACCTTTTTTGGACCATTCTTCCCAAAAAGTCCAAAAACGGTTCAAAAAGTCCAAAAATTAAAGGGAAAACAGGAAAATGGCTTGGACCATGTTTTGTTAACAAATGTAAATTGACCATACGCAGACCTGTTATAGTCCGTTAAAAGGTGAATTTCTATTTTTGCCTAACTTCTGCTGAATCAGCAGATTTACTTTATTTAGACCAAAAATTTATTGATTTTCTTCTACTTTATATATAAGAAATGGTGAAAAAAAAATATTTAAAAAGAGTATTGTACACATTTTTCTTGTACAATATAGGGATTTTGCGGCTCAGTTGCCTCTCATTTCCATTACCTAAGTACCTATTAGTCTAGAGTTTACGGCGAAGCCGTTGATGCTACCAACTTCTTTTTAGAGTTAAAGGGTTTTTACTTTTTAGGAGAAATAAAAAAACAAGAAAAATCTGTAGGGTAGTAGTGAAAACGAAGATATTTTTGGACTTTTTGCCCTAATTTACCACTAAAAGTCAAAAAATCAATGAATTATAGAGAAAAACACTTCAGACAGGAAAATACCTAAAAAAGGCTGCCTCGCTTCACAGCGAAACAGCCTCGAATGAAAATAATAATAAACTTAAAAACTAACAACTATATAAATAATCAACAAAAAAACTTCATCTATTTATTCTTCATGAATTGGTTAGCCTTATTCAGACTGTCATGCAGTCCATCACGACCGTACATGTTAATCTTAGCGTTGATAGGCTGGTTCAAACGCTGAATGAGCGCATTCACGGCTTGCAGGAACGCCGCATTGCTTGCTGCGCTGGCTGCTATCAGTCCGTCTGCCGCTGACGCGCCAGACGAAAGATTACCATTGTTCCCTTGCGTGCCCGCTGCAAGAATATCACCCACATTTCCATTGTCAAATGCCCTTCTTGCTGAGTTTCTTCCCGAATAGTTGCTGTCGTAATTGACAAGTGCCTTTAGTAATCCAGGATTGTTCATCATCATCGCATGAGTAGTTTCACGGCCAATCACGATTTCCGGTCCTTTCTCGGCTACGAGAGATGGCTGCCCGTTCACAGAGGTGGCGGTAGGTGTCGTGAGCATCTTTACGCCCTGCATCTGTTTGCCATCATCCTCCTTCGCCCAATACACTTCGTCGTTATCAGCCACGAATGGCTTCAAATCCTGCACGTTACCGCTATCGTAGGTAAGCATACCGGTTACGAGCTTGGTGTTGGTGGAAGATGTGTTACTCTTCTTCTTGCCACTGCTGAAGGCAGAGTTGAGTGCCCACTGGAGCAAGCCCATGAGGGTAGCCTTCACACCCGCGGCTGCAATAGGACCCGCGATAGGACCCAGGAAATCGAAACACTTAGCCATCGCACCCGCGATAGAGAGGGTCATTCCTGCTTGCGTGCGGGCAGCATCCGATGCGGTAATGGCTTCGTTATTGGCTTGCGTTTCGGCAAGGGTGGTAGTGAGCGCCGTTTCCGTCATAGCCATACCCGCGTTCAAAGCCACCTTAGTGCCCTCACTCTGCTCCTTGTTTCCGGCAGCAGTTACATCCGTGATGTTCTGAACACCCTGGGTAGTTACCTTCTCACGATCCTCATTGCCCTTCTTTACCTCTTTGCTCAGTTCCTTCTGGTGCTTCTTCTCCTTCTTTAACTGGTTGGCTTTCTCCTCGTCTTCCTTGGATTTGCCGCCAGTCTTGAACTCGGTATTCATCACACCACCGATGAAGGAGCCAGTGATGCCGGCTGCGGCATCAGCGAAGGAACCGCCACCAGCGATAGCATCGGCTGCTGCTGTACCCGTCTGCGTGGCTGCATCATTATAGAACGCATCAGCATTGTCCCTGTTGCGATGTGCCCACGCATGAGGAGCACCATTACCCTGCTCTTTTTTATTCGCCTGCTCGGGGGTTGCAGGGGGCGCGTATGGAGGCACAATAGCCGGACTGTCAGGATTGATAGGTGTACCATCAGGATTCCAGCCGAGAGCCGGCTGTTGAGGAGGCAGATTCTCGAAGTTAGACGGCGGTTGCTGAGTGAGATAAGATGCGCCCTCATCTACCAGTCGCACATACATCGGGTTGGTCTTTGTACCGAGCTTTGAGAAATCCTCCTTCACGGCATTGGCATTAGCGTTGGCTCTCGCTTTATCAATATCAGGCTGGGCTTTTTTCTTGGCTCGCTTGGCACCAGCATCATTGATAGCCTTCCACATCTGCGTATTCACGTCGTTGAGTGCCATATTACCCCATGATTCGAGCATA